TAGCAAGGGTATTGTCAGTAATCTTCTGATAGGTAGACTCGGCATCTGTCTTTTTGAGATAGAGAGTGAGGTCAACCTCTGACCTGTAAGTGCCGAACTCCTCCCATTTGCCGTTGACAAACACATACTCGGTGTATATGTTCCCCTCCTCAGTGGACTCAGCGGGCACAAGGTGTATCTTGTTCTCGTCACCTGCGGCAGGAGACTCGGGAAGTGAGGCCACCACCTTGAACACAGTGGTGTCTAAGGTGACATTGATGGTGTTCTCGGGAGTAATTTCTATGCCCGTACCTGCTTTCAGCTTGTCCTGCTTATCAGTAGCTAAAACCTTACCCTGGGCTGCAGAAAGAGGAAGTGTAGTCTCATCAGAATTAAGAGAGTTAATTACCATATTTTCAGTAAGAACTGAATGAGTAGTAACACTCTTAGATAGAGTACCAGAAGTATTAGTAATTGCTATCTCATTAAGCGTAAGACCAACTACTGAGTCAAGTAGATAGTATAGAGTAGTAACATTACCAAGTATTCTGATAGAAACTGAAACACTACCATTAGATATTGTTCCTACAATAAGCCTATTATCCTGTACAGTAGCATTTAGATTATCGATACCACCTATTGCAGTAGAGATTGATTCTGAATCCTCAGCAGAAAGAAGATTGGTAAGATTGATTTCATAAGGGTCAGATATAGAATCTACAGAAGCCTTAATCTCATTAATAGCTCCAGGAATAGTTTTCGAACTAGTAGTAAGTGAATCATCAGCTATAGTTTGATATACTGTTAAATCAGGACTATTAGTTAAATCATTATAATCTCCACTAGTTGCTACAGTTGCAAAATCTGGTTTATTTTGGATTTGATCCCATGTTGTATTAATATCTAAACCAAGATCTTCAAAAGAAAGATTTCCAGATAAAGTAACATTATTAATAGAAGGTTTATTAGTTAAGTCTGTATAATTAGTTGTTCCTTCGTTCAACTGAATGTTTCCTTCACCAAGTAAAGATGCTCCATTTAAAGTTCTAATATTTGTTCCAGAAACTAAAGTGTCTTGTTTAGTATTAAGTTCTGATTTAGTTGCAAAATTAGATATATCTGGAATCTCTGATTTAAGAGCATACTGAGATAGATCTGGTTCAAGAGACAGTAATGTTAGTTTAACATTTGAATTACCTTCAATGATAGTTTCATCTAAATTAATAAGTATTTCATATTTAGAAGTAACATCATCACGAGTATTTAATCCCACAAGAACTAGTTTAATTTGATTAGCAGATTCAAATGCAGTATATTCAATAGGCATTTTATAATACATTGGATTGCCAGATAATAAAATACCATAACGTAAATACATTTGACTTCCACTTGATATTTTTTGTTTAAGTTCAGGAACATTAGTTACTCCGAATCAATTAAGAATTTCTTCTTGTGTATAAATTTTATCCTGAAGTGACCGAATTGGAATATTAACTACATTAACTAGTTCATCAGTAGTAGCAATTGTTTTCTTACCCGTAGAAGTTTCAATTGTAACATTAGAATCAGTATTAATATTAGTATGTACTTTAGAAGAACCTATTTCGAGTTGCTTTGTTCCATCGTATACTGCTGCTTTAGCTATAGTTGCGTTTTCATCGCCATAGTTACCTAAATATGACCCACCTTCTGGAAGTATAACGTTAATATTAGATTGGGTTTTTTCATCATACGCATAAGAAATTTTATCGTTTTCAAGTCTACGCACTTCACTATCGGCATATTGAATTTTAGTTAGAGCGTCATTAGAAATGTTTATAATTTTCTTATTATCTTCTTCACTAATATCAATACCTGCTCCAGAAATTAATTTATCAGAATCTAATTTTTTAGATACTTCTTCAGTAATTGTAGTAGCAAAATTTGGATCATTGTTTAATGCTTCACTAATTTCTTTAAGTGTGTCTAATGCTTCTGGTGCGAAATCAATAACTTTTTCTATTTCTGCTTTTACTTGTTCTGCGTTTTGATAACCTGCGTTTTCCAGAGTTTCAATGCGTTCAGATAATTGATCGTCTGCTGTCTGTCTATTAGATATTTCTTGACGAATCATACTATCCAATGTGACATCTGCATTTTTACGTTGTGCTATTTCATTTCTTAAAGTAGAATCAAGAGAAACAATAGCAGCGGTTCTATCTGAAATTTCTTGAGTTATTTTAGCATCTAGTTCTGTGTCAGCATTTTGCCTATCTGCTATTTCAGTAGCGATACCTCCGTTTATAGTATTAATTGCATTATTAAAAGCAGTATTTATGGTTTCAATCGATTCGTATAAATTAGTATTGAGTATCGCAACTGTTTCTTGAAGCTGAGTAATATTCGTTTTATTATTCTCAATGTTTGGTCTAATTTCATCATTAATGGCACCGTTTATTGTATTAAAACCATTAGCGACATTTTCATTAATTTGATTGATCGATTGTACTAAATTTTGATTTACTGTTTCAATATTTTTTTGAAGATTAGCATCTCCTTCTTTAAATTCATTTGAAAGATCTTTATCTGCTTCTTTTCTTTGATTTATTTCTGCTACTAACGTTTCTGCATTTTGTTGAATAGCTTCATTAACAATAGTTAAACTATCGTTAACATTTTTATTAATAGTATTGACAGATTCAACGAGATTATTATTAAGTGTAGAAATTTTAGAATTAATATCTTTTATATCGCCTTCTATTTCTCCTTTTGTTGCATATTTAGCAGCTATTTCATCTTTAAACACTTCTAATTCTCCTTGATCTATAACATCTTGTTCGTCTGGTTTTGCTTGCAATTCCTGATGTAATTCATTAATTGCATCTACGATATTTTTATTAAATGTTTCTAATTTATCTGATTCTGCAGGTTGTGAAATAATAGCAGCATCAGTTGTTTCTTGTAATTGGCCAAGTAGTGCGTAAAATTCTTCTTTTGTACCTTTAAAACCAGCTTTTACAGCATCGTCATAAGTACCCTGTGTTAATCTCGCATCGATTTCTTGACCAGTAAATTTTGATTTATAAAAAGCCATTACTTATTTGTTAATAATATATAATCTAATCTATCAGTAAAATTTATACTTTCTGCTGTTAAAAAGTATTCAATTGTATCGGGATCCATAACTTCTAAGTCAATATAATATTGATATGTAGTGGGTTTGTAAATATAAAATTGAAAAAATAAAACTTTATCGTCTGAGTATCCTTCAAAATATTGTTCAAGATTACGAACTGTTCCTTTACCTCATTTGGATGCAGATGGAGATAAATAAACATCTGCGTTAACATCTTTATTTGAACGATTTCCATAACGAGTTAAACTAAAAGAAAATTCTTTAGTAGTATAAAAACTAACTATACACGATTTCTTTTTAGACATCATATTTAAATCCAATAAAAAATAATTTGTGTAGAGTTGATTTAAAAATAATGTATATCTATCTCCATTTGGAATTTTATCAAAGCATTCTTTAATAATTTTTCATGGAATTTCATGTTCATTAGTTTCTCCAGCTAAATAATAATCGGGACCACCTGACGATATATATGTAAATAAACTACTATTTAGTATTGTTTTATTATCGATTGGTGTATATGCCATTATATGGAATTTCAAATGTCGGCAAATGTATCAAACAGTTGTTTATCTTCAAATTCTAATTTTGCATCACGATTATCATTATAATTTACTTCTATTTCTAGATTTAGTAAATTAGGATTACTGTTTGTTAAAGTATCGTTGAAACGTTTACGTCTTATATCCGAATATAATTGACGCTTTAATATTATATTATATTCTTGAAAACAGTTTTCTCCTTTTGCGAGTTGAATTCCTATTTTCTCTAACATTTTTACTCTAGTTTTTTCAACTATGTCAAGGATTATTTTTAAAAATTCTTGAACACTAAAATCGACAAGTAAATCCATATAAATAGTTAGAATATCTGTATCAAATAAAAATTTATATGGAGTTATTGATTTAGGAAATATATTTTTCTTTTTAGTAAGAACTGTTCAATATCTCATTGCCAATTTAAATGCTCAATCTTGTATTTGTTCATTTACTTGTTGAGCAATCTTATCAAAATTATCTATTTTAATTCATTTTCCATCTAATATAAATTCTATTCTTTTATTTTCTATATCTACTATCATAATTTTAAAATTATTTAGTTAATTTAAATATCTGTTTTCTTTGTTGATGTCTATTATTATATAATCCTAAATGAATCCACTCAGAGTTACCACTTGTTTCTAGTATACACTGATCAAATTCTTTATCCTGTAAATAATTAACAATAAAAGTCTTAAAATCATCAAACTTATCATTAACTGGATAAAGATCGGCTGCATATCCAAGCATATGAGCTGAGGTATCTACTCCACCTACTGCTTTATTTAGTTCAGGACATCTATATCCAGAATTAACTCGGATTCCTGATCCTCATTTTTCTCGAATTGGATTAAGAAATGAGATTAATTCCTTTAGATGTTCTTCTATCTCTTTAGATGGACTATTATCTATACCTTTTTGTTCAGCAGTATAGCTATAACATAGTTCTTTAATTGTAAAATAATTATTCATTCGTTTAGTCTCTTAATATAAACTTAAATATATATTTTACTCAAGCAAATCTCTTTCTTGTTTCTTGATAATCAAAATTTAGTTCATTGGTATAAGCTTCTTGTTCAAAACTTATGCTTCTATATGCTCTAATTTTCCAATAAAATATATTACATATTATTTTAAATATTCATTCTATTATATATAATATATAAAATATCAGATAATCAAGAATTCTAATAAAGTTATTATTTTTCTTATTTGGAATAAAATCTTCACTCTGACACGTATGTATGCCTTCGTGGTTTATTGATCTTTTGCTTAATTCAATACCGCATAATTCATATCGTCTAAAAATTACTCCAAAAACATTCATACTACTAAAACCTTTTAGCGGTATTATTTTACTACATATTATCTTTAGGTCTTTCATTTTTATTTCTAAATGGAGACATAATTGCATCTATGCCAAGTAATCCAGAAGAACAATAAAACAATATTTCAGCTATAGCTGGTGCTTGTATACAAGTAATAGTACAATATAAGACTATAAATAAACATACTAGTCATCCGAGGGCACCCATTATTCTTTTACTACTAACTCCTGATCTTGACATAAATATCTTTGGGAAATATTCGGAGAATCGCATAGTTTTAATAAAGTTTAGGTTATTAAGATAATATAAGAATTCAATTCTTTACTTCTTATGTCACTTAGCTGCGTTCCTAGCGAAATTTGCTCTCTTCTTCTGTAAAGGAGTAGCATTTGGATTATTTAATACAGATCTAGCGTGTTCTTGTACACTCTGTCCTGCTCTTTTTGCACTCGCTGTAAACTTTCCCCGATTCTTCTTCTTAATGTGTATTTTACCTCCAGATTTAAAGATCTCCAATTCATTTTCAATTAAATTAGGATAATCAATAGTTTCTGCTTCAATCTGGTTAGTATCTAAATTTATTAACTGATTCAATAAGTTTGAAATCATAATCTTCTTTAATTAGGTTTTAAAAAATTTATCTTTATACAACTTTTATTTGGATTTTTGCAAAATTAATCATATTTTTGCAATTGTACAAATAAGAATTAATATTTTTTTAAAAAATTATGCTAATGTTTTATATTTAATCTTTACTGTTCAATTTTTTATTAACCCTCTAATTTTATTTATAAAACAAAATGAAAAGCTTAAAAGATACTGGTTCTTTTATTGAATGAATAAGTCAAATGGCAGATGCTGTAGCTAATCATGGTTTGTGGAAAATTGTTAAAGGAACCATAGCTTTAGCTTTCGCATTAATAGCATTAAACGTAGCTTTAAATCCAGAAATTATTTTTGATAAATTTAATCAATATACAGAACAAGTAGAACAACAAAAGATAGAACAAGAAAAATCTAACATAGAATATAGACGAAATATAGATCCAGTAATAAGAGGTGAATTAAAGGAATTAGTGAATATTACAGATGCATCTAGAGCTTGTGTAATGGAATTTCACAATGGTACTTCCAATCTTTCATCTCTTGGTTTTTTATATGCCGCTATGACTTACGAAGAAACGCGTTCTGGACTTAACAAAGTGTCTCAAATTTATAATGAGGTAAGTTTATCTTTATTTAATATATCAGAGATAATGTATAACGATGGTTATTGATATGGCACTACTGATTCATTATCTAAAATCGATCCGGCATTAGCTCAAGGTATATCTTCATCTGGCACTAAATGAGTAGCCGCTTTATTACTTGAAAGTACAAACGAAGTTGGGTTTTTAATTTTGTCTTTTGATCATATTCCTGAAAATCAACAAGTTATCGGGAAAAATATTAGAAGGTATGGAGCATCGATTGCTTCTAAATTAGATTATATTTCACGTTTATAAAAATATGCCAAGGTTAGATGCAAGTGTTAATTATTACAATGGTCGTTTAATTGACAAAGAATCAGACTCGATAGTTTACTTTGATGATACACACGAATATCGAGCTAAAGAAGATAATTTAAAGGGTGTATCTGTAACAACTATGATACATTCTTATGTAACTCCATTTGATGGAAACTTTTGGAGTTCATATAAAGCACTTGAAGCTCTTTGTGAACCAGAAATTTTTGGAGTTATTAAACCTAAACTTTTACAAACAAAAAGATTTAATAAAGCTCTTATTTCTACTTTAGATATAGATGAGACTTTATTTAATAAAAAGAAACAAGAGATTCTAGATAGCTATGCTCTAGAAAATAAAAAGTCTTGTGAATATGGAACAAAAGTTCACAAAGCTATAGAAGATTCTTTATATGCTAGAGATATTGGTACTTTAAAGAAATTTGGTTTTGGAGGTAAAATGCCAGTATTTAAAGGAAGAAATACATTTAATTTGGAAACTGGTATATATCCAGAATATATGATTAGCTATAGAGATGGAGATTTTCTATTATGTGGACAGATAGACTTACTAGCAATAGATGGAGACAACATCATAATTCTAGATCATAAGTCAAATAAGAAAATAGAATTCAAATCCTTCTATGATCGCTATAAGAAGTCTCAAACTATGATGAAATATCCATTAAATACTATACAAGATTGTAATGGACAGCATTATACTCTTCAATTAAGTACTTATGCATGGATGATTCAGCAATTAAATCCAAAATATAATGTTTTGAGACTTACAATACACTGAATTGATCATGACGGTAATGAAAGTTTCATAGAAGTTCCATATATGAAACAAGAAGTAGAAAAGATGATAAAAGATTACAAGAAAAAGCTTAAAATACAACAAGCTTTAGATAGAGATAAACCATATATAATATAATGATTAATGCTATTGATGTACTACAAGGGCATATAAATGAAGTACTAAAACGAGAGGAGGATTTAGCACAGTCACGCTTGGAAATATGTAAACAATGTCCAATATGTAAAGAAACTAAAGCATTTGGACCTATTTGTGATTCTTCCAAATATATTTCACCAGATGGACAAGAAGTTGATATAAAACCCCATCGTGGTTGAATAAGAGGTTGTGGCTGTAGGCTTAAGGCCAAGACTCGTCTGAAAAATGCTCATTGTGTAATAGGAAAATGATAATGATGAAAAATATTTTAAAAAATTTGGTTAAAACATTTACTCAGCGTAGATGCGTATGTAAAGATTGTAAAAATAAAGTTCAGGTTGGAGCTGAACGTTATTTATGTTTAATGAAAAATGGTATAGTTAATAGTTATGAAAAATGTTGCACAGAATATAGTAGATAAAAATACTAAAGATATCAATAGAAATGACGTTATAATAATTCCAGTTAATACTGGTGTACTTATTAAACCTTATGATGAAAACCCATATAGAAAGATTGAAACTACGGATTCCGGGCTCATTATAGGTATAGAAAGTACAAAAAGATATAAATCTAATGAAACAGGAGAATACGAAGATAACGAACAACTAATAAGTTGTGGAAAAGTATTGGCAATTGGTCCTGATTGTAGAAACGTTAAAGTTGGAGACGACGTTTATTTTCCAAAACATATTTCTAATCCTATTCCTTTTAGGAAGAAAGGTTATTATTTAATATCTGAACAAAATGTTTTCTGTCGTATTGTCCCTTTAAATGCAAATGATAATTAAAATGGAAAGAATTATAGATACAGAGAAACCAATATATTTCATTCCGGGAGATAGAGTTCAAGTCCGGCATGATATCGAGAATAAACCAACAATGTACGTGATAGAAAAAGTAGTTAAATCAATTCGTACTAAAGAGAATGAAAGAGAAAATATATTCTTAGGAATTAAATGCCGCTGGTATGACAAGAACCAAGTTCTCCACGAAGCTATATTTTCAACTAAAGATCTAATACATGTGTAATATGAAAGCAAAATCCAATAATATTGAAATAGAAGGTACTCCAAAAGAAATGGCTGAGTTTATACAAAATACATCGATACGAATTAATGTTAACGACATTCCTAATTGTTTTGGAGAGACATTTGAAGATCGACTTAAAACGTGGCAATATTTTAAAAAGAATTACGGAGTTAATATATGCGAGTAAATATTAAAAATAACGAAATTACTTCAGTTGAATTTCTTAATGTTAACGAAGTAATTGAGTTTATACAGAAATTTAATAAGGATAGGAATAAAGAATCTGATAGTATAGATTTTGATAAAATTGCTGAGAAAATTATCGATAGAAACGTTATAGATGACGGACCTTTTACAAGTGTCCCTAATAGACCTATGCCTGTTTGGTATCAAAATCTGAGTGATCCTTATACTCAACGTATAAACACTCCATATACTTCAGATCCAAATCAGTTTAAAGTAGAAGATCCAATTCCTTATCCTTATACAATAACAAGTGCTACAAAATAAATTAAAGATATGAATGAAGAACAACTAATAGAATTTGTAAATTGACTTCCTACGGCTGTTCCAGAATTTCAAAATGCTAGTCCAGATCAGATAGTTCAATCTTTAAATCAAATGGCTGAATCCGAAGAAGGACAACAAATGCTATCTCAGCTATTTACTGCTTTTCAAGAATCAAAACAAGCTGGAAATTCTCAGATGTTTAAGAAAGGTGGTAAAATGGCTGCTTTTGTAAATAAATACGGCAATGGTGGCTGTGTTAGTTGTAAGAAAAAAGAAATTCTTCGAGATGGCATGGTAAATAAGATGGCTGAGAAGATGCAGGATGGTAATAAAATGCCATTTAAATCTCCAGAGCAAATGAATTTATTATTAAATGTACCAAGATCTAGCTTTTTTGGAAATCCTAGACGTAAACAAAATACATCGGTATTAACTACACAAAAAGGTGGAGAATTAGCTACTATGACTTCAGCAGAAACAGCTAATAATATTGGATTAATACCAATGGCTCAAAAAGGAAACCAAATGCCATCGAATAATCCTAATCAAATAGCTGAAAATACAGTATTGTCAATTCTATCTTCTCCAAGACCATTTGTTCAACAAAACATAACTCCTACAGAAACTAGAGAATTCTATGCTTATGATAGAAACAGACTTCCAGATAATGTAGGTGGTCCATTTAATTTTGAAGGAGCGATTAGAACGATAACACCTTCTGATACTACGATTACTTATCAAATTCCGAATCAAGGTATCTATGGAGTAGCGTCTTCTAAAAATAGAGGAAGCAATTGAGGATTTATAAATTCTTCAATGGATAAGATTAAAGATAAAGCAAATAAACAGAAAAAGTAATGGAAGTATTTATATTTGATAATGTTACAAACACTTTGCGCATTAACGAATATGATATATTACTTATAAAAGAATTTGCTGCTCTTTGAGATAAAGAACGTAATAAATGTGCTGAAGACAAAACTGGAGAAAAACGGCTTCTTGCTTATAAAGAACTTACTTATATATATTTAACTCTTGATTTCAAATCACCTTACTTTAAATATCTTGAACAGGATAAACATAAAGCAGCACTAGCCGATTCTGGTCTAGAGGAATCTCATCTAAAAGATCCAATTTTCGTTGCTGCATATCATAAATATCAAGAGATTCAAGAAGCCGACCCAGTTTTATCGCTTATTAAAACAGCATATCATACATTATATAAAACACAAATATTCTTAGATTCTATAGATTATTCCGAGAGAGATGACTCAGGTAAACCTATATATAAACCTAAAGATGTGATGAATGATATTGCAACTATAGGCAATCTAAGAACAAAATTGCAAGAGCTAGAAATACTACATAAAACTAATCAAGCCGCTGCATCTAAAGTACGTGGTGATATTCAAACTGGTTTTATGGAAGATTCTTATTCTTGGCAGAAATAGATTTAGTAATATAGAGATTTAGTTATGGCAAAGAAGAGAGAAAGATTACAAGATACACCGGAGTTTATGAAAAGATATGGTCAAGCTCTTAAAAGAATGGATGAAAGAAATCAAACCGCCGAACAAAAAAGAGCTAAACAAAATAAACAAGATCTTAAAAAACTTCCAGGTTATGCAGAGAACTATGAAGAGAGTCTTATTAGACAATTATTTGAAGAAGATTTAAAACGTAAAATTGAAAAATATAAATTGGACGAGGGACCAGAATCAGAATATTATCAAGATTCATGAGAACTTAAACATCATAAAAGAGACGGATTGTGAGATGTTAAAGCTGATGAAACAATTGAATATTTTGATCCAGAATTATCTTATGAATTAACTGGTTATCGTCCTATTACTATGACAGAAGGATTGGATTTTGATCCAGAACCTTTTAGAGAAGCAGCTAGAATTTATGAAGAAACAGGTCATTATACAGAATATCCTCAAGGTTGTAAACCTTATGCTGATTATTGGATGGAACAATTAAGAAGATGTTCTGAGGGTTATACAGTTGGAAAATATCGTATAACTGGAGACCATTATTTCTTTTTAAATTTCTATCATATGCAGATCGCAAATACAGGAGTATCCAAAAAAGTAAAGGGACGTGTACAAGCCTTTCCTCTTTTTATTGCAAAACAATATGAGTTCTTTCATTACGTTGAAATGTGCGAATATACGGGTCGTGACGTCTGCATGTTAAAAGCTAGAGGTCTCGGATTCTCAGAAATACTTGCAGATTTATGTGTACGCCCTTTTATTACAACGCGACAATTTAGAACTGTGGCTACTGCTGATTCTGACGGACATTTAGATCCATTGCTAGATAAATGTTGGACTCAATTAAACTGATTAAACCTTCACACGGATGGAGGTATGAAACGTTCTCGTCAGAAGATAGATAATATAAAGCAAAAACGTGCCTCACTTTTAAATAAGGAAGGAGTTGAATATGGATCTCTCTCAGAGATAGAAGGAATCGTCGCTGATGACCCAAATAAGATTCGTGGTGATCGTGTTGAGCGATTAATATACGAGGAAGCTGGTTCTCAACCAAAACTTATTAAAGCTTGAATTCAAGGTAATGCTTTAGTCGAAATAGGAGGTGAAAAGATCGGAATAAGAATCGCGGGTGGTGAACTACAGTGCCACCTAATCGCGCAAAATCGGTAAAAGCCTGAGATGGTAATACCGAGGTAAACTATCAGATTACGATAAGGCTGATATGTCACCGTAACGCATAGAAACTGAATAAATATAATGTTTCCACGAGTGCGCGACAGCTTTGCTGAAGATATATGCTGGTCTCATATTAAATGAAGTATGAGAATTAAGAGATAAAAAGCTCTTAAGATAACATTAGAACAACTGGAGGAGATTCGGGGCCAAATTTAGCGGGCTTATCCGAGATGTTCAACAATCCTCGATCATTTAATGTATTACCTTATAAAAATAAATATACACGTGATGGTAGAATCGCCTATACTGGATTCTTTATACCAGCACATGAATTCTCTTTAAATCCAGAATTTGTAGATAAACGTGGAGTTACAGATTCAGTGAGATTTAAAGAATGATATGAAAACCAACGTAAAAAGATGGAAGGTCAAGCTTTACTTGATTATTGTGCAGAACATTGTTTTACTCCAGATGAAGCATTATTAAGACAAGGTGATAATATCTTTGACTCAATTGTTATTTCTGAACGACTCACTCAAATCAGAGTATTTAAAGAGAATTATGTTAAACCTGAACCAACGGCTTTATTATGGGGAAGCGAAGAGCGAAAATGAGTAAAAGCTCAAATGTCGCTATCAAGTAAATTATTAGTAGTAGAACCTCCACTTTTAGATATGGATGGAAATCCGTATAATAATTTATATGTAGCAGGAATTGACTCAATTGATATGGGTACGTCTGATTCTGCACTTGAATCGGATGTTTCTGATTTCTGCATAGTTATTAAAAAACGTGTTCACGGAATGGACAGTCCAAAATATGTTGCTATGTATAAAGATCGTCCAAAAGATGTACGTGATGCGTATGAAACAGCTATGAAACTTTGCGTATGGTATAATTGTAAAGCAATGTTGGAGTATACAAAAATTACCATACAAAATTATTTTAAACAATATAAAAAAGACAACCTATTTTTAGCTAGACCAGAATTTGCAATATCTAATAGAGTAAGAAAAACTCAAGTAAAAAGATTAATTGGTTTGCCAGCTACTGAAGCTGTTATCAAGCACGGATTGGAGTTAATCAACATGTTTGTGACTGATTATTGGCACGAAATCATGTTTGATGAGATGCTTGAACAATTATTAAATTATTCTTATGAAGAAAAGCGTAAATTCGATATTATCGCGGCTTTAGGAATGGCTGAGATAGGTGATGAAGCATTATCTGATCTTCCAATTCGTAATGTTCAGGAAGTTAACAAAGAATGAAAAGACTACGGATATTATATTGACAAAAATGGACATAAACGATTTGGAGAAATTCCAGATAAAAAAGATAATAATTATTTAATACCAAAATGACACTTTTAGAACAAGAAATTCTAGAAATAATAAATCAAGCTATCGATGGTGAATATATTGGAAAGTTTAAAGTTTTTTATGAAGATGAAGTGGGTTGGACACTTCTATTACATATGAATCAAGAACAAGCTCCAATGAGATTTACTTATGATGGAGATCTAGAACAGTTTAAGAAGTTCATTTATAAAGAACTGCATTTTAGAAAGATGCAAATTGCTTCTTATTTTATTGCAGTTCAAGAATTACCAGCTGCTGTTTGCAGAGATGGTGAATGAGACTTAGATTACGATACTGTAATAATTACATAAAATGAACAGACAAAAAGAAATTGAAAACATAAATAAATGTATTCAAGATCTTATCTACGAGAAAGTTCAATTAAAAAAAGCTTACAATTATTATCACTGTATTCGAGATGCTGAACAATTTCGACATATAGAAGATAATTACGGAATTGGAGTTCCAACATCTATTGGATTTACTCCACTTATTAAAAAACATATTGATGTATTGGTTGGAGAATATCTTGAATTAGATCCTGATCTTCAAGTTACTTGTAAAGATGAAAAAACAGTATCTAATATAATGAGAGATAAACAACTTGAAATTAATAAACAAGTATATAAATTATTAGAATCTAAACTAAAAAACTTAGTCATTCAAGTTTTTGTTGAAGGTAAACAAGCTCCTAGCGATCCTTTTATCGAGAAAGAGATTGAGAAACTTAAAAAAGATATAGATAAATCATTTGTATCTGAATATGAAAGAGCTGCTCAAAACATACTTAATTATATAAAACATTCACGTGATTTGGATTTAAAAAACAAAATGCGTGAATTGTTTACTGATTTATTAATTTCTGGAATATGTTATTATAGAACAAAACCTTCTGGTAGTGGAGAAAATTTAAAAATTGAAGTTCTTAATCCTCTTGATACATTTATAGAAAGAAATCGTAATGAATTCTATTTAAATAGATCTCAACGTGCAGTTATTCGTAGATGAATGACTGAAGAACAGATTTTTCAAGAATTTAACGATGAACTTTCATCTGAAGCAAAAAGTATTTTAAAAGATTATGCTTCTAAAGGAGAACGTAATTATAATACAGTATATATTAGACAACCTCGTTCTGTAGAAGGTGCAGATAATGAATATACTGCAACCAGAGTAGTTCCTTCTCCAGGTATCTTAGGAGGATTAGAAGTTACACCTGTATTCCCATGAAATGAAACTGGAATGTATAATTATAACAATAATCCAGTAATTCCAGTTTATGAATGTGAATGACTTGAATGAGATAAAGATAAAAATAGAGTAACTCGTCATGAAGGTGTAAAAATTGGAGAAGAAATATTTATCACTAGAGGTGAATCTAAATATATATGTAGGAGTCAACATGACCCTAAAACATGTACATTAAGTGTTAATGGAATGTTTCTAAATGATAAGAATGGTCAACCTTTTAGTCTAATGTTAAATACAATGGACTTGCAGGATTAGTAGCTTAGTCCTGGGTAAACCTCGTGAACTGCTGGGAAATCTCATGTAGATAATCAGCATCCAAGCCAAATTTATTTGGAAGGATCAACGACTAAATGTAGACTCAAGTGAGTCGAAGCGCGAGGATCTATTAATTAGATATGATATAGTCTGATCTATATGGCGACATATAGAAGTTTCTTAGAAAACTGCGTAAAATTAACGACTTTACGTGAACATAGTGAAGCTAGACCTCCTTATCTACTATCGTGATAATCTAATTGCAACATCGGGAACAGTTGGAGATTGAATTGATATTGCACATATACCTTCAGCACTAGGAGTAGAACTTCCAGAAAAATTAGCGAAATGGAAAGCATATAAGAAAAATGGAATGGCTATTATAGATTCTTCAGAAGAAGGAATTCCTTTAAATACTACATTTAATGGATTTGATGATACAGTTAAAGCACAATCTATACAAGCTATTCAAATCGCTATTGATTCAGTTGAACAACAAGCATGTAATATAACTGGTGTATTTCCAGAAAAACTTGGAGGAATCCAGCAAAGAGACGCTGTATCTAATGTTAAAGTTGGGATTAGACAATCAACTATTTTAACTAAACAATACTTCTATGCTATGGATTTAATGTACAAAGAAATGAATTATGATTTATTAAATCTAGCTAAAGTAGTATTTAAACATGGTCTGACTGGCACAATAATATTAGGTAATAAAGCAAAAGAAATATTTACAGCTCTGCCAGAATATTACACTGTTACTGATTTTGATATTCATATTCAAGATAGTTCTGATATGTTCAGAGTTAGAGAAACTCTTAACCAATTAAGTATTGAATTTGTCAAATCTGGACAAGCTGATCCAGCAATGATTATTAATACTTTAATGGCCAAAAATATGACCGAAATGAAGGATTATCTTGAAGAAGCTCTTGAAGAGAAAAAACAAGAGAATAATGTTATTCAACAATTGCAACAGCAAGTACAGCAATTGGATTCACAAAATAAACAACTTACTCAGCAATTACAGAAAGCTGAAGCAGAAAATGAACGACTTAATTCACAAATACAGCAAAATAATAATCTTAAATGAGATATTGAGAAGAAGAAAGTTGCTCTTCAAGAACAAGAGATTAGAGATAAACGAGAAAACGATAAAAAATTAACAGATTTAAAAGAAAAGGAACTTGAAGCTGAAATATTACAGCTAAACGATGGTAATCCTTATAATGATCGAATAAGAAATTCATAGAATGAAACTAAATATAAATTTAAATTTATCTAAATGTAGTTGTGAATTAAATGCTATTGATAATACAGAATATTCTACTATGTTAGATAAACTTATATTTGTTGAATTTTTGTGTTATTTTGCGTATAATGACGATGAAATATCTTTACTTCCCATCAAACAATCAAAAAAAGTAAGTTCTACGATTTCTACAAATAATTATAAATGTTATAAATATGTAACAGATTATGATGGAAGATATATATACTCTAAATATGGCGTATATAATCCAGAAGCATTATTAGAAAATGGGGAATATAAAATTAAAGATAAAATTTTTTATTATGATGATAATATTTATTTAGGTATTTCAAATATTTCATCTTTAGATAATATAAATACAAGTACAACTAAACTTATCTCTAATTGATATACATTAAAAGATTATACTAATACAAATATTGATTATTATTATACAACCGAATTATTTACATTTTGTAAATTAAATAAATGTGTAATAAATTATCAAAAACAAACTTTATTTAAAAAAATAGAATCTTGTAATAAAATCTGTAAAGAAGATAACAAGAAGGCATTACGTGATTTTTTATTCGTTTCTATTTATGTATTAGATTATTTAGTTTGTACAGGAAATTACGCTGAAGCTCAAAGAATATTAGAAAGTTTGTCTGCATGTGGACAACTTTGTAATGATAGCGTTTTTATAAATTCAACAACAAATTGTAATTGTAAATATGAGTAAAAAAGTTTTTTGAAAAGATAACACTACACCTCCAACGAATCATATATGATGTAAAACAGATGGAGAAGGTCATGTAATTGGAATATATGAACACAATGGTGACACTTGGGTTCCTATACAAGTTCCTTCTAGAGACGGAGTGCCGATTACTAACATTCCTAATCAAGTGTATGTAACCGATCAATATGGAAATCAAGTAACATTAGATTATTCTGTTCATCCAATTCCAAATACAATTGCAATGAGATCAAATAAAGGAAATCTTAAAACTGGCAATCCAGTTGATACTGATGATTGTGTTCCTTTATCATCCTTTTCTTGAATAGATGTATAATGAAAAACTTGTATACAATTTTATATAAAGTATATGTAAAAGAGTTACATAAATTAAACATAGGTTATACATTGGATGAAAATTTACTTCAATATATGTTTGATTTAGTAAACGCAATTGATTATATAGAAAATGGACAACCATTATTAACAGCAATTAATAAAATTATAGCATATTATGAATAGATCTTTTGGAGGTTCTCTTGATTGCAATTCAATGAATTACAATAAAGGAAAATCATTTAGATTTAGCGAATGGAATTCTAGTACGCTATATTCTAATGATGACTATATACAAGATTTTGTATCTTATATGGGATCGATGTATGCTTGTATACAAACAAATACAGCAACAGAACCTACAAATACTCTTTATTGGAAACTTGTAGTATCTGGACAACCGGGTGTACAAGGTAAACAAGGAAATACAGGTGTTACATTTACACCTCATGTTGACGAACAAGGTAATTTATCTTGAACAAACGATGGAGGTTTAGAAAATCCAAAAACCGTTAACATTAAAGGTCCAAAAGGAGAAGATTCTACCGTTCCTGGCCCAAAAGGAGAAAAAGGAGACGATGGAATTGGATTAATGGGACCTCAAGGTAGACCTGGTTTACAAGGTATAGGTTTGGATTTTAATTGAGATGGTACCAAATTAGGTATTAAGCGCACTACCGATGAAGAGTATACGTATGTAGATTTAAAAGGTGATACTGGTTCTCGTGGTACAAGAGGATTACAAGGAATACAAGGAGTTGAAGGAAAACCAGGTCCTAGAGGAAATTCTCTTTATATACAAGTATCCGATCCTAATGAGTTTGGACAAAGATTTTTACAAAAACGATATAATGAAAACGAAGCTTGGGTTTCGTTTTTTGATCTATCTCAAATGAAAGGTCCAAAAGGAGATTCTATAATTGTAGAAAGAAATTTGGACACAGGAAATATTGAGTACAGATATCAAAATCAACCTTCTTCTGCAAATAAAGTTTTAATATATAAAGATGATATTAAAGGTCCAAAAGGTGACACAATTGCAAAATCCTATGTAGCAGACGATGGATATTTATATATTCAACTTTCTGGAGAAGATATTCCACGTAGAGTTGGATATGTAAAAGGCGATCGTGGAAACGATGGACGAGAAATCATTTTAAGAGTATATTCTGGTCCTAGTGAAGATCCTGATGATCCTAGAATTGGAACTCACTTGCAATGGAAATACGCAGGAGATGATTATAAATTATGGACTAATTTAATCCAAATAAACGATTTAATGAATGTCGCTTTAGCTGGATTAAAATTAGAATATAAAACTATTACAGAACCTAATGAAGTTGGAATTGAAACTAAATATGAAGTTATTGAACTTAGTCATTATCAAGTAGAATTTGATGAAAATAATAATTTGGTTTTGACAGAAAAAATTGCTAACTTGTCTTCGGTTAAAGTTCCAACTAAAACTCTACTAAAGAATGTTAATTATGATTACGAGCATAATAAACTTATCTTTATATTTGACACTGCAACAGGAGACGAAACATTGGAAATAGATTGTGATCCATTTATTAGACAAGGTAATGGCATTACGATAAGTAATGGAAATATTATTAATGTTAACGTTGCAGACGAAAGTGAAAAACTTGCTGATAATTCAGATATATTAGTAGTCGATGAGTTGGGTTTAAGAGTTCGTGGTCTTAAAGATAAACTTATAAAAGAGTTTAATTTAATTAAAACAAATAGAGATAACGATACTCATTATTATTCTTACGAATATATTGCACAAGATGGAACTGTATATCCAATACAAATTCCTGATTTTGTTGAATGAAGTAATAATCTGGATAAAACCCGTCAGATTGAACTACGCAATAACGATAAACTTGTCGGATTTGATATAGATGATATCGTTAGAAATCTAATCAGTATCGATGGAACTGATACCGTTCAAGTTGGAGATTCAAGAGTTTATATTAATTTAAATGGAAGAGAATCTAATCCAACCTATAATCAGCAAAAATTAGCTTTAATTTCTAATCTAGAGGATGAAATTTCGGGTCTACATTTAATAAAAGAAGATACTCCATCGGATCCAGATATTGCCGCTAGATATTATTTAGCAGATAAAGATGGAACTCTTTTAGGAGATATCCACATTGATATTCTTAAAGATCATTATCTAAAAGATGTCACATACGATGAGGATACATATACTTTTAATTTTGATTTTTGAATTAATGATGATCCTGAAGAGCCAACACACAGTAAAGTAATAACAATTACATTACAAAAGTTATTCGACAATCTTAAAGCAATTATTGATGAGGTTAATTCTAAATTATCGCAAGAAATAGATAATCTTGAAACAAAACATTCAGAGGATGTTAAATTCTTAAATGAGACGATTGCTACTGTTAATCAAAATTTAGTTGATTCCGTTAATATAATTAATCAAAATATGGCCGACGGATTTAACACTATAAATGGTGGTATCAATAACGAAATACGTCCAGCTATACAAGAAAATACGAAAAAGATTACAGAACTTCGTGAAGATTTAGATGAAGAAATTGCTCGTAGAGATGAAATTCAACAAGGATTAGATAATTTAGTCGACAAGACAGATAAATTAAATCAAGATTTACTTGATACTAATTCAAATTTAGCTGCTGAAATTATTCGTGCAACTACAGCAGAATCTGAAATATACGATCATATTCATGCTGTAGAAGGTGGTATAGATTCTCATATATCGAATACAAATAATCCTCATAAAGTAACAAAAGAACAAGTTGGATTAGGAAGTGTTACCAATGATGCGCAAGTTAAGCGTATTGAAATGGGTCAACCTAATGGAGTCGCAACTCTTGATGAAAATGGATTTATTCCTTCTACTCAAATTAATGGACAAATGGCGCATGTGTTTGGTGTAGATGGAGTTGCAACAGTTAGTACACTTCCGCAATCTGCTAATCCTGGTGATATTTATTGAACAACGGATACTAAAGAATTCTATAATTATAATGGAACTTCTTGGGATGAACCGATGGCTCCTAAAGATGATACTATTTATAATTTTAGAAATAGTGATGCTACTGGAGATACTTCTCGTACTAATATTTTATATAGATGAGATGGTCAGAATTTAACTGAAATTTCAGAATCTCTTGCATTAGGTGAAGTTATTGGTACAGCATATGAAGGCTCTAAGGGAGCTGCAAATCGTGCTGCAATTGTTTCTTTACCAGCATCAATCGTATCTACATTAAATATAACCTCAGATGCATCCAAAGTAAATATTAATTTAGAAACTGCATCAAAATCTGGTCTTAACTATAACGCTGTAGAGTCAATAGTAGAAAATATTCCAAATGCTACAACTTCAAATGCTGGAATTATCACATCAGAAGAATATGTTTCTTTAGTAGAAACAATTCCTGATTCTTTAACAAGAATGTATCCTAAAGTATTCCCATTATCGGTAACTGTATCTGGTGGAGGATTATATAAATTAGGAACGTCTCAAAATCCTACTATTACTTGAACAACTAAGGAATCTACAGATATCATTACTCCAAAAACAGTTTCTATTAACGATGAGCCTATAGATCCTTCAATAACCTCAAAATCATATTTAAATATTTCATCGAATATTACTTATACTGTAAAAGTTTCTAATGATTATGAAACGGTTAGTGGTTCAACAAGTTTAAGATTTGTTAATCCGAATTATTTTGGAATTGTTGATGATTCTAGCGAAGTTACTTCCGAGATAATTTTAACTTTTTCTGAATTAATTCGTGGATCAAAATCATATACTGGAACAACAACTTTAAATAATCAAAGAACAGTTTATGCCTATCCAAAACAATTTGGAGCATTAACAAGTATTAAGGATGCAAATAATTTTGATTATATAAATTCATATACAAGATCTGAGTTGGAAGTTAATAATGAAACATACTATGTTTATGTTCTTACTAGTCCAACTTCAATAACCACGTTTAAACAAATTTACGCATAATTATGGCACTTTTAATAGGTGATAATTTTAGCTATAACGGTAAAAAGCCTAACTTTGAGCGTGATTCGTTTGAAACGCTGGCTATTTTAAAGGCTTTTTCAGAAGCTAATATTGATAATGGACATATTGCTTATTGTAAAGAAACAAATAAGCATTATATATTTAATGATTCTAATTCAGACGATCCATTAACTGGAAAATGGAGAGAATTAGAATCTGAATTCTCAAATCTGATTGATTCATCTGATCTAGAAGCATATTTAACAAAGAATGAAGCACAATCTACTTATCAACCAATTGGAGATTATGCATTAAAATCTGAGATTCCATCTTTAGATGGATATGCAACAGAAGTTTGAGTAAATAGTCAAGGATTTTTAAGATCTATTCCCGAAGAATATGTAACAGAAAGTGAATTAGATGCTAAAGATTATGCAACTAAAGATGAAATTCCAGATATTAGTAACTTAGCGTTAAAATCTGAAATTCCAACTAAAGTTTCACAACTAGAAAACGATTCGAATTATTTAACGTCTGTTCCTGATAATTATGTTACGGATACTGAACTTCAAGAAGCTATTTCTGGAGTACAATTTGAACTTCCAATTGCTAGCGATACAGTTCTTGGAGGAATTAAGATTGGTGCTGGACTTGCTATAAATCCTGATACAGGAGTCTTATCTACAACTGGTGGAGGAACAGCTGATGCGGTTGATTGAACGAATGTAACAAGTAAGCCACAATTAAATGGGCATGATTTGGTTAGTGGAAATAACACATTAGATAGTCTTGGAATTCAACCTGCGGGGAATTATGCTTTAAAATCCGAAATTCCATCTTTAAATGGATACGCAACTGAAAGTTGAGTTAGTTCACAAGGTTATTTAACCTCAATACCTAATAATTATGTTACTGATGATGAGTTAACAGAAGCTATTAACGATGCTAAGTATACTTTACCAATTGCATCAACCGATACTTTGGGAGGCATTAAAATAGGAGCAGGTTTGTCTATAACTGAGGACGGCATATTATCTGCTACAGGAGGTGGTGTTGCTGATTCTGTTAATTGGGAAAATGTTATTGGAAGACCAACAAGTCTCTCTCAATTTACTAACGATTCTGGATTTATCACAAATGACGATCTTCCAGATTTAACTGATTACGCATTGAAATCAGAAATACCTACTGTTCCAACTAATATAAGTTCATTTACAAACGATGCTGGTTATATTACTAATTCTGCTTTAACAGATTATGCAAAGAAATCTGAGATTCCAGATATAAGTAATTTAGCAACAAAATCTGAATTATCAAATTACGCTCCTACTGAACATACGCATGTAGTTGCTGATATAACAGATTTTCCAGAAATTCCAGATGTTTCTAATTTAGCTACAAAAGCTGAAGTTAATGCAAAACAAGACACATTAGTATCAGGTACTAACATTAAAACAATAAACGGTACTTCATTACTTGGATCAGGTAACATAGTGATTGAAGCTGGTGGAGGATCTGAGATAATGGATGTATTAGATGATAAAAGCTACGCAAGAACTCAAGGATCTTGGGTAGACTTAACAGATTGGCTTACATGAGCCGAATATAATTAATTTATAAACTTTAAAACAATTAAAATTTTTATTTTATGGCAGTTTTAAAATTTTATCGTGGTCTAGAAGCTAAATACTCGTCTGTTACACATGCAGACGGTATTTACTTCTGTACCGATTCACACAAAATTATGTTGAATGGAGAACAATATGGAGGTTCTTCATCTAAAACAGTAGAAGACGTTACATTAGACGGATCTACACTTACAATTCATTATACAGATACATCAAGTGAAGAACTTGATCTTTCTGTACTTGGAGGTACATATACTTCTGAAATAGGAGATACTGAACTTGAAATGCCTTCTGCAGTAGGTGGTATTTCGAAAGGTACAACAGTTGGAGATCTTAACGGAAAGACAATTAATCAGATGTTTGATGATCTTCTTTTCCCTACAGTTAATCCAACATTTACACCACCTTCTGCTACTATTAAGTTTACCGATTATGCTGCTACACAAGAAGTTGGCGCAACTGGACCAACAAACTCGAATTTTGTTACTAATTTTAATAAAGGACAAATTACTTTAAATAGCACAAAACAAGCAGATAGAGCTGGTAATCTGATATCTGGAAATTCTTTTATTTATGTAGGGAATGATCCTGAAACACAGGCACTTCCTGCAACTGTTGCTGAAGGTAATACAACTTTTAAATACAGAGCTGCTTATGAAGCTGGTCCTCAACCTAAAGATAATAAAGGAAATAAGTATGGATCTCCATTATCTGCGGGAACAGTAGATTCTTCAGCAATTACTTTAAATGGAACTTATCCTTGGTATGCTTCTACAGCAACTGCAGGAACATTAACAAAACAAGCTCTTATTGCTTGGAATGCTACACCTGGACAAATGACTACATCTCGTTTTGTATTACAACCACATACATCAGCTGCTAAACAACAGATAAAAGTTCCTCGTGAACTTACTCAAATGCAGATGTTAAATACTGTATCTAATCAGATGGAAGTTATTTCTTTTGAGGATTGAACAAAAACAGAAGCAGACGAGGATGTAAATGAAATAAGTCATCACTATTATACATATTCGTATAATGGTGCCGATCGTGGATCAGTAACCTTAATTGTTAAATTTTAATTATAGGAGGATTATAATATGGCAAGAAATAAAGGTATGTTTGAATTTGCAGCTAACTTTGAAGTAAAAGCTGCTGAAGCATTAGATCCACGCGTTGTTGTTGATGCAAAAGCTGATCTGATTAATAAAGAAACTTAGCCTTATGATGGTGAAACTCTTTATCTATATAATGGTTTAATCGTTGCTGTATCAGCTGATCAAGCGATTTATATGCTTGTTGATAAAACTAAAGCACTTGAAACTGATTATTCTGGTTGGAAACAACTCGATGCTGACGCTGCTACAGTAGTAGAAATTATTGATAATTTAACTTCCGAAAGAACAGATGCTGCACTTTCTGCAAAACAAGGTAAAGTTCTTGGAGATAAAGTTTCAGCTCTTGAAAATAAAGTTACGGCAATCTTTACATTTAAAGGTACAAAAGCAACCATTGCTGAACTTCCAGAAGATGGAACGCAGCAAGTTGGTGATGTATATCATGTAACTGAAAATAATGGAGAATATGTATGGGATGGTGATTCTTGGGAATTACTTGGTCTTTCTGTTGATCTTTCTACATACGCCACTAAATCTGAAGTTGCTACCGCTAAATCAGAAGCTATTGAAGAATCTAAGACTTATACCGATGAGGCTAAATCAGATTTAACTGCTCAAATTGGAAATAAAGTCGATAAGGTTGCAGGTTCTTCTTTAGTTCCAGACGCTAAAATTTCATTAATTGATCAAAACGCATCTGATATTGCTGCAATTCAAGAACAACTTGGAGATGGATCAGATACCGGTATTGTTAAAGATGTAGAAGATCTAAAAACGACAGTTGGTACCGCAGAATCGGGTCTCGTTAAAGATGTTAATGATCTAAAGACTCAATTAGATGGTGATCAAGTAAGAGCAATTGATACAACTGCTTCCGCTGGTGTTTCTCTTGCTACTGGAACTGCTGCGAAATCTGTAAAAGTTACAGTTGTTCCTGCGACATTAGCTGGTGCAATTGCTCCTTCTTTAAATGGTACTCTTATTAAAGTAGGTCAAGAAATTACAGAAGGTGCTACAATTTCAGCTGATGCTACTATAGCTGATGCCATTGATACCTTAGCAGGTGCAATTCAAACAGCTCAAGCTGGTGGAATTACAACTATTGGTTCTACTGGACAAACAATCACGGTTTCTGGAGGTGGTAATACAAGAAACATTGATGTTAACGTAGCTAATATAGTTAAAGCATCAAATTCCAGTCTTATTAATGATGGTGGAAAGTTAGATCTCGCTTGGATAGAAGTTGAATAATAAATATTAAATAATATATGGCACAATTAAGTTTTTCAAAAGTTACAACTGTAGATTCTACTGGTCTTATTACTGGTAGAATCTATTTTGAAACATCAACAGGTTGTATTAAGGTAGCAAAATCTGCTACAGAAGTTGATGTATTTGGAGCAGGAGTAAAATCTGCTTCTTGGGATGAAGTAAGTCTAAAACTTACGATTGTAAATCAAGATAATAAACGAATTGAAGTAGATTTTTCAGATATTGCTTCTGCAAGCTCAGTAACTCAACAACTTGCAACTAAGCTTAACATTGGTTCAGATAGCGACGCATCTACAGTTCAGTCTTATCATGGATTAAAGAAGTATGTAGATGAGCAAGTTGGAGAAATTCCAGCAGCTATTGTATATAAAGGTGATGGTACTACAATTACTCAAAGTGGCTTAAGTGAAGTAACTTTCGCAGTTGGAACCATTAGCCAAGATAAAGTATCTGGACTTTCTGACGCTCTTGCAGGAAAAGCTAATACTACTCACACTCATACAAAATCTCAGATTACTGATTTTGATGAATCTGATTATGCTACTGCTGAACAAGGTACAAAAGCTGATACTGCACTTCAGTCTGTAAGCGCGTCTGGAGAAGGAAATCTTACTCTTACTGCCGCAGCTAAATCAGGAACAACTCAAGCAATTTCTGGTAGTCTTACTACATCTACAGTAAGTTCTAATGGAGCTGGTCTTACAATCGCATCAGATGTTAAATCTTATGTAGATTCTGCAGTTAATACAAGTCTTTCTTCAGTACTTAAATATAAAGGCTCTTGTGCTTATGCAGAACTTCCAGAAGAACCCGCTGAAGGTGATGTATGGAATGTTACAGATGCTCATGATAATGTTCCAGCTGGTACTAATTATGCATGGAATGGAGAATCTTGGGATGCTCTTGCTGGTTCTGTAGATCTTAGTCCTTATTTAACTATTGCTTCTGCAGCTTCTACTTATGCTACTCAATCTGCATTAACTTCTGGTCTTGCTGGTAAAGCAAATACAAGTCATACTCATGAAATTGCAGATGTTACAAATCTTCAAACTGCACTTGATGGAAAAGTTCCAACAACTCGTACAGTAAATGGAAAAGCTCTTTCTGATAATGTTGTTGTTGGTGGAGAAGATATTGTAGTTGGAGGTGAAGGTGCTCACGCTGCAGAAACTGTACAAGAAGCAATTGATGCTATTGAAGCTTCATTGGAAGGAAAAGTAGATACTAATACTACATATACTTTTACTAACGGTACTGATGGTAGCTTCACAGTAACTCCATCTACTGGTGGTGCTCAAAAAGTAACTATCGGTAAACCAGGAACGGCAGGTACAGCAGATAAAGTAGGTCATGGACTTACAGTATCTCTTGATGGTACAGCACAGACTAAGTTTGATGGTTCTGTAGATGTAGCATTTGATATTACTCCTGCTGCTATTGGTGCTGCTGCTGCTTCTCACACTCATACAATAGCTCAAGTTACTGATTTACAAACTACTCTTGACGATAAGGCTTCTACAGCGTCTGTTACTCAATGTCTAGCGGATGCTAAAGAATATGCTGAGGGTCTTTGGACTTGGGCTGATTTTAAATAATATATAATATAGTGGAGCTTTTGTGAAGAGCTTAAGCTCCACTTTAAATAAATTTTATTAAATATGGCACAAATAACAAATAAACTAGTTCATTTTAATAATAAGACCGACTTCGATAGTAGAATCGGCGATATCCGAGACGATTCGATTGTGTTCGTCAAAGATGCAACAATAATACAAACACATCAACAACCTTACTATTGTGGATCTGGTCCTGTTGCTCTTGAATCTGATTTAATGAATTATGCAACTACTAACGAGTTAGCAGGTAAAGCTGATATAGGGCATACTCATGCTGCTTCTGACATAACATCTGGAAAATTGTCAATCTCACGTATTCCTACTGGTACTAGTGCATCGACTGTAGCATTAGGTAATCACACTCATAGTCAATATTTAACTAATGTTGATTTATCTGAATATGTAACTAATTCTGAATTATCTATTGCTATTAGTGATATTACACCAGGTTCTATAAATGCTGCTACTGAAGATCATACACATGTTGCTAGAGATATAACTCGTCTTACTGGTTATACAGAAGGTACAAGTACAACTACATTGTCTTCTTCTATGGATCTTAATGAAGCGTTGGCATCACTTCAAAATCAAATACAAGCAAGAGCATTGGTTGAGACATTAAACGATTATGCTCTTAAGACCGAAATACCCGATATTTCTAATTTAGCTACTAAAACAGAACTTGTTGATTATCTACCTTTAACTGGAGGTACTTTAAGTGGAGAATTAGAAGTTTCAACAATTAATGCTGTCGAAGAACTTCACGGTGCTAATGATCTTACTATTTATGGTGGTTCGACCGGTAGTGGTTCTTTAACCTTAGTGGGAGCCCAGAAATCAGTAATTTTATCTCAAGGTGGATTTACGTATGATGGTAATGAAATTTTAACAGAAGCTAATTGAAATGATTATATTACCTCTGCAGATACTAAAAATACTACTGGTACATCTAACAGTACATCTAAGCTTTATTTAACTGGAGGTACCACTCAATCTCCTGATGGAGTAGTTACATATAGTAATACTTCCGTTTATATGCAATCGGGACAGCTATATGCTACTAGAATGAACGCAACAAATGGATTCTATGAAACATCAGATGGCACTTTGAAAAATATTAAATCTGAGTTAAGTATAGCTAATAACATTGATAAAATACCTACAGTTCTTTTCTCTTGGAAGAAAGATGAATCAGAAGATATTAATCAAGATGTTCTCGTTCATGTTGGTACAATTGCTCAAGATGTGCAGAAAATCTATCCTGATCTTGTATCAGAAGACGCAGAAGGTCATCTAACGGTAGATTATGCTAGACTTTCAGTTGTTGCTATTGCTGCAATCAAAGAATTAAAGAAGGAGATCGAAGTATTAAAATCTAAAATTAATTAATTATGTCAAATTCATTAAAAATTAAACTTATTGTAGCTGCTATTATACTTGTAGTAGCTATTGTAGCCATTCTCATTGGATGTGGAATTATTTCTTCTTTGAGTTTTGGCTCATTGATCGTAGTAGTACTTTCATTCCTTATTGGTATGGGTGTTGGTGCTTACGTTTACAAGATTTATAAACAGTTAAAAGAGAATAAACAGTAATAATAAAAGGGAGTGCAATATCTCCCTTTTTTAATATTTATATTATGGCAGTAGATCTAAATTATGGAATTGGAGTTGAAGGTAAGAATCTTGTATTAAAAACTCTAGGACGTGTATATGTAAAGGTAAAAGATAGAAAATATGAATTAACGTTTAAACCAGAAGATATTCAAAAATTAATAGAAGAAAATATCTCTAAATCAGAAAATTCTGAAGATTCGGAAATCACTTCTATTACAATTGTTAATGATGCTAATGAATTAGGAATAATAGATTATCCGGGCGATAATCAAATTATTATATCTAAAGATGGAAATTTATATATAACAGAAGATAGTAATTATACTCCAATTTCTTTTCAATTTGATACGGAAAGTTTAACATTGGATAATTTGATTATTGCAAATCAACTTTCGTTTAATGCTACTGCTACTAATCCAATTATTATTCCTACAACATCTTTAATTACTAATTTAAATGCAGATTTATTAGATAGCCATCATTCTAACGAATTTACATTAAAAAACGAAAATGAAGTAATAAATGGAACATGGACGTTTAATAATTCACAAACATTTAATTCTATCGTAGGACAGGATGTATTAACAGATACAACTCAAAATCGTATTAAAATTAATTTTGTAACTGGTGAAATTACATGTAAAAAACTAACTACTGAATCCTTAATTAATGATACAACTGAAGATTCGACATCCATTAGCAATATTACTGGATTAGGACAAAATGTTTGATTAGGAAATCAAATTACTATTAGTGATGTGATGCCTGAAATAGAAAGTATACCAGAATGAAACATTTTTGATTTTTTATCACAAGCATATGATAATAATGACCTTCCAAATGAAGCATATGTTAACGGATCAACGATTGATTTGCAATTAGAATCTTTTTGATACGAAAGAGTGTTTTTTGATGCATATGATATTGCTGATGACACCTATACATTAAAAAATTTTAAAGATCCAACAGTTGTAGAAGAAATTAACACATATTTAGCAGAAGCTGGTTATACATTAGATGATTTTAGCGATGTAATAGAAATAATAGAAAATTCGGATAATTCTCAATTTGTTGGAGATTATTACTCTTTTTCTATTTCAGAAAATATTCCAACTTTCACATTATCTCCAAATATGATAATTCAAGATGAATCTGGTTATTTCGCATGTATTACTTATCGAGATGCAAATTTTGTTATTGCTAAAATGCTTAATAGTACCGAGACATTAACAGAAGGAAATATCGTTATTGTTGGTTTATTAAGTAATACAACAGCAATAAATATTAATGATGATTCATTTTCTATTTTAAAAAATTGTTTAGATAATACAAGTGCTAAAGTATATTTTGGAGATATAACAAAAATAATTAAAGATAATTATGGTTTTGGTGCTATTTTAAATGGAGATACTCCAACTACTATCTTAGATAAACCTTCGATTCAAGAAATCAAAGACTATAAGAACGAAATACCTGTAGATGAGGATACTACAATAAATTCTATTGATATTAATATTAATAATCCAAAAATTTCTTGAAATGATAATACTATAATTAATCCAGACGGATCGGGATTTATATCTAATGGAAAAATATATTGAGGAAACAACGAATTAAATATTGGAGATATTATTAAAATTGATGATACTGGAGTTGTGTATAATACTCCAATAGGCGAAGCAGGTGGAGATTTAGCAGGTCAATATCCAAATCCAACTTTATCTGATGCACTCAAACAAAGATTAGATGATTTAGAAGCTCGCATAGCAGCATTAGAAGGAAATTAATATGAAACATGGAATTTATATTGGATTAGTTATAATTCTTTTAATTATAATTGGAATAGGATATTATAATTATAATAAATTAGAAACCCAATTTCAAGAATATCGAATACAACAAGATGAACATATCAAACAAATTGATAGTTTATCACAAATAAATAAAGAAAATATATATATAATCGATTCTATTACTTTAAATATAACTAAATTACAAAACGAAATAGAATGTATATCTAAAGATAAAAAAGAATTAGAATCTAGATTAGACGATTTCGTTATTAAAAATAATTTAGATAGTAATGTTATAACATTAAGACAAAACATATGAAAATATTCGCATTAATTTTTAGTTTTCTAATATGTTTTACTACGTTAAATGCGCAATCTTTAGATTCTTTAAAACATATTGTTGTAGTTACCGAACTACAAGATTCTATGGCTCTTATTAATAATAATGATATAAATACCATAAATAAGGTTTTTTACGAAAGAGCTATATTTGATAGTTTGAATACTATCAATGATTCTTTAATTAATAGTTTAAATCTTATAAAAATAGAGCAATCTAAAATTATTATGCAACAAAAAGTAATAATACAAAATGATTCTCTAATTAAATTACAATATAAAACATTGATTGAAGATCAAAAAAAGATTATTCAAAACACTCAAAAAGATATTAAAAATCAAAAAATACAAAAAACTATATGACAATCAACTAGTGGTGTATTAGCTATTGTTGTAATAGTACTTTTATGTATTTAGTAAAACTTTTATTTGGAATTTACAAAAAATTTTTATAGATTTGCGAAGTTTAATAGATATGAATTAATAAGAAAATTGATTTATGCCACAAGACAAAGATTTAGAAATGTTTGAGTCACTACTTGACGAAACAACTGTTGATACTAGTGATGATGGTGGAAATGACCCAAAACCACTAGATCCAACAGATGATCCTATATTAAATGGATTCGTACACGATAGTGTTAACAATGGTGAGGAACCGCCAGTAAATGAACCAGTTGACAATGATGATAATCAAAATACTAATATAACTGGTGATTTTATATATGAGTTCTTAAAAGAAAAAGGAATAGAAGATCCATCTAAATTACAATTTGAAAATGAAGATGGAGAAATAGAAGAAATTGATTTTGGAAGTCTAAATAATGAAGAAAAACTAAACATTTTAAATAGTTTAGCTGATCCAGGTCTTTCTGAACACGAAACTCAGGTAATTAATTATTTAAGACAGAATAATGTTACTCTTAATCAAGTAATTGACTATTTTTCTCAGAAAGCTGTTGAAGATTATTTAGCTCAAAATCCAGACGCAGTTCATCAGAAAACATATACTATTGATGATTATAGTGATGATGAACTTTATTTAGCAGATTTAAAAACAAAATATCCTAATTTTACAGATGAAGAACTAACATCAAAGTTAGAAACTGCTAAATCAAACGAAGATCTATATAAAAAGGAAGTAACAGCACTTAGAGATGAGTATAAAAAAGAAGAAGACGCTCAAGTAGAAGCTCAGAAACAAAGAGAACAACAAGATTATGAAGCTTTAGTTGGAAATCTCCAAAATATATTGAGTAATTTTAATGAAGTTTCTCTTGATTATACTGATCCAGAAAGTGATGTATTGGAAATTGAAGACTCAGATAAACAACAGATTTTAGCTTATCTACTTAATCAAGATACAGATGGAAAGAGTCAATTAGTAAAAGATTTAGAAAATCCAACTACTTTAATTGAACTTGCTTGGTTAAGAACTCAGGGAACAGATTTGATAACTAATACGACAAGATATTGGAAAGAACTGTTGAAAGAAGAGAGAAAGGAAAAAGCTAAACTTCAAAAAGAACTTGAGTCTTACAAAAATAAAGGAAGTCAATCCGTAGTTGTTCCAAAGCTGCCAAAGTCAGAAAACTCCAACAATGACACTCCAACATTTGGTTCGATTTGGGATAATGTATAATATATAAACTAATGTAAATTTAATTTAAATTAATTTTAAAATTATGAGAATATCAGGTTTTACAACTACTAGACCTAACATGAGCGAAACTCGCACTTTTGAGGACTTTATGAAGTTCTTGGGTGAATAGAAGCGCCCCAATTAATAAGTTGGATATTAATTGAAAATCTTGTGAATTGCTGGAAGGTTTATTTAATATAAAATAATCAGCAGCTAATCCAAAATTAAATTGGAAAGTTCAACGACTACTCGTAAGAGGTAGGTTGATTTAACCGAAGCGCAAGACTCGAGAGAGATGATATAGTCTAAGCAATATAGCTTAGCCAATCCCGCGAGGTTAGGTATTGTATCTACTCTATATGATCAATATACTGCAACTCACCTGACTGAAGCTCTTATGAACACTTATACTCTTGAGAAGGGCAAAAAGAATCAGTTCCAGAGAGTTGATTCATTCTTAATTGAATGGGATCTTAATATTAATCGTATTAAGAGAGTATATATGACAGCAGTTCCAGAGGGAGATGGAGCTATGGGCTCAGATATCATCTTCCATTTTAATGAGAACTACTATCAGAAGTATGATACATTTATTATTGAAAGAACACGTCAGCAAATTATAGTATTGAATCGTCCTCAGAGAATTTCTGATAAAGATTTCTTGGTTGTAGGTAAGATTCTTGATAATAGCTACGATTCAGTTCTTGATACAAGTGGTGCATTTATAGGTTCTGCTACTCGTTTTATAACCAACTTAATGCCTGAAATGCATGAAAATTCGTGCCTTTATATAGTAATATATAATAGAAAAGTTTTTTAATTGCGAGAAAATTCAATCTTTGATATTCTCTTGAACAACTCGCAGCGAAGATCGTAAATACGATAACGTTCAACGACTAATCGTAAGATGTATATATTTAAATAATATAGAAATGGAAACTAACTTTAAATGACTCGTCTATAAGACAACCAATAAGAAAAGTGGTAAATATTATATTGGAATTTCGTATGAAGATCCAAATAATATAGATAAAGAATTTTTAGGATCGGGAATATATAAAAATGATCCATATACTTATCAATATTCTAAAACTCCATTGCAATGAGCAGTTAAAACAGATGGAGTAAATAATTTTGATAGAGCGATTATTTCTATTCAATCTGATTTTTATACTGCAAAATACATTTTTGACACGTTTATAAATAAAGAATCATTAAAAGATAGAAATATTTATAACAATTTTATTTGAGAAGATATTACTGGATTTGTATGATTTAGAGTAGAAAATGGAACATATTTAAATAATTTGATTATTGTTGCTGATGAATCTATATATGATTATATAGAATCTTATTTAAGTGGAAATTCATTTAAAGATAAGATTACTAATACTTATATGTACGCAATGCACAATTATATTCTTCCAAATAAAAATGGGGAAATAAAGTACGATCATTGTAGAAAACAATATATTCAAAATCGTCCTGTCTTTAAATATAATGGAAAAACTGGAGAATTTATAGAAAGTTATAATACTCAAACAGAGGCTGAAAAAGCTAATAAGTATAGTAATATAACTAAATCTATAAAGCTTAAAACTCCAGATAAAAATGGATTTATGTGAGCCATATTTAAAACAGATTATTATAATATTCCAGATGAAAAAACTATTAAACTTATTGAAAGACGCGAAAGAAATCAGGCAAAATTTGCTATTTCTAAAGCTAAAAGACGAGAAAGACTTGGTTTAAAGCCAAGAAAGTTAATTAAATAGTCTAAGTTGATACTCGGAAGAAGGCTATACCAAATATCAGTCAAACACTGAGAAACACCGCACTTATATGAGCACCCATCGTGCAGATGTCGATATGTCTGCACAGTATAAACCAATGGAGGATGTATTTATCCAGATTGGTAAAGGTCAGAAGGATGATCCAGTTTACAAGATGAACTCAGCTGAGAAAGATTGTCTGGATACATTCATGATGGCAAGAAATAACGAACTAGTATGAGGTAAGACGGACGTAGACGAGAATGGAAGACCAAAGATCTATGAACCTGATTCTGGTAGACCCATTATAAGCGGAGACGGTATGAGAAGTGCCGCTTAGAGTAGAAATACTCTCTGAAACAACTCTTTAATTCGGTGAACTCTGAGATGAGAATACCGAGCTAGCAGATTATTAATAATCGGGCATGTGTAACGACTAGATTTATAATTAAAAAATAGCATTTAATATGGATAAACTTAAGAAATCACTTTTAATTGGACTTGTATTAGGAGATGGTCATTTAAATCCTAATTCAGGCGTAGCTCTTGAGATTTCTCATGGGCACAATCAAAAATTTTATGTAGAATGAAAAGCAAGATTAATTGCAAAACTTCTTAATTGTAAAGAACCAAAATTATATCATCGAAAAGATACAGATTGTTATAAAATATCAAAAGGACATAAATATTTTAAAATATTAAGAAAATGAATGTATACAGATAAAATTAAACATTTTTCTAAACATATTTTATCATATTTAACTCCTGAAGCTATAGCCATTTGATGAATGGATGATGGAACACACGCAATAGAAAGAAATAAGAAAACTGGAAGAATCGCTTCTCATAAATTTGGTTTAGCAACAATGACAAATGAAGAAGATACGCAAAATATTATTGATATGTTTAAAGAAAAATATAATATCATAATGTATCCAATTAAAAGAAAAAAGAAAGATGGTACCATTGTGTATAATCTTCAATTTAGAACAAGAGAAGGTAGAAAATTTTCAGATTTAATAAGACCTTATATTCTTAGAGAATTTGAATATAAAATTATGAAACCTGGAGAATAATTATAAATCCACGAACAAGAGTCATCTAATATTAACTAGATGAAGATATAGTCTGAACTTATACGAATAAAAGTATAAGAAGTAAAGTATAAACAACTTTACGGTAACAAAATTGATTATCGCTCAAATCGAACGCTTTGCTACCAAGTTCGTGTTTAATCGTCTTAATCCTAAATACTTCAATCGCGCTCTTCAGGTAATGATTCAGAAGAGTGAGAAGCCTACGGGTAACACCTTAAATGAGAAACAAATAGGGTGGGTAACTGGCGACAGTTATATTAATTAATCTCCTTAATTGTTGGGAAGTCCAAATTAATTTTATGGATAATCAACAGCTAAAGTTATAATTATAACAAAGTTTAACGACTAACCGAAAGGTGTACAAAATTTGGAAATGGGAGATAACCTTAAAGGTTAAAGATATAGTCTGATCTATACAGAAATGTATAGCTAACACAAATGATATGTTCCTTTGTAATACTTTATGCTGGAACGAGATCCAGGATACCATGAGTGCTTGGATTCGTGACTGGAAGACAGTAGGAACATTTGTATTCTCGAAGGCAGCTAATGGATATGTAAATATTGGTGCTACTTATCATTCTTATGAATTTGCAGGTAATACTGTTACATTTAAGATCGATAGATCATTCGATATTGAATATCCTAATAGAAAATACGGAATATTCCTCGATTTAACGGCAGATGCTACATCGGGGAAACCAGCCGTTGAAGAAATTGCAGCGGCAGCATAGAGTGATCTATGTTTAAAAATCCTTTTAATTGCTGGAAAGCTAAGTCTATTTAGATATGCCGATCAGCAGCCAAGCGTAGGGAGTAACAGGCCAGGATTGGTAGTCCTACGAAGGTTCAACGACTATCGAACGGCTTCGAGCCTAGTAGAGTACATTATTAACTATTAAATTATAATGGAAATGGAGGAAAACTTAAAACAAAGTATAAAGTACATTGTATACGTTACAGTAAATAAGAAAAATAAACATTTTTATATTGGAGTACATACTGTAAGAAAGAAAGGTTTTGATGGATATTTAGGATGTGGGATTTATAGAAATAAACCCTCATCGTACAAAAAATCTGAAACTCCTTTACAAAGAGCTGTAAATAAATACGGCCCAGATGCTTTTATAAGAGTGACTTTGTTTGAATTTAATACTATGGAAGAAGCTCTTAAAAAAGAAAAAGAAATTGTAACTCTTGAATTTTTAAAAAGAAAAGATGTTTATAACGCAACTATTGGAGGAAATAGACCTCCTGCACAAGTAGCCGTTCCTATACATCAATATGATTTAAAAGGAAATTACATTGCTTCATTTGATTCTATGCAGGAAGCAGCATGAAGTTTAGGTAAAAAAGAATCTCATATTGGACACGCAATAAAAATAGGACAAGCCGCTTATGGTTATTTGTGATCTTATGATAAAGTAGATCAATTAGAACCACACAAACCAAAAAGTGGAATTGAAGCTAAAAGAAAAGTTGGAGTTTATAATAAAGAAGGAGAACTTATAGCTATCTACGATTCTATTGTTGCTTGTAAAAAAGATTATTGTGGTTGTGTACACGTATTATATGGAACAAGAAAAACTTGTAAAAAATGTACTTTTAAATTTTTAGAAGATTAAGTTTATGATATAGTCTAAACAATATAGAAATATATTGAGCACAATTGTGCATTCTTCACGTTCAAAAACGGTGAATTCATCCATAACTTTATTAGAGGCGTAGGCGGAGCTACCGGATTACAGCATGGTGAAGTCTCTAGCCCTGTTGCTGCATCAAAGCTAAACTAATTGGCTCGCATATTAGTGATAATGTGTGATAACTCTTTTAATTGCTGGGAAATCCAAAACATTTTGGAAAATCAGCAGCTAAGACTTAACTAGATTCTCAAGAGGACAGGTTAGGTAAAGTTCAACGACTATCCCGAATGGGATTACACAATAATAGTATTGTGGAAATGGAGAGAAACTTAACAAATAAAAAATAATAACATGAAATGAATTTTATATTGTACAACTAATAAAATAAACGGAAAAATATATATCGGTGTCCATAAAACAGAAAATCCGGACGTTTTCGACGGTTACATCGGCAACGGTATCGAAATAGGATGATCTATAAAGAATCCACAGACTGCATTTCAATTTGCACTTAAAAAATATGGATATAGTAACTTTTATAGATCAACACTAAAAATATTTGATAACGAAGATGATGCTTATAACGAAGAAGCTCGTATCGTTGATATTGAATTCTTAAAAAGACATGATAATTATAATACTTCTTTAGGTGGAAAACATTCTGGAGTTGTTTATGATAAATTATATCAATATGATTTAGAAGGTAACTTTATTAAAGAATGGTTTTCTGTTGGAGATGCAGTAAAATATTATCAATGCAATAGTAACCGTTTTAATATGGCTATAACAGATCAAAGAAGCGCATTTAATTCATATTGAACTAAGAAATATGTAGAGAAATTAGATGTAACCGATTATAGAAAAAGCGGTCATTCAGAAATTTATCAGTACGATTTAAATGGAAATTTTCTTGAAATATTTGAAAGTGTTAAAGACATTAGAGAAAAATTCAATTTATCACAAGCTTCAGTAGATGATGCAATGTCAAGAAAGGTTCCGATTAAAGGATTTTATTTTATTAGTAATGGTAATATTATGGATATAATTAAAAAAAGAGAAGAATTAGCAGTTAAAAATGATAAATGTGTTTCTTCTTATAATAAAGACACTAAACAGATCATAAGAACGTATCCATCTATTACCCAAGCCGCTAAAGAAACTAAAATTAAATTTTCTGATATTAAAAAAGCAATTTCAACTGGAAATCCAATTGAAAATTTATTATGAAGTTTTGGTTTTAATGAAACTTATATTAAACAAGAAAAACCTGTTGGAAGAAAAATAGCACAATACGACTTAGAAGGAAATTTAGTAAAAATATGAGAATCTTTAGCTGCATGTACAAAAGAACATCCTAAATGTAGAGACGTTCTTAAAGGAAATAGAAATCAAACACATGGTTTTAAATTTAAATTTATAGATTAAGTTTATGATATAGTCTGATCTTATTGGTAACAATAAGTCTCAACTGAGAGCAGTAGATTTAATATTTATTGTAACATAATATGAATAAACTGGGGTTATGCAGCTACTGGAGTCTTCAACCCTTATCGTTCCGTAATTCTAATTTCAGAAGAAGTATCTAATTACTTATTCTAGTAAAAACATATATTTAAAGTTCTCTCCTCTTGAAATATAGAGGAGAGTTAACTTTATTTTTAGATTTAGAGTTAACAAGTATAGTAATAAAAGTATGACAGATTATTTAGAAAATAAAGTAATTACCTTACGTTCACCTTTTGGTAAATTTAAGGAATATCATTTTCAACCCTGTAAACAGCGCAATGGTCTTAATCATCCATTTGTTAAGAAAGTAAGATATAACGCTGACGGTTCATCGGAAATGATTCTATCTAATGAAGATCTTAATAATCCAGAATCAGCATATTTTATTCCTGAAGATATGGATATAGTTGTAACAGATGGAACAACTTTTGATCTATCTGATCCTCTTCAGAGAAATAAATGGCTTGCAATTAAAGACAATGATCTTATTGTACCTACCAGAGATGCACGTGATGAACATGGTAATTTAATTATAGATGGAGACAAAAGAAGATATGGACTAGCTGAACTTTGGGTAGATGTGCCCGGAGAAGAATCTGAAAAAGCAGTTAGTCGTAAGAAACTTATCACAAAAGCATGGACTTATATTCAAAACGACTCAGTAGAAGGACGTCTTACTAAATGTAAACTACTTGGTAGAGTTATGAGAAATGCTCCTTCTTCAGATGTAGAGGATTATCTATATCAGAAGGCTGAAAAAAGTCCATCGACAATTATTGAGCTATATACTAGTAGCGACATGGCTCTTAAACTTCTAGTTATTGATGCTAAAGAGCGTCATAAACTAATTAAGAAGAACGGAATGTTTATGTACGGTGATAACATTCTTGGAGCTACTGATGATGCCGTTATTCAGTTCTTTAAAACACCTGCCAATAAGAAAATTCTTGATATGATGAAAGCAGATGTTTATCCTGAATATGCAAGACAGGTAGAGGAAGTTGAAAAGCCAACTGAACCTGCTAAAGAATAGAAAATTATAAACATTTAATATAAATAAAAAATGACAGCTCGTGAACTTTATGAATATGCTCTTATAGAATGTAACAAATTGGAAGCTCCATCATTACTTCTAGAAGACTATAACTATTTTATAAATAAAGCTGTCCAGCAGTACATTAATATAATTTATAATCGGTATGATATAAATCAACAAAGTACTGACGATCTTCGAGTTTTAAAAACTTCTACAATTATTCCTTTGTTTAAAGGAGGAATTGGCGAAGGAGGAATTGGCGAAGGAGGAATTGGCGAAGATTTTACCCAATCAGCATTATTTGGAGAATCTTTTATAGGAGAACTTCCTAAAGATTATTTACATATGCTTAACTGTATTGTAGAATATAAAGTAGCAAAACCATTTAAATGTTACGAACCTTCAGAAAAAGTACAGTTTGCTGCTCGTAGATTAACATCAGACATGTTCTCTGGAATTCTTAATAATGCTTATATGCGTCCAATGTATAAAAGACCTTATTATTATGTGAATAATTGAAATTCTGAAATTTCACTTCCAACTAATTCAACAATGGATGATCAAATTCCAGATTCTGCACAAGGTCTTACTGATAAAACATCTACCGTAGATTCTATTAAACCGGTACAAGGACGTAATGTTAATGTAACAAAAGTTTTACTTGAAATTAGATTCGGTAAAGATTCCAATTTGTTTACTCCTGAAAGAGCTTATGTAGATTATCTTAAGGGTCCACAATATATCAGACTTACTCAATTACAAATTGATACAACTGAAGATACATCTCAAGTTCTCGAATTTCCAGATTATGTTTGTTTTGAAATCGTTAATATTTTCACTAAGCTTATAATGGAAAATGCAAGTGATCCAAGATTACAAACAAATCTACCTATTAACCAAACAATTGCTAGTGGAATTCCTCAACAGCAGGCACCACAGCAACAAGGACAGTAATAAATTATTAATTTTTAAATTTGAATAAACTATGTTTCAATACACACACGAAGTTATAATTAATTCTCTCACACGTGACGGACTTAATGTATTTCAGCCATCTGCTGGAATGCTTCAGATTATACGTTCTGGACTTTATAAATTTGAGCATATCGTTGATGGAAAAATTTATAAAACTGCAGGTCGTGAGGGAAAAGTATCATCTCTGTTACTAGACTTTACCGATACTTCGATTTTTACAGAAGATGGTACATATCGTTTAACAATATTTACCAAAATGCCTAATAAATTCTTAGGAGAATATGCAAACGCTAATTGGTATGAATTTGGTCGTCCAATTATGGTTGAGTTTGAATGTATAGGTGCTATGACATCTGAACTCCTAATGAATAAAGTTGCAAACGCTCTTAAATTGGCGCTTCCTGAGAATAATCAGTGGCTAAGAATTGCAACCGCAGACGCTCATCTCGTTGGTGTTTACACTAAGGATCCTTATATGATATTTTCTGGTATTACTTTGGAATATTATGAGCCTACAGCTTGTGATTCTTGTGTTGGATATTACGAAAAGAAAGATATTTCTAGTATCTTAACAGTAGAAAATGGTTACGAGCCTTTTGCTACTTCTGCTTGGATTACAGAAAATCTACGTTTCCCTTCTTATCCAAATGTTCGTTATGCATCACCAAATTCTGATGAAATACCTACTCCTGGTGCTATCTATAATATGTATTCATTTGCATATGATGTAGTACGTAATCTTGGTGGTTTGTCAGTAGTTGGTCAGAAAAATGAATCAGTTACACGTCATATTTATTATGTACGTCAAGATATAGCTGGTGAGTTTGAAAAAGCTGTTGAAGAGGCATTTGGACCTAATGTTATAGTTGAAGATAATACAACTCATATTCTTGGAGCTGGTACTGTTGCTAACGATGGAGTAGCAGTAGTATTAAAAGCTGAAGTTTATCCTTATTCAGACACAGTTACATTTACTTGGTCAATCGTAGATGAAGCTGGAGCACCTGATACTATCGATGGACTTACAATTGAGTCTTCTACTGGAGCAATTACTGCATCGAATGATGTGCCGGTTGGTACAGAATTCTATGTTAAAGCTGTTCCTAGTGATTCAAAATATAGAGAAGCTACAAGAAAATTCGTAGTTATAGAAGGTTAATTTATATATTTAAATATAAGGCGGTGGAACCTATAAATCCGCCGCCTTTTTTATTTTTTATTCAACTATGACAATTAATGCTATAAGTTCGGCCATTTACAATGATGTAATGTCCGGTTTAGTTAATATAACTAGTGATCCAAATATATCATTAGAGCAATTAGAAGACGAAGTAGTTGAAGAGAGACAAGCTGTTATAAAAGAATGGTGATATAAAAATGTTTTAAATCGTAAAGACATACTATTATCTATAAATTGTATTCCAGTTGATTGTAAAGATCCATCTCGTTGTTGTAATTTTAAATTAAACACTCCACAACAGCATTTCGAAATTCCTCCAATTATGAACGACTTAGGAGATTCGGCTATTGAATTTGTAGGATCGGTAGATAGAGAAATTCAATTTAAATTTTATACATCTACATCGTATCAATATCATAAATATAAAAGAGCTAAAAATAAAAATATGCCGTATGTTTATATAGAAACTACACCAAATGAAAATGGAATGTATGATGGATGAATTTTTAATGCACCATTTGTTAAATTTATTTCAGTTATTGCGATATTTAAAGATCCAAGACAATTAGAATATTTTGATTGTTGTAAAACTTATGAATATTTGGATATTGGACCAATTTCAAGTGAAGTAAAAAGACGTTTAACACAACGAAAATTCTATTATTATAGACAAGCTTATCCAGGTCCACGTCCAGATAATAATATTCCTACCTAATGAAATTATATGATTTAAATGCAGCTTATTCTCTTGCACAAACTTTATATGGAGTAGAACCTTCTCCAACTGATTTTGAAGATATTGCATTAAATGCTTGAACTCTTATCAATAATAAACATACTCGTTTATATAGATATGTTGGAGATACTCAAGATAAAGAATTAGCACTTCCATGTAATGTAGATATAATTGAATCGGTTCATATCCCAATAGAAGACGCTCAAATGACATCGAATCAAACCGTTTTTAATTCTATTGAAACTTTATTTATAGAAAACTATATTAATTGCTGAAAACGTATCGATGATCCTTATTATAATGTAGGAAAACTTGTGAAGTATAAAGAAGGCGAAAATACTTTATATTTTACTAGAGATTATAAGCGTGTTATGGTTATCTATCATGGAATTCTTGTAAACGATGAAACGGGACTACCAATGATAACAGATAAAGAGATGCAAGCAATAGCAGCTTATGTTGGATATGCCTTTATATATAAAGAATCATTAGTTAAAAGAAACCCAAATTTAATGAAAATGGCACAAGTATTAAAAGCAGATTGACTTAAATATTGTTCTGCAGCAAGAGTTCCTGAGCATCTATCACAAAACGATATGGATAAAGTACTTGATGCTAGTGTTAGATGGGATAGGAAACAACTCGGAAAAACGTTTAAAGCAATTTTATAATCTTATGTTTGATCCAATTATATGTGGTGCCTATAAATGAAGTTTTAGTTCTCAAGATTTATTTGATAATATTAATTTTGCTCAATTTGGATGAAGTCATGCGTTCTATAAACTATTTAAAACAGATAGATGAAAAAAATTAGTTGGAATGGTTTTTACTTATTTTATCTATCAGGTTATTTTGGATATTATAGAAAATAATGTTACATTTGAGTTTCCATTAAAAGGTGCAGCAAGAGCAGAATTTTATGTAAAAGTATTTACAGGAGAAAGGTTTAGAAAATTATATCAAGCTGGTAAATGAGAAGATGTAGATTTTCTTAATTCTGAATTTACAGGATATCAAATATACTTTAGATATAAAACAAAACGTGGACAAGAAAAAGAAAAGCCGGTTTACATATCACATAAAAATGCAAGAGATATATTTCATAAAAAGATAAATGAAGGAAAGAAATATTATTAGCTATGGAATTAGCTTATCCAGAGAAATATTATGAAAAAGTTAAAGAGAGATTCCCAGATTTAACTTTACGTGAAATAGACACAATTGTTAAATTTGGGCTTCGCTCTTTATTTATAAATTGTGGATATGGTGGAGATATATTATTAAGATCACCATATTTCACAATGTATATAGGCAAATTTATTAAAGATAAACTAATATTTTATAGATATAAGCTCTTGAAACAATCTATAAAATTACGTATTAAATATAAGAGAGCTAAAACAAAATGGGATGGGTATTATTATTTTGGATTAAATGACGAACAATTCCAGGAATACCAATCTAATTTTAAAAATACAGGTATGGGAAAAAAGTCTAGAGGAAATCGAAAGCAAAAAATAACATTTCATAAACTTAAAGCTTATAAGTTATTAGATGAATGTCTCATACATAGGCAATATAAACACATCTTTAGATTAAAATTTCCAGAAGATGTTGGATTTACATTTTATAAAGAAGAATATACAACACGAAATGCTCAATATATGTTAATGAAAGTAAACAATGAATGAAAACAAATTGAATATTTTAAAACATTAAGAGGGCATCAACGTGTTAAAAATATATATATTAATAATCCTAATAAATAGATTATGGCAAGACAAGAAATAAATTCAGTTTTTTCAGACGGATTAATGACAGATTTAAATCCAATTAATACTCCAAAAAGTGTATTAACGGATTGTTTAAATGGAACGCTTGTGACATATAATGGTAATGAGTTTATATTACAAAATGATATGGGTAATTATAAACTTGAAAACTGTAAATTGCCAACTAATTTTATTCCCGTAGGAATTAAAGGTTATGCTGATATATTATATATAGTTTCATATAATCCTATATCTAAAGAAGTAGAAATAGGTTCTTATCCTGCTCCTCAAAGTATCTTTGTAATAGAAGATCAACAAAAAGTCGATGCCTCTGATGCTGATTTATGCCCGTTTTATTTTGGAGAAACAGTAGGCGGTAAAGAACAAGGTAAATCTTTTATTCGATATAATGATATTATTGATCAGCAAAAACATCCTTTATTTATATTTATGGATGGAGCAAATGAAGATACATATAAATTATATCCTGGAGATGAATTTAAATTAGATGATATTGATATAGATTATCTTAAAAATAATAATTATTTTATTTATCAACATTTAAATTTTTATGTTATTGATTCTGATAACAAACTATATGATTTAGACGATACTGAAATATATAGTACAGAGGGTATTAACGAACAAGGCTTTAAAAAGGTATTTTGGGAAACTCCAGGTTGATTAGCAGCACAATATGATCTATTTGTTCCAGATAAATTTAATTTAAATGTACGATCAATGACTGTTCCTTCTGTTCTTGAAAAACAATCTAAAAATCAATCAGAAGAAACAACTATTTCTACATTAGCAAATGATCCTACAAAGCCTCCTGCTGATCAAATGTTTGTATCTTTGGATTTATCAGCACAAACAATTATTTCTGATGAATTATTTCAACAAACATTAGATTATGATGAGGGTGCCAATCAATATGAGCATTTATATACTAGATTTTTAATTAGAATTAATAATACAAAGGAAGAAATTAATAATAATTTATATGGAGATTTTCAAGGAGTTAACGAAGAAGGAGAAGTAGCAGCAGATTATACTCCTGGAGATTGAAATGAGGACTATAATCCTGATACTAAATTTCCAAATAAATATAAATATATAGACGTTAATTGTCAAAAACATAATTATCAGGATGATATTATTACAGCCTTTAACAATTTAAGTTTTTATTGGTGGTTTACTAAACCAATAGAAGATGAATCTGGCGAAGCAGCTAATAATTTTTCCGGATATGTTGAAGTAACTGCGTTTCCTATCATTAAATATGATGGTAAAATACTAGAATATACACAATTTGCATCAACTATATCTTTTGATTTAAATAATCTTCCAGATAGTAACGATATAACAATTGGTGATTCAATCTATAAATGAGCAGTGGATGATGATAGTTGTACGGTTTCGTTTAATATTTTAGGTCCATTTATTAATACTGGAACTATGATTGGTAAATACGAGATTTATCGTGTTAATAAAATGAATTATGTATCAACATCAGGCTCAGGTTGAGATACAGAACATAATAGGCCAACTGTTTCTGGTGGTTATAGTCAATCTACTTGAAGGGAAATAAAACCAACACAAAATCTAGATGAGTTTGTATATTTAGATGGAAGTGGGAAAAAGCAACCATTACCAACAGATGCTGCTGGACTACAAAATATTGTAAGTAATGATACTCAAGTATTAGTAGCTAAAGGAAATATTCCTAATTTGGTTTTATTTGGACAAAATACAATTAATATCAACTTTAATCAAGCCAATGTTCTTGAATTAACAAATTATCGAAATTGGTATTTTGAACGAACGCAATTAAATTTTAATCCGTTTACTAGAGCTAATCCGATTACTCCAGTTCAAGCTGGTATAATGGTTCCAGATTCAGCTTGAAATGGAACTACTAGTAAAAATCTTACTTTTGAAAAAGAAGGTGGAGTTTATAAGTTAAGAATTATTTTAAACGATGGAACAAACGATATTATTTCTAAGGACTTAGATTTAATTCCAAGTGAAGTATTTAATACATGATTTGGAAGTGTAGATAATTATTTAACATCTATTACTGGAACAATGTGAGTTAATCGATATTTAGAAACAGTAAATGTAGATTATATAAATTTAACAGATTTACAATTTGATTATTCACAATCAATAGATCCAGTTGAAGGATGGTTAGAATATCGTTGAGGAGATAGAGGATCATTCATTCCACTTACAAAAAATGATGTATTAAAGACATTAACTTTACAATCTAATCCTTTTATATATAAATACAAATCAGATTTACAAGCAGAAGATTGGACATTAACTGAAGAAGATTTATTAAAATTGGTTTTAGCTATTCAATATCCTGACTACGCAGCAATTACTATTGACACTGGTAAAAAGACAATAGAATTGCATTGAACAATTAGTACAGTTATGATTGAAGCAACGAATTTGTATTTACGAATTAATGCTAGTCTATTGAGTAATCAATCTTATACTAATAAAGTCGCTCAAATAAATAGTTTAAAAGGAAATCTTTGAAATTCGATTTTACAATCGACTATTACGCTATATGATGGTGCTGAAGAAATATTAAGTATTGAAGATAATGGTACACAAACTATTAATCTGTCAAAAAGATTAGATTTTGGTAATATTCCAATCACAGCAACTAAATGAGACGGATATAGAGTAACCGGATATAGTTATCCATTCTTAGACGCTATAGCTGGACATTATATGTTTGATATTAACATAAGAAGTCGCATGTGAAATAGTTGAGCATGAAGTAGTGAAGAACAAGTTGTATTTGGTAAAAGAAATGACCCGAATGTTGACGAAGTTACAACAGTAATTAAGAATAATTCTATTATGGCTACTGGTAAAAGAGAACGCGCGAAAGACCCATTACTATATCATATGGGAACAGAAGGAGGATCTGTTATACAAAAAAATCTCTTTAGTGACGATGTTGCGATTGCTTACGGTCTTGGTATTCATTCGAGTTTATATGAAAATAATTATTTTACGGAAGCCAATTACATACAACATCGTATAGGAATTGGAGATATTAATACAACCGATGATGAAAATTATAAAGATTTTGATAATATTAAGTTTATACAAGAACTTAGTGTATTTGCCCATGAAGATACATATGACGGTGATTTAGATAAAGGAATATCAAATTGCTTTATCATAAAACAAGATAATTCGGACAATAGTGTATTATGTTGGGTTTCTAACAACGTTGTTTTTGCTTTATGTTTAGTAAAATACTTATCTAAAGTAGCACTTAATGGAATTCATTTTCCACAAATGAGTGGTTTTGAACAGTTATTAGAACCAATATATACTTTATCTACAGCAAGATATAGTGCAAGTTTTAATTTATCTTATTTACGTTGCGATGATTATAATTGAAAAGTTAATGATACAGAAGAACCGATCTTTGCTATTTCCAATCTAAATAAAAATAAAACACTTCCAGGTACATATTCAGCAACAATGTATGTCATTCTTTCAAATTCAGATGAATTTAATTCCAATATTGAAAATATTATTACTTTTTTAGAAGAAACTCAAAAAGAAAATGAGAATAGTTTTGAGACATTGCGAGAAGATTCTATGGATAGTAGTGAGTGAAAATGGATGGCTACTTCTAAAGATAATAATAAAATTGCTGAAGTAGAAAATTATTTATATAATAACTACGGTGTTAATACACTTTCGGTTGATTTAACAGAAGATTCAAGTGGATCAGCGAATATGGAGTATGAAATCTCAGAGATTTTCAGAAATGCTACTAAATTATTTACGAATGAAAATGCATTCAATAGTTGATATTCAACGAATTTTACAACCATTAAATCATCCGATGGAACTAAAAATATAAAACATGTTAGATGTAAAACAAGTGATTTAAATAAAGCGTTCCGTATTATTGTATATCGTTGAGGTGGAAGAGGAAATAGTGGATTTTTCTCTAATTTTTATTTTAAAGAGTTTTCAGAGAACACAATAGAGATTTAATTATGGCAGTTTCTTTAAGTGTTAAAAAATATAATCAAGAAGGTGATATGGCCCATGAATATCGTCCGTTACGAAATCAATTGGCTGCTGGACAAGAACAACAGTCTGATGTTGGAGAAGTTATTCAGCCAAAAGATTTAATTGATTTTAGAACTGACGAAATCGATATAGATTTAAATAACCCTTTAAATATAGAATGTCAACCTTCTTACGATGGAACTGTAAATCTTATTATTAACGATGATTCACATCCACCGAGAATCGTTAATACTAGATTTACAGCTATAGAAGATAATAGATATAGAATTATTAATAGAAATCAAAAAGAACAAACTAATATTTACGAAGAAACGAAAATCGATCAACAAACCAGATTATTTAGAAATATCAATAATATTCCTCGTATTCAGTTAGTTAGTGTTGATTATTTTGGACAATTAAAAGGTGGAAATTATACATTTTATGTAAAATTTGCTGATAACGACTTTAATAAAACAGATATTGTTTGTGAAAGTGGACAAATATCCATTTTTAATGGTACGCTATCTAAACCATCAACTGTTACAGGAACATTACAGGATGAAAGAACAGATAAGTCAATAACTATTTCCATTAATAATATTGATACATCGTTTCAAAAAGTTTATTTGTATTATACACGCGAAACTTGTGATATAAATGGAGTTAGAATGTCAGAAGTTGCTATGATTAAAGAGCCCTATGATATTAAAACAAGTAAACTTAATATTACAGTTAATGGATTTGAAGAAATTGAAGAAATAAATGAAAATGAGTTAAATATTAAATATTTGTATGTTGATAGAGTAAAAACTCAAACCCAAAATCAAGGTATGTTGTTCTTTGGTAATGTTGAAATGACAACAATTGAACCAAGAGATTTACAAGCATTATCTTTATTTATTGAAGTAAAATTAGAGCAGCAAGACAATTCAATTGGATATATTAATACTGATTATACGAATCAAGAAACAGACGATATTGAGCAAGTAGAATATTATAATCCACAAAATATTTATTATAATTTAGGTTACTGACCAGATGAAATGTATCGTTTAGGAATTGTTTATATCATGAAAGATGATAGTTTATCAGAAGTTTTTAATCTTCGTGGTATAAAATTTCAAAATGTAGGAGAGTCTAATATATCTGACGAACCAGTTATGAGTAAATATAAAGAATGGTGAGCTGGAGCAATAAAAGATGAACTTGTTAACGGTACATGAGAAGCTCAACGAGAGTGAGTCGAACAAAATGGTAATCCAATTGTTGAATATGAATTGGATGAAAGTGGACATAGAACAAAACCCGTTGAAGGTAGTTGAGACTCTGTTAAATTAAACTATATTCCTAAAGAAGATTTTATAGTTAATGGAAGCAATCTTGATAATATTATGGGAGTGTTTAAACTTCCAACACGATTAGCGATTTACGATCATAAAAATTATACTATAAAACCGTATGGCTTTACAATAAGTATGAAATCTCGTTTAAGGGAAAGATTACAACAATTAGGAATTAAAGGATTTTTTATTGTAAGACAAAAAAGAATTCCGACTACGTTATGTCAAGGTTTATCTGTTGGTATTGATAGAACCAGTCATGTGCCTATCTTACCAATAGTAAGTGCAGAAGGTTCTAATAAACCATTATATATAACAGAAGGTTTTATTGATGATAATGGTACATTAAGTACTAATTTTAAAAAGAAAAGTACTAATTTTAAAGCTACTTCTGCGTTATTAACAATAGATCCTTGTATCGCTCCTATTTTACAATCTACTTTTGATGGTTCTGAATTTGTATTTCAAGAATTTGAATCAAGAGAAATTCATCAAGATTCTACAAATGACAGAATTTTTACTGCTGAAGCCGACACAAAAGAGATTAGCAATATATCTAATAAATTAGGAACAATTTATGTTGGAAGTGATATTCCAACAAAATATATGAATAATCAAGCTTTTTCTACAAGAGCTGGAGCTGCTGAAGAAGTAAAACAGATTGCTTTCTTTAGTGAACAAGATTATGCAAGTGATAATAAAAATTTATTACGTGGTATATGGTGTCCATTTTTAGGATTATCTGGAGAACTAAAAGATGCGTATCTATATAATGTAAAAATACGTAATTTTTCATCTGTATTTGAACAAGAATATTTTAAAATACGTGGTAACGATAATTCTCCATTCTTTGCTATTACAGATAGATGAGCATTAGATGATAAAAAATGAGATGATCCAAATGCTTCCATATGAGCTATGCGTGGGGATTGTTATACATGTACTGTATCAATACGATTGCAACGTAATTTTGTTGATTCAGATGTTCCTGTAAATGAAATAATTATTGATCCAAATACATGAAAAGATAATTATGATGGATATAATACTACAGATGAAGACGCTTGATTATCGATAAACAGAGGTGATGTTAATACCGTACCAATTGGATCTTGAATTACTTGAAAATGTTTAAGTAATTATAATCTTGGATTAAGAGCTTTAGATTACACTAATGTTGAAGAGATGGCATTAATGGGTAATCCTCGTTCATTCTATCCTAATACTGGTGCTTTTACTTCTGCTGGAAATAAATTGGAAGATTCCTGAAAACTTAACGATGGTTATTCTTCAACTGTTGGAAGAAAATCATTCCTACCAGTACAAGATATTCCATATACTAGAGATATTTTTGATACCCGTATAATGTTCTCTAATGTACAGCAAGATGATGCTTTCCAAAATGCCTATAGAATATTCCAAGGATTGTCTTATAAAGATATGGATCGACAATATGGAGGGTTGGTTAAGTTAATATCATGAGGAACGAGTCTTTTAGCTATATTTGAACATGGTATTACTATTATTCCAGTTAATGAAAAAGCATTAATGGCTACTACAACAGGACAATCTATACATATGTATGGTGCTGGGGTATTACAAAATCAAATGAGTATTATTTCTCAAGATTATGGTTCAATTTGGCAAGAATCGATAATAAGAACTCCTCTTGGCGTTTATGGTGTTGATACATATGCTAAAAAAATATGAAGATTCTCTCAAAATAATGGATTAGAATTAATATCTGATGCTAAGATTCAACGTTATTTAAATGATCATATAAAACTAAAAGAAAAAGATAAATATCCAACTATTGCATTAAGAAATGTAAAATCACATTATAATAATTATAAAGGTGATATAATGTTTACGTTTTATAATGACACAGAAGATGAAGAGTGGAACATTTGTTATAACGAACGTTTAGATAAATGATCGACAAGATATTCTTGGGTTCCTCTTTATTCTGAAAATGTAAATAATATTTATTATTCTTTAGATAAAAAACGAGCTGAAATATTAGCTTATATTTATGATAATATTAATGCTACTGCGGGTATTGTAAGTGTTAATACAAAAGATACATCTAGCAATCTATGAACAGATTTAAATAAAAATCACACTATAACTTTAAAAGTTAATGCATACGATTTCTTTAAATATTTTCATTATGAAATAGAAGATATTAAGTCTTCTTATTTAGATGAAAATGGAACAGAAATTTTTATCTCTCAGCCTACTACTGATATTAAAACACTATTAAATGTCGATTTAGTGTCAGTAGAAGATCCAGAAACAGGTAAAAAAATAGAGAAATTAGTATTATCTGGAACATTGGCTGAGGGAAAAGAATTAACTCCGTATATTAATGGACAATTCGAATTACCTGCAAATCTTATGACTTATAATGGACATCAATTGTATTATTTATATTTTATTGTAAAAGCAACTCCTTATACAGAAGTAGAAGATGCTATTACTAAAGAAAAGAAAATAACAGTTGGTGATACATTTAAAACGGTTTTTGGTATTGTTGCTGATTATTCCAAATTGTCAAATCAAGCGGATAAAGATGCTTACGATAAACTTATGAAAAACGGATTTTATGTTCATGGTCGTGCAGGAATTTTTGATGAAATTAATTATTTTGATGAAGATAGAACAAATGAAATTCTTCCAACTGTATGATATGATAAACAAGAACCATTTGAGTTTGAATTTGTAGTTAACGAACCCGCTGGATTACATAAAATATTTAATAATCTTGTAATTATTTCTAATAACGTTCAACCTTCTGAAGTTGAATATGAAATTGTTGGAGATGTTTATGGATTTAATAAAGCTGGAATATTCTGGAAATATAATCAGGATTATTGAGAAAAACGGGAAAATCCGATTTCTTCTAAAGAATGAGATAATTATAATACTCCAGTTAAATTACTTCCTAAAGAAGGAGAGCCGTTTATTCCAGAATATCCTATTAAAGATGAAGGTAAAAATCCTACAAACGGATCTCAAAGATTACCTTGAATTAAAGATAATCCAATTAAAACCTCAGAAGAGTTTAAAAATACTACTGTTGAATGAGATCCAATATTGAATCAATATCTTCTTAAAACTAATCAAAAGTGTTATGATATTAAAGAATATGGACGTATGAGAGGTAATATTACATATAAAGAAGATGTTTGATATCTAACTATAGATCCAATTCTATTTAGAAAAGCAGATGCAGAAAATGCAGAATATGGAGTAACTGGAAATAATGATATAGATACTAAGAGACAAGATTGGAAGTCAACACGTATTAGAGATAAGTGATGTAAGATTAGAATAAAATATACAGGAAAAGATTTAGTTTTAATATCAGCTATTAAAACTATGATAATGACTAGTTATGCATAAGATATGTACGAGAATATAAAACAAGCTGCTGGTCAAGTTGGAAGTGGTTTTAATGTATCTTTGGCATCATTTCTACCTAATGTATCTCCATTACAAACAGATATATTAGGTAGTATAATGCCAAAATTACAAATGCCAGATTTTCAAAATGGAGTATTAGGCAAAACTCCTAATATTAATAGAAATTACTCTGAATTTAATGCTAATACTAAATATATTGATACTAATATAGCGCCTCCTACAATTCAAAAACAAAATTTTGGTCAGTTAGATCTCGATACATCATCGCCCTCATATCAAGATCTAACTCAACAGCAACAAAATGCAAAAACTCCTGGTTTAATTCGTCATGATGATGGATCTTTAGGTTTTACTAGAGGGGCTATTACTAATCCAGAAGAAAGAATCGAATCCGTAGATTCAACTAATTCTATTGGTCAACAACCAGTTAATTCGCAAATTATAAATACTTTAAGTTTACGAGGTATAGAAAATACAGGTCCGAGTGCAAAAGAACTCCGAGGATTAGCTAGAGAACAAAAACAAGCTGCAAGAAAAGCTGACAGAATCGCAAGACGAGATACTAATGGAGATGGTACTGTTTCAGCTGGAGAATTTATGAACTCTGGAGCAGGACAAGCTGTTAGCGCTGTTGCTGGATTAGTTGGAGGTGCAGTTAATGTTCTTGGAAATTCTGTAGGACAATATGCTGATAGACCAACAGCTCAACAATTAGATGAAACGCAAGAAGCTGTACGTTCTGGTATATATGGCGCGGTTTCTGCGATTCCTGGTTGAGGACCTTTAATTTCCGCAGGATTACAGATAACAGATGGATTAGGTAAGATGCTTGGAAGTCAAATGTCTAGTATATCTAAAGATGCAGCTGAAGATGCTGGTTTAAATAGAGGTTTAAATAATGTAGTAGCGACAATACCTGGTGTTGGATCAATTTTAGGCGCATTTGCTCAAAAATCTGATGAATTTGATATTGATAGAAGCAGATTAGCAAATGTTGGAAGTGCTTACGATATGAGTACTTTTGACTCTGCTGAAGATTTATCTGGAGGTAAATTCTTAGGTCAAACAAGTAAAGTTAATAGTTTTATTCAAGAACAAAATAGAAAACGAGACATAATGACAGGAATTTCGGATGTACAACGAATGAGAAAAGAAGGTGCTTCTTCTGCAGCTGCTGATTTGGCTCAACAAAATAGAAATAGATATGGAGGAATAACCGGACAGCAATTTGCTATTGGAAAAGAAGGTATGAAAATGCCTAAATTAAATTGAGCTAGAAATTTATTAGCTAAGTTTAAGGATGGAGGAAAACTTGGACAACCAGGTATAGAATCTAATGTAATTGTTGAAGGAGCTTATCATGCTCATAAAAATCATTTAGATGAAATAAATCCTGAGTTAAGTGATATGACTCCAAAAGGAATTCCAGTAGCTACTGAAGATCCAGATGGTGTAAAAACTCAAGTTGCAGAAATAGAAGTTGGAGAATTAATCTTAACTAAAGAATTAACTGAAAAACTTGAAGCTTTATATAAAGATGGTTCTGATGAAGCAGCAATTCAAGCTGGAATGTTATTTGCAGAAGAGATTATAGATAATACTGTTGATAATAAGGGAGGAGTGATAGATGCCGACAATATTTAATTCGCCAATATTAACTTTGTTACAATCTGGACCTAAAACTCCAGAACAGCAAGTTCAAAGAGCTACTTCTCCTTTACAACAGTCGGTAAATGGAAGACAAAGAATTAGTTTACCAGATTTTACTTCACAGCCATTACAAATTAAACCAATAATTCCCGCTAGAGATGCTACTGGAACTGTACAATCTGTACAACATAATACACATACAGATCAAGTTCCAACTAATGTTGATGAAAGACTTAAACGGAATCGTCAGATATTAGGAGATGTAGTAGAAACAGCTATAGATTTTACTCCTGTTATAGGAGATATAAAGGGTTTGACTTGAGATCCTATTAAAGCTGGAATAGAAGATGGATTTGGAGCTGGTTTATCTATGGCTGGATTAGGATTAATTGGATTAGCTCCAGGAGGAAGTGCTGTTAAAATATCTAGGCGTTTAGGTAAGGATGCTAAAATAATGTTAGATAAAGTTAGAGATTTTAGTTTGCCAACAGGCTATATTACTCCAGAACAAATTAAAGAGGTTCGTAAATTATATCAACTTCCAGAAGATGTTTTAGATCAAGATGTAATTTTGGCTCTCGAAAGACAAAAAAGAATTTTAGATGGCACTATTGATGCTGGACAACCTTTACGAAAAGATGTTTCAAAAGAAATACAGCAAATTATTTCTGATAATGGAGAAACAATTAAACCTACGTCTTTAGGTGGAGGAGAAGCTAGTGTTTTTATTGATGGCGATAGAGTATTAAAAGTTATAGGAATTAGAGGGCATATTAATGATAATATTGGACGAAGAATCTATAATCAACATATGGGTAAAAATGTTTTAGGAGAATTTGGAGAACCTTTAAGGTTTGAAGGATCTTTTGGACCAGAGACTGATAAATCATTTATTTTTTCTCAAAGAAAAATCAATGTACCTTCTCTCAGAGATGCAATGATTCATGAGAAAGAACTCTTTAATCGTATCAGAAAAGAATTAAATGCAAAAGGTGCAATAAACACTATTGAAGATTGATTATTATTACCTAATGGGATAAAGATAAGTGATGTACGTCCTGCTAATGTTGGATGAGATGAATTTGGAAATATTAAAATTATCGATCCGTATCATGTTTATCCAAAAGTTGGAGGGCATCCAGATAAATTTTATGGCAAATCTTTATATCCATACGATTTTAGAATTATGCCTGATTGAAACAATCCAGATCCACATTTAAAACAAGGAGGAAAAATAAATGAAAACAATTAATCTTGAAATTAATGACAAAGAATATAATGTTCTAGTAGCTCAAACAGAGATTGAAAAGGAGCAAGGTTTAATGAATGTTGAAGAAATGGACCCAGATGAGGGAATGTTATTTGTATATAATTATCCACATAAGGCTGAATTCTGAATGTATCGAACCAGTATCCCTTTAGACGTAATATTTATCAACTCAGATTGAGAAGTAATATCTGTAAAGAAGGGAATGCCTTATGATGAAACTATTTTAAGTGAAGATAACGTTCAATATGTACTAGAATTAAATCAAAATTCTGGAGTTAAACCTGGAGATGAAATAGATGTAGAAGATGATGAATTAAGTCCAGGAAAAGATCTCCCAACTAATAAAATGTATGTTTATGGATCTGATGGAGAAGTACAAGCCGTCTTACAGGGTTCTGAGCGCATTTTCAGTATAAAAAATACGAAAACACTAGTTAGAATGGCTAAGAGAGCTTATACAACCAAAAAAGAGTCTGATTATAAACGATTGGGTAAGAAAATATTTGAGTATTTACGTAAGCAAGATTCTAATGAACCTGAATATGTGCAACAATAAATAGAAAATAAAAAAGGAGAGCTAATTACTCTCCTTTTCCTATTATAGACTTTAGTTTAGTAAAATCGTAAATTCAAAATCTTTCTCCATTTTCTTCTATTCTTTTTTTATTAGAACAAATACTAAGAAAATCAGATTTTGCTTTAGTAGAAATAAGTTTGTGTTTTTTAAAAAATTTGGCTAAATGTTCAAATAAATCAATTGATTTTACTTGAATGTCTGGAAGTAAATCAAAAAATTCTTTATATAAATCATAATTTGGAATTTCTATTTTAGCTATAACATTAGCTTGGTTATTTAAATTATTTAATACATTTACTGTACTAGAAAATACTTTGGTAATTACATCAAAATTTTGTTTATCCGTTTTCTTAAGATTTGGATCATAAAATACATTCTGATTACTTTTTCCAAGATAAACGCTTTGATAAAATACTGGATTAGAATCTCAGGAAGATTGAGTTATTTCTTGAGATTCTATTTCAGATTTAAGATAATCTTGTTCAAATATTTTGGCTTTTCTTTCTATTTCATTACTTGCTTTTATAAAATCATCTTCTGTTTTATATTTAAGATAACGATGATTATTAGTATTACATATAAATAATGCTTCATTTTTATATATAGAATCTCGTAATCTTCCACAAATTTGTATAAATAAAGTAGAAATATCTACTAAAGATTGAGCTATATTAGTATCCGAAATAACTATTGTTTTGCCTTTAGGATCGTAAATATCAACTCCTTCAAATGCAGTTGCTGTATAGAAATTTATTTTACAAACTGGAGAATTAATAGATTTAACTTTTAATTTTCCTTCTGATTTATCTTTACTTGCGGCTTCTTTTGAACAGATGGTACGATAATCAGTAGTATTAATATTTTTAATTATACTCCTAATTGTGTTTATTGAATTAATAAAGATATGTCAATTATAATCTTCATTTAAACTATTATTTATAATGGAAGTTAGTTCTTTGCTAGTAAAATAAGTATTTTTAACTGTCACATTAACTGGAATTGCTGCTTCTCATTGTACTTCAATTTGAGGAAGGTCTTTGATTTCTTCTAATATATTATAATCAGTTAAAGGAGTTGCAGTCATAAAACAATAATCATTAAATTTAGTATAATTTTGTAATACAAAGGAGATAGCTTTATATCTAAAGGCATAGCTATTAAATAGAATATGATATTCGTCGACTAATAGAAAATAATCATATATTGTATCTCCAAGTCATTCAATTAATTTTGGAAGTGCGTCATATGTGGCAATTATCTTATTAAATAGATGTTTATCCAGTTTACTTTTGAACTCAGTTTGAGTAGTTTCACCTCATACTCCAATTAAATTTGGATATACAAAGGTTTTATTTATAACAAGATTTATATTAGGTACAAGAATTATAGAGTCACGTTTCGATTCTATCTCTAGCGTAGTACCTCCACATCCAGTTATACCTTTATTAAATAAACATTTGGATGGTAAATTATCAATGACATCAGATAAAAACTTTGAATTTTGATTTGCTTTAATAATTTGTTTCATAACTTTCGATTTTTAATGTTAAAAATTTTATAGTGTATCTATCAGTGGAAACTTCTTTATTGGAGTCACCCAATAGGTACAATATGTCGTATCTATCAATACAAATATAAAACAAAAATTTTTAAAATCCAAAATTATTTTAAATTTTATAATTTACAACCCTGTCGTAACTCTTTTGTTATACTGGACAACCATATCCATTATAAAAATTTTACATAACATTATAAAAATAAAAAAGGCGAGTACTAACTACCCGCCTAACAATCTTTAAAATAAACATAAAATAATTAAAGTGGTTTCTGAGTGATTTATATCCAGAACGCCTACTCTCTCGAATTCAATATTAGATTGCAATACAAAGATAATTAAAAATATTAAAATTCCAAAATTAAAATTAAATAACAAGTTCATTTGGATTTTTCAAATATTTTTTCTATTTTTGAATCGAGTCGAGAAATAACAAATTAGATTTTATTATAGTTTAACGTTAAATTAATTATTTATTTATGAAAATAGTTAAAAATTCTGATCGTGTACAACGTTTCCAGCAAGGGGGATCCGCTCCTATGCCTCAAGATCCTGCAATGGCTCAACAAGCACAACCTGGTGGAGAACAAGATCCATTGCTTTCAATTGCCCAAATATTCATGCAGGGTCTACAAACTCAAAATTGTGAAATGCTAGCTCAAGGTGCTCAAGCTTTTCTAATGCTTCTACAGCAAGCACAAGGTGGTGGAGCAGAGCCTGTTGGAGAACCTCAAGGTGAACCAGTATTTAAGAAAGGTGGAAAACTTTGTAAACGTAAAAAAGTAAAGAAAGATTGCAGTGGTGGCAAAGTAGCTAAGAACTGCGGTGGTGGAACTATGAAGAAATAAGATAGTCCCTCATAAAATAAATAGATAAATGAGAGATTAGATATTGTGCTAGTCTCTCATTTTTATTATAATATATATCGATATATGTCACAAGTTAGAAAATTTGCACAAGGTGGAGGAAATCCGGAATCCTCTTCCAATCAAACTTCTACTAAACATAAACCATATAGAATTACTATCGATGGAGTTGTTCAAGAATTAGACGATCAAGATTTAGCCAATTGAGCAAATGCTTATTCGACTAGTACAAATAGTCAGCAAAGAATTGGGTTAAATGACGTTATTAGTTCAATTAAACGTGGAAACAATGTTTCTTATAATTCTTTAAAAAATACTTTTACTGGAGTTAATTGAACAAATCAAGATATTATTGATGATTTAAATCTAAATCGTACTAATCCTAATCAAAGACAAGCTGAGAGACAAAAAAGGCGTTGGGCAAGAAGAGATTATAGACGTGGAGATGCTAGACAACAATGAATGACTGGTATGCAAGAAGCCATGCGTTATAATTTCAATCCAATTCAATCTCAACAAATAGAAACAACTTCTGAAGATAATAGAACAGCTTTATATGGAGATGAAAGTAGTTGGTTTGATTATAATACTGATGATAAAGGAAACGTAACATTCTCAACGGGTCCTGAAAATGCTGGTTATCTACAAAGATTAAAAAACTTTGAAACTTTTTTAAATTTACCTGAAGACGAAGCTGACAAACAGTATAGTTGAGATGACGAAAACGATCGTTATATTCAAGATTTACGTACAGCTTGAGCTTCTAATCAAACATCTGAAAATCCATTTACTTTTTCTGGATTAATTGAGCGTATTCGAGCTAATCAATTAAACGAGACTGATTTAGATTGGCTTAAATGGATGGGATTTGATAAAGATTCCAGAGAAACTGATACTGATTCAGCTCAACAAACAGTAGTTTCTCGTTCTTGAGAAGGTTCTGGATTTAATGACGATTTACTTGAACAATCTGGTTATTATGTACGAAAAGGAGAGGATGGAAATACTTATCTGTATACAACTAACACAAACGGTGAATTAGTTCCTGTTACTTCTAACATCTATCTAAGGGATATGGATTGAGCCGCTAATACCGACTGAGCCGGTGGTGCTGTTGTAGGTGGAAAATTCTGAACTCAAAATCAATTATGAAACGAAGATAATGAAGCTAATCGTGCATTTCAATCCTATGTAAATGCAGCTTATGCAACCGATGAAAATGGAAATTGAACTCCAGAAGTATATTCAAATGCTTTAAAAAATTCTGGCTGAATATATGCTGGAATGGATCAACCAAATTCATTTGTTGGTTATCAAAATTCTAATTTATCGAGACTTCCAGGATTTGAATATATAACAAATCCTTTCTATTTTAGAGATATTTCTTCTGAATATACTGTTCCAGAAGGAATGAAAATTATTAGTTTTATTGATCCAACAAATCGAGATAAAGATGGACGTCCAATCGAACGGTTTGCTGTTAGTAATTATGCAGATGAAATTTTTACTAATCAAGAAAAACTTCAAAATTATTTAAGCGGATTAACAACTCCAGTTACTCCAGTTGAAGGTATTAGAACTCCAACTGATCCAATATTTCAACCTAACTACGAATTTGATGATAAGGGAAAACGTTATACAAAATCCAAAGTTGCTGCAAAAGTACAAACCTCAGATGGCATTAGCAATCAGCCTATTTATATAGACGATAGTGGTGGTTATTATTTTAAAGGAAAAAATGGTGAATTTTATCCAATTTATGGAACTAAATTAATGGATAGAATTACTACTGGGCAACCTATTACTCAAAAAGAATATGAAAAAGGTTGAGATATAGAAGATCGTTGAAATTATTGAAGAACGATTAATAAAAAATGAAATGGAAATGATTTTTCTTTTGATCCTAATAGTTGAATGTATCAACAACATCAGTACGATGATATATTAGGATTTAAAAAAGGAGGAAGTATTCCAATTTTGCAATATGGTGGTAAATATTCTAATGTAATTACTAATATTAGTAAAGGCGCCGATACAGATGACCCTATTGGTACACTACATAAAGTTGGAGGAGGTCCTGGACTTACAGATGCTTCAGATAAATGGGCTACTGCTGCTACTGCTTTAGATACTGCTTCTCTTGGAGCATCTTTTATACCAGGTTTAGGTAATATTGCTGGAGCTGTTACTGGACTTGGAGGGACAATATCTAGATTTGTTTCTGATATTAAACGTGATGGCTTTGATGGTGGAGATCTAGGTAGACTTGCAATGAATCTTGGTTTAGATGCTCTTACCTTAGTTCCTATTGCTGGTAGTGCTGCTAAAGCTGCTAAAATGGCTAAAGCCGGTAAAACTGCTATAAAAGCAGGTAAAAATGCTAAAAAAATTGCAGAAGCAACTAAGAAAACAGAAGATATTTTATCTAGTACCGATATTTTTGGTAACGTTGGTGGTATTAAACTCGGAAAGAAAGCACAAAAGTTAGGTAGAGCCTCAGAAATCGCAATTCCTGCAATTGGTACAATAAGTGGTATAAACGCTACTATCGATGCTGCCAAAGATGGAGAGATTACTACTGATGAAATGTCTTCTATTGCCACCGGTTTAATAAGTGGAGCTTTGCTAGGTCGAGGTATATCGAGAAAATTGGACAGAACCGCATTAAAAGCTTTACAAAAGAAATTAGGTGTTGAAAATACTATTCAACCTATTACGAAGACTATTAACGGTAAATCTGTCACTTTAACAGTAGAAGACTTAATACAACTTAATGGAAAAACAACTAAACAAGCTACTGATTTCTTAAAACAAAAAGTAGAATCAACTGGTATAAAATTAGAAGATACAGATGTTTCAAAACTAATGGAAACGTTTGGTATTAAGGCTGATAAAAAAGGTATTATTGGTATATTTAAAAAAGATGCTCGTAAAGTAAAACAAAATAAACCAGCAAAATGGGATGTATTTGATGAGCAAGCTTTAACTAATAGTAAATTATTTGAAACTTTACAAAAAGACAATTTAGGTTATTGAGGAAATCGTGCAGCTAGAGCTTATAGATATGGTTTAGCAACTAATCCTGCTGCACATCAAACGATTATAAGCCAATTTGGTAGATCTGTAATGCCAAGATCCAATAGAACTTTTTTTGGAATTCCAGTAACCAATCCATTTAAAAACGATCAATTACAATGAAATGTTCATACTCCAACTTCAACTCCTGCTTCTACACCAGCTGTTTCTACACCCGCTGTTCCAACTCGTATTACGTCTAGAACCTCAGAAGAACAACAATTACGTAAATCCATAGCTGAATTGTTACATAAAATTCGTAATATTAAATCATCTGAAGGAACTAGAAATTTAGTAATGGATGTTGGGTTTAGAGGAAGAGAATATAATGGAGAGATATTATCAAATAGATTTGATGCTGCTATTAAAGCTCGTCCAGAGTTGCGTGACATGATTCAACATCATATTGATCAAGACAGATATTTCCATGGTACTGGAATCGATGACTTTATTAAACGATTTAATCTTTCATTTAAAAAAGGTGGTATAATTAAAGCACAAGGTGGAACCAACTCTGGTAATTGAGATAATGTTGTATTTAGAAATGGGCATTTTTATTCTGTAAATCCAGAAATGAATACATTTAATAATCCTCCTGTAACTCAATCGACTAGTTCTCCGTCTTCTAGTTCTCAAGCTACAACGCAACCTTTTACATTAGTTATGAATAATACCAATACTAATCCTTATTTTAATTACGAACGTGGTGGTATTAAATTTGATTCTAATGGTAATGTAGATTGAATTGCCACTTATGGAAACAATAGTGATTATATGAATTATCGTCAATATTATATAGATAATTGGTATAATCCAGAATTTCAAGCAGCAAAACAAGCATATTTAAAGCAATTACAAGAAAAAGGAGTAAAATCAGGTTCTTTAAATAAATCTTATATAAAAACAGATCCTAAAACAGGTAAATCCGTTTCTATCAATCCTGATGCTTATAATTTAAGTGATCCTACTATATCAACTGTTTATGATATGTCTTTAGAAGAGTTTGAAAGACTAACTAATGATAAGAGATTAGGATATGCTCATGATTTATATAACGATGCTTTTGGAAGAATTTATAAGCCTACACAATTGCCTAATGCTCCTGAAATTAATATTGATTCTATTGAGATTCCAGATGAAGACTTACAAGTAGAAATTGAGGATTTAAATTTATCGGTACCACAATTAACAGCTAATTATGTTGATGAGAACGGACGAATTATAGAAGATGGCTTAAATCCTTCATCTTATAAACCAAAAGTTAATACGTTTGATCCTCAATTATTATTTGGAGCGGCTGAATTAGCACGTAGTATTGCTACTAATAACTACATGTTCAAGAAAATGAAAGAAGCTAATAAGCCTATTCAAAAAGAAATGCCTACTGAAATATATGATCGTTACCAAGACCATATAACTCCAGCTTATCAAAATGCTGCTCAGCAAAAGAGACAATTCTTTGTTCCAACTTCTACTGATGTGTTAACTAATTATGCTATGCGTCAAACGAATGAGGATCAAGCTAGGCAATTGGAATTAGAAGGTAATCTTAAAGCTTCTGAACAATATTCACAGTGGTTACAAAACGATTTAGCTGCACGTAGAGCTTATGCACAAGATAGACGAGAAACAGCTCTATTTAATAGACAGGAAATGTTAAATAAACTACTACGTGATGCTCAAATAGATCAAGGTAGAATTGCAGCTAATAATCAGTCTATTGCTAACTTTGCTATGGAAGGTAGAAACTGGTTCCATCAGAATAGACAACGTGCTTTACAAGCTATTTCTCAATATGAGAATGCAGTTGCTCAAAACGACTATGAATTAGGTATGAGAAATGCCGGTAAAGACTTTTATGATGCTTATATGGCTTTGGAAGATAAAAGTCCTTATGTAGATTGGATGGATTATTGGCAAAGAACTAATCCTCGACATTTCCAGGAAAATCAAACTCGTTTATTTAAAGATCTACAAAATGCTAGATTACACAATCGTGGATTAGATGTACAATGGCCATATAGAATACCAACTATTCTTGCTAAAAAGGGTGGAACTTTAAAATATCAACAACGTCATACTGGACAAAAACCCGATGAAGCGATCTGAATTAATAGAAATAAAGAAACTGCAAAAGCTTTAGAAAAGTTACATGATGCGGTTATTAAATTATTTATGAAATCTATTTCTTAAATGAAAATACGTCAAAAAATAGAGAAGAAACAGGTAGGGGGTATAATTTATACTCCCTTTCTGCCTTCTTATCAAGATAATGCAAGTCAAACTCCAACACAAGAAACTGAAACAAACACTGGTAAAATTGGAGATATACAAAAAGAAATTCTTGAAGTATTACAGGAAAATGGACTACCAAGCGATGTAAATCTATTTTTAAATAAAGCTACTAGTTTCTTAAGAAGAGCAGAAATGACTGGAGAATGATCTATGTCGGATTTTGCTCGTGTTCAAGCTATGGCTAATATGGTAGCACATAATAAAGGTTTATATGATGCTGCTACTCAACATTTAACAGAAACTGGAAATTGAAATGAGATAGCTTTAAATGATAGAGGACAAATGTATGTAATGGATAAAGAAGGAAAAGTTTCTGCTATTAATCCAGATGAATATTATAAGAATCAGAAAAAATATAGTCCTTTAACTAATAATTATATATTAGAATATCGTTCACAAGCTACACCTTTTGATAGTTCAGTTTTAAATTCTATGTCTGGTTCAATTGGAGTTAACGATATAGTAGATTATGCTAAAAGTATAATACTAGATTTTGGAACTCGTTCTATTTCTGGTTATACTAATTCAGAATTAGCCAAAATGGAAGAATCGTTATATGGATTAATTGCCGGAGGACCTCAAGGTTATTATAAGTTTAAACAAGAAGCTCAAATAGATAATTCAACAGCACAACAAGCAATTAATTATATCTATAATGCTCTTCCAACTAACATGAAACAATTGTTAAGAGCTAAAACTGCAGCAGAAGGTCAAGATCCTAATTTACACTCAGCCGATTTACTTATACAAGCTTTATCGAATCATTTAGATAGTAGTACTTCAGTTGATTATGATTCTACTGCTACAGCTAGTGATCCAAGATATGCTAATGTTACTACTTCTGGCAAGACTGTAGAAAGAACTTTACCTGAAAGATATGTTGACGGAAATGGATTAGGAGAACATCAAATGATTAGAATTACCCCAAGAGAATCCACTGTTCACTTATTAGCATGAGGTCAATCTGCTCAAACTATTATGGATAAAGATGGAAAAACACCACTTCCTTCTACTACATTAGCTAATGTATTAACAGATAGTTTAGGTATTGGAGGTATAACACGTAAAGACTCTATTTCATTTGGAGATCAGTTACTTAATCCAACAGATTATGATAAAGTAATGTATGATTCGTCTACACCTTTATATAGAGTTATGTTACCATATAAAGATGTTGGTGGAAGAATTGTTCCAGATTTTGATAAACAAGAATTAGCTCAACAATTACAAGATGAAATAGAAGCACAAGGTATTACCGATCCAGGATATATTGCTCAACTAGTAGATGATTATTTTCAGGGTAGTGCAACTTATAATACACAAACTGGAACCATTGATTTTAAAAATACAATGGCATTTTTAACTTTTGGAGCTATTGTTAATACGAAATTAGTAGATATTGATAAAGATTCTCCTTATCTATATAATTTAGAACGTTCTGAAGGTAGAGATGTAAAATCATTATATGAAAATATTGTTAAATATCATAGTCCTTATGAAGCTAAAGATGAAGTAAATGATGTTGGCAGAGTGGGCAAAAAGAAAAATTTCTACATGGGTAATATCTTTATTCCTATTGATAATGCATTAGCTGGAACCTTAATATATAATAATGATGTAGCACCTGCTAGTAGATATCAAAATACAACAGCACAATTAGAAGCAAATAAATATACAAGACAAATACAACAAGGAGAAAAACCTCGAACGAATTTTTAATTTATGGCAAAAGTAAATGATTGGTTTGCGGCACGTTTATTTCAACCAGATTTTACACTTGTTGATTTTTACGCGCATAATATAACTCCAGATAATTCTACAATGAAATCAGCAGATGAATATAAAAATCTGCCTGAAGTTCAAGAAGTATTTAAAGATAAGTCTGGACGATTTGACGAAAAGAAATTTAACGATTTTTATAATACTTCATTAGCTTTATATAATCAATATGACAACGATGAAGTAGAAAAAAGATTAGTAGAAGCATATGTTCACGATCCATACGAATGGTATACACCCGGTAATCAAACATTTAGAGAAGTTGGAGCTAGTATTGTATTGGGCAAAAATCCATTAGGAGAATCACAAGGAATAAAAGGTATTTTGTATAACGGTCCAAGCCAATATAGCGTTCGTGAAATTGCTCAAAGAGAAAAAGTACATGATGAGAATGGAAATGAATTAGATTGGTCTCCAAATGATAAAGGAGGTCTATTTAAAGGATTATTTAGGCCAACTCTAGTTTTAGCTCAATATGATGAAGATGGAACTCATGAAGTGGATGGTAAAATCGTTTCTCATAAAAAGGGAGATTTAAAATATAACGAAGACGGACGTCCATATTATGAGTTACTTGGAGATCGTGAAATGTATGGAAAAGATTTACTTCATTATACTGATACTTTAACTATAGATGGAAAGGGTCTCAATGCCATCGATGTTTTTGATAACGATGGATTAACTAAATCTATCGGCGGTACTTTAATGAAAACCGCTCTTACAATGGGACCTTTACTTATACCTGGAGTCGGTCCTGTTTATGGAGCTATTAGAGCTAGTATAGCAACTGCTCAAATACTTCCAATTTTAGGAAAAACACTTGATTCCATCATTTCTGGAGACAAAGAAACAGAAATTGATTCTACTTTAAATAGATTAGAATCTTGAACTTCTAGATTTAATTCTAGTGTTAGTGATGCAGGAAGACAAAAAATGTTTTCTGTTGAGAATTTAGGTTCCATGATTAATGCTATTGGAGGACAATTGTTTGAACAACGTGTGGTAGGAGCTATTCCAAGACTTTTAAATAAATATGGAAATATTACAACTAATACTAGAGCCGGACAAAATTTAGCTCAAGCTTATATGGCTGCGACGTCAGCTAGAGAAACATATCAAGCATTTAAAGAAGCTGGAGCTAATGATAGGACTGCAGGTATTGCTATGGCTGCTAATATTTTTGCTCTTTGAAAGTTAATGAATATCGATTATTTTAGAAAGAGTATTTTCCGAGGTTCTTATCTTGACGATAGTGTTGTTAAAACCCCATCTTTAAATGTTGCTAAAATGTATCGTGATGAATTAACGGGTGTAGTTAAAGAGGGTACAGAACAAGCTACTAAACAAACTGTTCAACAAACAGCTCAACAAGCAGCTGAAGATGGTACTCAAGCTGGTTCAAAGAAATTATTTAAATCTCTTACAGAAAAATTTTCTAAGAGTTTAAAAGATGGAATTAAAAATACTGTTAAAAGTAGTGAGTTTAGACAACGTTCTATTGCAGAAGGTGTAGAAGAGATAATGGAAGAGAATATTTCTGATTTATCTAAAGTTTTCACTCTTGGTTTAGAAGCCCTTGGTATTAATACTGGAGATCAAGATTTAGATTTTGGATATTCTTGGAATGAAATTTTATCTCGTTATGCAATGACTTTTGGAGGTGGTGTTATTGGTGGAGCTATTTTTCAAGGTTTTGGCAAATGAGAGAAATTTTTACATCCAGAATCAGCTGCTGCAGCTTGAGATAATTTAGATGATTTAGAAAAAATGACCTATTTTATAGCAAATGGTCGTAAAAATGAAATACAATCTTATTATGATAAATGGTATCAACAAGGTAGATTAGGAAGTACCAATTTGTCAGCAGATAAAGGTAGTACATTAAAACTTCCAGGTAAAGAAGGAGAATGGACTGCTAATGTTGATTCTAAATATACTCAAAATGATGCAGTTTATAGAGCTGTTACTAATCATCTTAATTATCTTGAAAATCTTATTAATGAGGAAGGTTTAACGGATTTCTCTAAAAAACTTCCAAAATTATTACAAATTGATACTGATAAATTAGACGATCCTTTTGTAAGAGCAAGTATTGTTAATCAAATTGCTGCACAAGGAGGAATGTTACGCGATTTCTCTAGATTAGGAGCTAAATTAATTAAAACTCGTGCTGAATTACAAAGACTAACAGAATCAATTCGTTCTTCAGCTCAAAATGATTCTAAAGAAGCTCAAGCTGAAGTACAGGAAAAGTTAAATAATAATCTCCAAATTAAAAAACTACAAGATCAATTATTAAAACTTCGTACTGAACGTGATGCTATTTTAAATGGAGAACGTAACGATTATTATGTCGAAAGAGGTTTATTTAGATTGGATGGAGCAACTTCTTCCTTATTTGGAAATATATCTAAAGAATCGTTTGCTCAAACATATCATGGTATTAATTATTCTTCTTTAAAGGATGATCAGAAAGCTCAAATTGATGAAGAATATAATGATTTTATGGCTGAAAAAGGGCAATATTTATGAGATATTGCTTTTAATGCTTATGATAAATTATCTGAACGATATGCTCCTCAAATTAATCAACTAGATCAAATTCTCCAAAATAAAAAACGTAATACACAATATAGTAAAGAACTATACAGTAAAAAGAGAGACGATTTAGTTAAAGAACGTAATAAAATTGTTGATGAGATAAATAAGTTAAATAGCAAACCGGAGTCTGAACGTACTAATGAAGAACAGCAAAAATTGTTAGATTTAGAAACAGAAGTTGCGAAACTTAAAACTCAAATTGAAAAGTACGATCAAAATCCAGGTTTATTTTTAGAGTTTTTAGGTGCTCCTAATTCAGAAATTGAGAAATTACAACGTATTTTAGACGATCAATCTGAAGATATAGCTTTAGTTGCAAATACAATTAAAAATATTTATAACGAATACAAGAAATCTCAAACTCTTTTATTTAATGATGCTGAATTAGATAGATTTTATGACTGAGTTAGAGAAGATTATAAAAAACGTGGATTAATACTTGATCAATTATTTCAATATGGACAAAACTGAAGAGCAAACCAACCTGAATTTGGATACGATGATGATGCTATTACTCAAAGGATAAGTAAAACCGGAGATGCCTCTCGCGATATATTTCGATATGATGATACTTCAGATATTCAAAAAGAATTTGCAGCTAAGTTTGATGAATTTATAAATCTATTTGGTAAAGATAATAAACGTGCATTAGAAATTTATGAAGAGTTAAATAATTTTCTTAAAGAACAAACAAATCTTGAAGAAGCTGATATTAAAGCTTTAATAGACCATCTTACACCAGTAGTAGGAACACAATCTATTGTTGATTTTATGAAAGAAATGGATGATATGCGTAAAGATGTATTATATTCTCCATTTAGTGATTTATTTAATCAACTAACCGTAGAACTTACTGGAGAAAAAATGCCAATATTAGATTTAGTTAAAAGTGAAGAATTGCGTTTAGGAAGCGTACAATCTTTACAAGATTATACTATCGAAAATCCTCTTGTCGTACAACAATTAGAAAATGCACAACAATTATTAGATATCTTTACAGGAATGATTTCTGGAGCCTACGATGGTTTAAATGCAACAGCTAATAAGTATCGTAAACAATTACAAAAACCAACTCTTGGAATTTTATCTGATCATTCCGCTAAACTAATTGGAGATGAAATATTAGCACTTAAGAATCGTATAATAACATTATTGCAAATTAGTAAAAATAATGGACAAAATAAATTTACGATTCAAAAGAAAATAGCAGCTAATATGCGTCCTAAATTTGTTAAAACACTTTTAGATCCACTCTATTCAGACGTTATTAAAGAAGCAACGGGAATTGATTTAGTACAAGAATTTGAAGATAACGTTAAACCCGATTCTTGGGATTGGAATGATATTAACGAATCGAATTACACCGATAAAGAAGAAACCTTTATTAAATTTGAATCTCTTGTTTATGATAAATTACATAATCTTACAGAAGATCAATTAGATACACTTTATGATAAGTTGTTAACTATTGATACTGCGAAAATGGTATCTAGTAAGTTAACTGATAATAAAGATGAAAAATTATCTTCTTATGATTTAGCTGTATATTTAACTACATTAATATCATTAGATTCTAACGATTATTACGTTAAACTAAAAAGTATTATTGAATCTCCAGATTTTAATGTAGCTCCTTTATATGGACAAGAGTTCGATGTACGTATAAGTGTTGCTGCTGCTTTACATCCAGTTAAATTTAATAAATTATTAGATAAATTAAAATCAATTGAAGATCTACCGGATGTAATAAAAAATAAAACACCTCTGTATAATACTTCGTTTATATTTGGTGGAGCAGGAGTTGGAAAAACAGTAGTAATGGCTCGTTTAATATCTAAAATGGTTGATGATCCAGCTGCTGAAATAGTATTGCTCGCTCCAAGTCAAAAACAAGTAGATAAACTTCAAAAAGAAACAGGATTAGATAAAGCAACGGCTAAAACACTTGATGAAGTTTTTAAAGAGATAACAGATAATCCTAATGGTGTAGAAGCTAGAAATATTTATTATCCAAAAGGTTTACGTTATGCTAGACCAAAAGATATAAATATTAAAGATTTGGATCCGCTATTTACAGAAGGAGCTAAACATAAATATATTATTATTGATGAGGTTGCAGTTGCAAATTCGGTACAATTAGATTTGTTATCTCAATATGCACAAAAAGTTGGAGCTAGAATAATTGGATTAGGAGATCCAAAACAAACTTCTGCTAAAATAACATATCAAACAACTGTTGATGGCACTACTCGAACTATTACTGATTATAGTGGTTTAGAAGATACACTTCATATTAAATCTCCATTCTTAACAGCTTCTTTACGTCCATCTAATGTAGCCAAATTAGATAATTATTATATATTAGATACTAAATTATCAAGTGTATTAGATGAGTATCAAAATCATCCAGAATGGACTTCTGCCGATATATCTAATGCTACAACATTGGCTTTATCTTCGGGAATTACTCTTAAATATTATGATGGAAATAATCGTTTAGTTGGAGATAAGATGGTAAAAGATTCTGATGCTTTAATTGTTGATATTAATAAAGTGTTAGGATTTAAAGATGGAACTATCGCTATATATACCGATAATCCAAGTAAATACGCAACGTTTGCTGATAAAAAGAATGTTGAAATATTACCTGCTGATAATATTAACGGTGGAGAATATGATTATGCTTTTATAGATATAGATTGGAAGAAACGAGCTACTGTTGGAGGTGATTTAAATAATTTTACTTTATTACAAGATCTTTATACAGTTAGTCAACGTTCTAAAATGGCTACTGTTTTTGTAAATAACGGTTTAATTAAAGATGGAAGAGGAACATATTACTTAAATATAAATGTAGAAAATAGTGCTAATGCTGGTGCTCCACTTAATATGTCTAAAACATCATTTGATACATTTAAAACATGAAGATTACAAGGTCTTAAAAATATAAAACCAAGTTCTCATTTTGATCAAAGTTTTGCAGCTGATGATGCTCATAGACAAGTAGCTAATAATGCAAATTCTGGTAATACACCTCATCCAAATAATAATATACCAACTGGGAATAATTCTTCCAATAATACACCTCCTCCAGGCAATCCTCCTGCTCCAAAAGTAAAATTGTCTATTACTCCGCAAGAATGGACTGATAGTAAACGTCAAGAATTTATTGATAATACTATTAGAAACATAGAAAATAAACATTCTGACACAGAACTCAGCGATCCTAATTTCTGAGCTAAATATTTATCTAAAGAGCATGAAGATAAATTACGTATTAAATTTAACAGTAATTATGATGGAGTAACATGGGAAACTGCAGGAAAATCTGCTTGAGAAGAAGCACGAATGAATTTAATGCTTACTCATAGTCCAGAAAGTGTAGCATTATTTCATAAAAATGATATTATATCTAAGTTTATAGAATCGTTAGAAAATAATCCTAATATTAATTTATCAGATCCAAATACATGGTATGATATTGAATCGATTGTTGAAGCTAATTTTCCTTTAAGTACAGAGGTTTATAAGCATCTTAAAACTGATATAGCTAAAGCATTAGGAGCGGTTCAAGCTAAATATATGCCAGTGAATCCACAACTTTCTTTAGATGAAGCAAAGAATGTTTGAGATAGTATATTACAACCAATAGTTGATGATTATGCAAAAAGTTTACCTATTGAAAGTTTCCAACATTCATATGATGATTTAGTTAAAAATCTTAAAGATAGTTTATGGAAAAAATTAGACGAATATCCTGAATTATCTAAAGAAGCTCAAAAGTATATTGAAAAACAAATAAGTAAGATTAATCGTCCATTAAAAGCAGAATTTGATCAAGTGATTTTAGAAGATGCTTGGGCTACTAATGTAGATATTTTTACTAATCAAATTACTACTTACGATCCAAATCAGGTTAGAGATGTTTTTGAAAAGATAAATAATTATCTCAATGCATTTAAATACATAGACGATAAATTTAAAAACGATTATCGTAATCGACTACAATCAGTTGTTAATAATAAATATGAATCACTAAAACCGACTAAAAGTGCGGAAGAGCAAATTGCTGAACTAAAGGATCAAGTAAAAAATAAGTGATTAGAATGATTACAATCTAATTCTAAATATCAAGATGGAAAATATTGGAAAGAACATGAATCGGAAATTTTAAAACAAGCTACCGATATTTATTCATCGTTCTTTAATAGACCAAAAGCTTGAAAAAATAGTGGCAGATTCTTATGAAATGATTTTGTTGAATTATATAAAAGAGATCATATAAACTCTGTTCCAGAAACCAATACTCCAAAAACATCTAAAACATCTAAAGATTATTCTTTTAGTACAAATGATAATGATTATTATGATTTTCTTTTCTCAGAAAATTTTATTAATTTTGAAATCGGAAATCCAAATTCATTATTAAATTTGTTTAATAAGAATATAACAGCCGATCGTTATAAAGATCTCGTTTGATTACTTGGATCGATTGTTAAATATAACGAAGATGTAAAAAACTATCATCAAGCTATTAGAGATTTATTCCGTGGATCTAGTCCCAAAGAACAAGAGGAAATAAATAAATTAGTTACTATATTAAAGGACAATGACACTAATACTTATATGGAAGTAACGCCATATAATGGTAAAGGTTTATTATCTTTAGTAATTGAAACTCCTACTAATAAATATACTGTTCCAATATCTTTTGTTGATACTCAAGGTAAATTTGGAAGATATACTGGTCAATTAACTCAAGTCCAAAGATTATCGTTTAGTAAATCTGGTAACTGAATAAGTTTGAGTGAATTACAACAGAAGTATCCAGCCTTACATATTGGTAAAGATTGAGCTATTGTTGGTCGTCCTGATATAGAAAATGATCCTAATTATACAGATAGAACTAAAACGTTAGTTGCTGTTAATAAAGGTAAGGTGATGGTAATGGTTGCCTCAAATAAACTTGATACTGATCAGAAATTAAGATCTTTTTGGCGTGAAGGTATAGAAGAAGATATACAGAGAGATGACGAGGGTAATGAAGTAAAGTTTAATTGATCATATTCTCATCATGAGCAAATACCGTTAATAGGTATCCATAAACGAGATAAATTATCAAACGTAATTCCTTTTGCTTTTGCTATGCAAGCTAAAATGAGTAAACTTAGAAAAGAGTTTACTCCAGAATTCTTAGCAACTTTAGGTTTAGTATATGATTCTAATGGAATTCTTAAAGATAATAGTGTTTTCAAGTTATTAGGTGATCCTACTGCTTTTGGAAATATTGTTGAACCAGCACAACAAGGCGAATACGCTCTCTGGAGACGTAGAAATATTGACGATTATAGCGTACAAATCATTCCTTCTGATAGATTGGGAGAATTAGTCAAATCTATTTTAATAAGTGATTTTAAAGATGAAACTTTACGTAAAGAATTAAATAGTAATATATCGGATTTTGTTAAACAGAAACCCGATAAAAAGAATAATAAAAACGGATTACTTTTAATAAGTCCTACTTTAGATGCACTTATTCAGTTTAATACCGATAGTAATGTTTATGAAGTGTTTGCTTTTGACACAAAAACATACACAATTGGTAATAAAATACAAGAATTTAAACCACAAGGAACAAACATTTTTAATGATTTGCGTAGTTCTGGTATTGATTTTTCAGAAGCTAAAGTTTATTTTACACATACTTATGTAGTCAATAATACTTTACGTTTAAGTACTCATACTGCTAATCAAACAATTACAGATATATTTAAAGGAGTATCTAATATTAATAACATTGATGAATTGTTAAAAGATGAAGAAGCTTTTAAATATGGAGTATTTGTAAACGATAGAGCTGGAGATTGGTATAGTGGATCTAAATTTTATCGTCAATTTAGAGGTAATAAAGAAGGATATATAACTGATGCTGATACTTGAACTTTTCCAATTTATCAATTAGATGAATCGAAAATTATTGTTGAAACAGTATCTCAGCCAAATAGTGATCCAGTAGAAGAAGTTGATGATTTTAGCGAGAGAATTAATACTTTAAAACAGACTTTAACTGATTTAAAATATCCGTATAATCTAGATACTCTACTTAATCCAAATATTTGAACACAGGAAGTATGAAATGATACCATAAGTAAAATTAATCAAACATTTAAAAATCATACAACCTCTCAAACCTATCCTATTATTGGACAAGATGGAAAACTAGAACGCTATGGAAGAAGTGTATTTAATTCTTTTATAAATACTATGTTTACAGATGAAATTATAGATGTTGATCCTACACACGTAATACCTTTAACTAATATTAAAGCATCTAAAGATGTTCCATTTGCAATATTTGCGATTACAGATAAAGTAAACGAAGATGGTATGCAAACTGAAGAATTAAATATTAATAATGCTGAGTATTGAGTTTATAAATACGATGGCAATCGAGCTATAGTTCAAAGAACATATACTTATCAAACATGAAATGAGTTGTATCAATTTATAAAAGACGCTGATTTAGATAACGCAGCTAAAACAACGTTATTAAATTATATTGGCCAATTATATAATGATAATATTGATGTAAGTATAGAAAATGCTGTTTCAACTATGGTTATTAATCTGGAGATTTTTAATGGGTTTAAAGAACGTTTAGTTAAACATTTGCAAGATAGATTAAATGAGAATTTAGAAAATTATGAGTGCTAAAAAATGTACATATTCAAATAAATTTAAATATCTTTTGGAGACATTGAGTCAATCTTTGTCTCCAGAAGATTTTAAATCTTTTGTAGAACAAAAATTTGAAAATGCGGATCAAGTTATATCTGAATTTCAAAGCAATTTAGGAGCTGGCAAAAAAGAATCTCAACCAAAAGCTCCAGAAGAAAAATCATTAAATAGAACTATAGAATCATCTGATAAAGATTCTCTTACTAGTTTATATATAGGTAAATCACAAGATTTAAATAATTTACGTAGAACTTTTGCTAAAAAAATTGTCGAATCATCTATTTATAATTTAAAAGAAACAAGATTTGTATCTGCTAATGGACCTAGTGATGTTCCAAATCTAAATAATCTAAATAAGAATATCGCTAAGTACAAATATGATCTTATAAATCAAATATATTTAGAAATTCAAGGAGACTCAATTCCAAAAGATTATACTATTAGTGGACAAGAATTTAGTGCTCTAATTGAAAGTGCTAAATTATTATATGAAAACGCAAGTGAAGATAAAAAGAATACATTACGTGATACATATTCGATTTTATCTAAATTTGATGATTTAATTAAAAGTAATACTCCATTTATTAGAACAAAACGTAATTATCAAGATTCAGAATATCAACACATTGATCAATATGAATATACTGGACCAAATGTAGAACATTTCTATAAATTCTCATCTAGTGAGTATGCAGATGCATTTGAACAAGCCTCTGATTTAGCAGATATTCTATTAGATATATTTCCTGAATTAGATGCTCGTAATATACCTATTCCTAATACATCTATTGGATTACAAGGTTTTACTTCAGCAATGGCTTCGTTAAAGACTACTTTGATGTATCCACCTTCAGAACTACAAACATTATCTAAAGAATTAAAGAAAGGAGCACAGATGGATATGTCTAATGTGTTAACTCAATATATTGATTGAGTAAGTAATGTTTCAAATGTAAACGATAGACGTAAGACATATCTTATTTCTAAATTACGTTCAATTAAAAAGAATATTTATGAATCTGATATTGATCAAGATATAAAAGACATGTTTACAGCAATGTTTTTTAAAAATGTTCCTATTACTTATGTTTCGTATCAATTAGATCCAACTACAAATTTAATTGAAGGTAAGAATTTACGGGATAGTCTTGTCAATATTCAAAAATATCGTTTACAAGATGTTATTGCATCTTCTATTGCAGTTTTTAGAAAAGATCCAAATAAGTTTAAGAAGTTATTAACTGATTATAATATCGTTGATGATGGTAAAGGTAAAATAACATTTACAACTGATGAAGGAGATGAAGCTACTATTTCTTATGAATATAACAATGGAAGATACACTTTTCGTACTAGCGATGATTTAGATGAAGCTACTACCAAAAAAATAATTCAAGATTTAGTTTCTTATGTATTACCGGATGATTATCAACGTATATCAGAACAAATTAACTCTCAGAATACTTCGATTTTTAAGGCATTTGCTCCAGTATTAGGAATGATTATAACTGCTGGAAATATAAATTCTAAACTAAATTACGAATGAACTAAATCCGGTTTATTTGATTTTAAAAGTTATCATACAACTTTAGATGGAATAGCTAATACATTAAGTGTATTATTTGGTTCGGATACTATAAGTGTAATTAAGAATCTAGAAGGAAATAGCGTCCCTACTACTCAACTAATTAGTCTTGCTCAAAATGTACCAGCAATGATGAATCATCTCGAAGATGCTGTTGATCAACATCAAAAACGTACTGGTAAAGAAAGATATAATATGTATGAGGATAATCTAATTGTGAGAAATAGGGAAATGATTGGACAACCTTATATTAGATCTAATATTGAAATTGGAGGAGAAGTTAAATCTCCAAGTGATTTAACTACTACAGAATTGATGAATATTGCTATTTTTAGTGATTTTTATAATAATATAGATAAAGATAAGGTAGAATTTCAAAGTACAACTTTTGCAGATAAAGGAACTCATTATGTTATTCCATTTAATATTAAGGATGATGTGGATGTTAATGGCACGTGAGTAAATATAAAAGAATTAATTCAAAACTGTATAAATAATGGTGATAATACAGGTTTAGTTCGAGTATATTCTACTTTACGTGCTACTAAAATGGAAAAAGTAGTTACTAATATTTTACAGGATTGAAGTGATGCTTTTGGTCAAACTTTTACTTCCTTAGATAGTATTAACTCTTTTATAGTAAATAATCAACTCTCTGAAGCAGATATTCAGAAAGCCTTTAAAGACGCACACATTGACTTATTCGAAAATATTCATTATTATAAAGACGGTAAATCTAAGAAAATACTAATGAATGAAACTATTTATAATTGATATAATACCTTTAATAATCCTGAAAAAGTTAAGAAACGTTTAAATAATCAAAAACGTATCTTTTTACAACAATTATTAGATAACGATATTACATTTAATAAGTTTAGAAATAATAGTGCCTATCAATTATCTGGAAATTCTAACTTCAGTACTTGATTTTATCAGAATTCTGGCGATATGATATTAGCTAAAACCAAAAAAGGCGAAAAAATTACTAAATATAATATTGCGCAGTTTTTAGCTAATGATCCAGAAATGGAAATTGTACTTAATCCATTATTAGAAGCTTATTTCTTATCTGATATTATACTCTCTAATGAATATAATTCCCTAACATTAGGTGAAGTATACGCACATCCAAATAAGAATAAAGAAGGCGGTTTATATAAAGACGATTATTTTGAATATAGCGAGGCCAATCGTCTTATAGCTCAAAATAAGCGTGCTGTAATTATGGGAGCGACGTATCATCCATTTTTACAAGGAATGAAACATGGAGTTGCAGAAACTATAAATATAGCTGTCTTAAAAGATATTCCTGCTACTGTTTGAAACATGATTGGAGAGGAAAAACGAGATTTAGATTCTATGGATGGATCTGGTATTTCTAGTCCATTACAAGCCAGAATGGAGAATGTTTCTTTATGTGATGCTAATGTTGGCTACGATAAGAAAACAATTATGGGAGACGTAGATGCTATTTATGGTCGTCCAACTCTTCTTAAATGGGCTGTATACGCACTAACTAACGCTCGTAGACAAATGTCTCAAACTTCCAATATGAGTGGTGAACAATTATTTAAAAAGATGCACAACATTCCTATTGGTAAGAAAATAGATTTGGTTCGTTATTTTAATACTAAAAATAAAGATTTATATTATTTTGATAAAGAAACTCAAACTTGGAGATATATTCAAGGTATTGTAAAAAAAGAAAATTCTGATGGAACTGTTTCGTACACTCGAATGGAGTTAGTTACAGACAGAAATGGAACTATTTTAGATATTGACAATGTTATTCCAGTAGAAGTTATTACTAAGAAACCTGAAGATATCACTTTATATGATATTGACCAACTATTTGGAGGAGCGTATACTGCTGAACTTGATTCTAATCAAAAATTAGTATATGCTGAAACAAATTTAGATATATTAATGAATATTGTTGCCGATGAAGATCTTAAAGATAAATTTATTGCTTATGCTGTTAATAAATCGGCAATTAAAGTAGGAGCTGGTAACGTTAATGATACTTCGCATTGAATGGATGATAGTAATTTAGATACTATTACTATGTCTACTGCTTTTGGAGGAGTACAAATGAACGCAGATCATGAAATTGATGAAGCAGAAGTTACTGAAATGACTCAGATGTTAAGTTCATTAGTACAAAACGGATATAGTTTAGGTATTGTGAATAACGTTTATAATGATATCGGAAAATTAGTTGTTGAAGCACTTGGAGATTTTTACGATGCTATAAATGATAAAGATTCTGTAAAACTTTATCGACTTTTAGGACAAGCTCTTGTTGATGCGTTTATTAATAATGATCGGGATACTATTGGATTAGCACAAGCCTTTGTAATGAAAGCAAATCAATCGTTACAAGATAACAGTTTACAGTATCGAATTCCATTTAGTGCTCCTACCATTAATGGTGCTTTTATTGCTACTATTATATCTTTAATAAATAAAAGTGGAATTAGACGTAAATATTCTGGTTTTGCAGGAGTATTAAATCCTTCGTATAACTATATACAATATTATCGAATTGGAGATTCTACAATGGATTATAATACTTTAGCTAAACGTATATATAATGTTAGAGAAGATTTACGTTTAAATCAGCCAAATAATCCTTGAATAAATGCTAAAATTGATGATTTTATCAACAAAGCTTTTTTACCGGATACAAATGGAAACGTTGTTCGTAACCCATTTTTAAATAGATTGAATACTGTTTGACAAGCAGATTTTGAGGATACCATTGTTGTGTTTGATACAGAAACTAAAAAATTACATACCGTATATATAGATTCTTGGGATAAATATGATTATCTAAAAAATTTTTTAACACAATATGGTAATAGATTTACTTTCTATAATTGAACCACTAAACCCAAAAATCTTAAACAATCAAATACTCGTTTTAAAGTAGGAGCTGACTGATATAGTATTTATGACATTAACTCTGTTAGAGTATCTCACTATTTACAGAATAATCCTTCTGATGAGATTATAAAACTTACTAAAGATATTTTTGGAATATCTGACTTAGAAATACTTCCATTTATTATGAATTATCGTAATCAAGTTATAGATAAATTCAATGTTGATAAAGTTTCAAAGGGAGAATTATTAAAAACAGCTCGAAAAGGAACTGAAGAATTTTTAAAAGCACTTGAAAATAAAACAGCAATTTCAGATATTTATGTGTTTGGAGATGGAAACGATACATTTCAAACTAATGAATATACGGTAGATCCAGCTGAAATTATAATTGGACGTAAAGATGCTGCTAAGTTTGGTTTAGAAGATGATGAAAATATTTCTGATGTATTAGCAAAAGGTGAAGAATTTTTTATTAGCAAATTAAATTGGCAATATCAATTACCAGAAGTTAATTCTGATTTATACGATGTTGTATTATATACAGACGAGGGAGAACAAATACTAGTAAAATATGGTAGTGAACAAGAAATTCAACAACAATTTGCTAAAGTTGCAGGTTTTTCTAAAAACGAAGATTTCCAAATAAACGAGAATAAAGTTTATTTTAAAGGAGAAGAGTTTACATCACCAGATGGCAAAAATTTTTATAGTTTCTTAGATAATGCCGGACATAGACATCACGTAATTACTGTTAATACTTTAGATAGAATTCAAGAATTAGTTAATAATCAACAAGTTGAATTAGCTAGAACTAATTATCAAAGTAAAAATTGGAGAAAATTAGCTGAATTAAACAGAGATAGTTTAGTTCAAAATCCTAATTTCCAATATGATATAAATCTCCAAAATCAAGATCAACGTAAGTTTATTAAAGAAGAAGAGTATCAACTTCAAAGAAAATTCAAACATTTAGCTAAAAAACGATTTGATGCTTTCCAAAAATCTTTATACTTAGTTGGAGCACGTATTCCTACTCAGGGTATGCAATCTTACATGCCTATGAAGGTTGTAATGCTAACAAACTCAAAAATAAACGATATATACGTTCCTCGCGTTCAAACTTGGCTAGAGGGCTCAGATTACGATAAATATCTTGTCGTAGTAAAATTCTCTTAATTGCGGGAAACTCTCTAGTAGACAATCCGCAGCCAAATCTTTAAAGAAAGGTTCAACGATTATCCGTAAGGAGTATTATAAAAAGAAATGGAGAATGTGATTATTCACAAAGAGATAATCTGATCTATATAGCGATATATAGTTAACATAAATGATAGATAAATTATATATAATGAGTTATAACATTAGTAATAGTGGAAACATTCTTACTAATATCGACTCAAAAAATCAAAGAACAAGAGAAATAGCATTACAAAACAAAGTAGTTGATAATATATTAAATATAACAAGAAATGCACGTAATCAAATAAATCTACACATGCCTGTAGATATGAATGAACCTCAAAAAGCAGCAGAAGATTCGAAAGCTGGAGAAGCTGTTAAACATGTTACATCTGACAATCCATTTGTTAAGTATATGATGCAGGTGCAAAATATGGTAGGTAAACAAGTTATTGGTATTACTGCAGTATCACTTAAAACATTCTTTGCTGTTAGTACTTATTATAATAATATTATAGATAAAGCCGCTAATGATTTAACTAAGTTGCCAGAAGAAATTGAAAAATCGAGTGAAAATGTTAATGAAACTTTAAAACAAGGATTAAGTCTAGAAGAAATTGAAGAAACTGGCTTAACTAGAAGTCCTGAAGAAAAATACGTTAGAGTTGCTTCTGATATTATCTATAATACTTTAAATAAATTATTCATAATAAATCCATTAGATGACACATTGACTTGTTATTCTAATTTAAATTTTGAAAAATTAATTGATTTAGTTGATAGTAATCCAGTTTTAGCTAATTTCCAGATAAATCCACATAGTTTAAATGTAAGATTTGAATCACGGTTTGCTGATCAATTTGGAGATCCAGCTAAAGGAGCTACTCCTATTACTTTATCTTCATTATTACATATACTACAGGATAAAGCAAATCGAGTAGATAGTGCCTTAGTGCTATCTAGTTTGTTATCGGCGGCTACAGATTCTAAATTGATGTTTTAGACGTATGTTTTAGCAGAGTCTGTAGGATAAAATAATCGGCTAACTCAGGGAAACTCTCAAATGAGACAATCCTGATCCAAAGTTTATATACTTATAAACTAGGAGCAACGACTATCCGTAAGGAGTACGAATATTTCGGAAGTACCGAATGTGTATTATACACAAAGATATAGTCTGATCTTATACGTGAGTATAAGTTAACACACACGAATGCTAAAGAGCTGATATTAAGTAAAATCAACGCTACATCTAAGTTTGTTGATATTTATACTTATTTATTAACTATTGGAATTCCGTTTGGACAAATTGCTGATATAATGAAATCTCCAATATTTAACGAAGTAGTTAAATTAACTGAAACAAACATTTTTGATAAATCTACATCAAGATTTGATTTAAAATCAGCCTTAGATTTTTATATTGATGAAAGTTTATTTCCTGGCATTGATCAAAAAGTATTTGAAGAATTTGTTCCAGTTAAAGAATATACTTGAGAACAAATAACTCAAATTCCTGGAATGACAGATATTATTTTAAATACTTTAAAACGAGTAACAAGAAATTATGATAAAGCTAAATATACAAGTAAATCAATAGCGATTATCTTAAAGAATATTCGAGATAAAAACCCTCTTTTGGCAGATCAGTTTAAATTATCTCCAGAAACTAATGCTTGATTTGCAAAAGATCGTATTAGAGATGAACAAGATCTTCGTACCGCTTTAGATAAATTATATATAGCGAGAGCAAAAGGTGTTCATGTTTCAAGTGACGCTATTAATGAAGTAAATCAAGCTATGCAAGAAAATCCAGCTGCATTTAAAGGTAGAAATTTAGCTTTAAATCCTGCTACATCGGCAGAAATAGATTCTGTTATTAACTATTTACATAAAGTTGCTGATAGAAGAATATTTTTAAAGAATTTACCTAACAATGAACAACAATTAATCATGTTAACAAAAATTCGTGATAATATTTATCCAGCAATGAAAGAAATGGAAACTTTAGGTGCTATGTTAGGCATTAATCAAGGTCAAAAAACAAATGATCAAGAACGTTATGCTTATATTAATAGAATTGAAAATTTTATAAATGGCAAAATACCTAATGAAGTTCCTTATATATCTTTACAACAATTTGCTTTTAATCCAAAATATAGACAAGATTATATTGAGTTATATAACGCGGGCAAAGTAACATATAATATTTTAGATGTTATCGATTCTGTTCCTCATTTTAGTGCGATGTTTAGAACAATTGGTTTAGGAGAATCGATGCTTAAACAATTTAGTTTTATCTATGAATTAGAAAGAGATATTATAAAAAGTGTAAAAGCGGATTATGAAGCTAAAAATCCTAAGAAACATATAAGTGTCGATAAAACAATGTTTCAAACTATTCGTAATACTCTATACGATCAAACTATTGTTAATTGGATTAAGTCTTTAGGATTAGAAATTCAAGTTCCAAAAGGATTTAAATATATTAATAGCACACCTAATAATTTTGCTGAGGCTACTGATACTACCGATCCAATAAAACTTGATTCGGTTATAAATATTGCGAATTTTAAAAAATTAATGGATGAATCAATTATTCCTGAGATTATTGCGAAATATAAAGATAGTAATAAATTTGTACAGGCATTAACAAGAGCTATAAAAGAAGATAAAGCAACTAATAAAACTAAATTTCAATGAAGATTGATTCTTCAAATGATGAATATTGCTGAATCACAACAAACACAAACGATGTATGAAGGCATATTAACTGATTTTGATGCAATTGCAAATCATTCTATAAATGGATGAAAAATCGCAGATTTATTTTATCTATATAATCTTATAGTTAATAAAGATGCGTTTGGAAACGATTCGTTTACTAGATTGTTTGAAAATTTAGTTTTATCGAAAAATAGTAGTAGTTTAATAAATCGATTCTATCAGTATATAGCAGATTTAGATAATAATAAACGTGAAATTAATATAAACCTACAAAATATTAATTATAGATTATCTAAACTACCTAATTCAAAAATTAAAGCTGATCCTAATACTTATACTTATGATCCAGCGTATTTCACTTTTGATTTACCATTTGACGAAAATGGAAACTTTATAGTAGTTAAAGAAGATGTAGATACTCAGACACCAGTAGATACTGATTCTTATTATCAACCTATTTTTTCATCGGCTGATATATTAGTGCCTTATGTAAATTATGTTAATGATAATCTAACCAATCTTCATTTAATTAATGATCCAAATGGAGAAGAATCTGCTTATATAGAAAATGGAGAATTTTATATTAATATGGCTAAAGCAGATACTACTGATTTATTCCATGAAATCGGTCATGGTATATTAGCTACTATTAAACAGAGAACTCCAGAACAGTATTATAAAATGTTAAATACAGTTATGGAAAGTCCAAGATTCCAAGAAATTGCTAGTTATTATCCAAATAAACATGGTTCGGATTTACAAGAAGAGGTGTTGTTAAAACTAATGCAGATGGAAATGCGTGGATATCAATATAGTGATATAGATTTAGGTTTAGATAATCAAGCTATTGTTGCTACTTTAAATGATTTTGTAAGACAGTTTACAGATAAAGTAAATAATGGACCTTATACATTTGCTACAGCGATACAGGAAATTACACGCGAAATAATGGACACTATTACTGCCAATAGAAAAGAAAGTATTGATAAAAATCTTATTTTATTAGCACAAAAAGCAGCAACTATTAAAGATATATTAGTAAAAAATAAAAATTTAACTGAAGATTGTTCAAAAGCATAAACTATGTGGTTAGGAAAAGGATGTATATATAAATTAAATATAAATGGAGAAGAGAAAGTATTCCAATCTGAACAAGATTTGGATGCTTTCTTAAACTCCAATACAGATAACTTCAAAATAGATAAAATAGACAGAACACTTTCTGTTGATATGCAGGCTGGAGCAATTGCAAAATTAAATGAAGCAAAAATTGCAGTAGAAAACGTACAAGTAGAAGTTTTTCGTGATGATTCAGATCCAGAAATATCAGAAACTATATATAAAGTCCCTAATTCAATGGGTGTTACTAAATATATATCAACACATGGTTTAGCTGGAGATTGATCTCAACCTATTTGTCCTCCATTTGATTTAAATGGATGGAAAAATAAGCAAAAATTAGAATTAATGCGTGTTGGAAAAACAGCAGATGAAGCCGAAGCATTATTAACAGAACTTAGTGAAGAATTGTGACCTGAATTAACAGATTTTGGTACAGATATCCACAAAATATATGAGTGTGTCTTTTCAGATAAAGAGATTCCTAAATTAAAATATTTATCTAGTGAGCAAATTCAAAACATTACAGTACAAGCACAAGCTTTAAAATCTACATTTAAAGCAAAATACGGAGAAAACGCAAAGTTTCTTACAGAATTTGCGATTAAAAGTAAAGAATTAGCACCAGAAATTCAAGTTCTTTTAGAAAAAGCTGGTATCAATTCTTTAAACGGTAAAGTCGATTTAATTATTGTAGATCAGTCTGGAGATATTCATTTATTTGATTATAAAGTATCTAAAAAGAATTTTGGAACAAGAGAAGATTGAATAATAGAAAGTAATCGTGAACGTGAGAAACATCAATTAGTCCATTCAACCAAGAAACGTTCAGCTACCAATCAGTTAGCAGCTTATAATGCTATATTACGACAGTATGGATTAATGGCTAAATCTTGTAACATTATTCCAATTAAATTAGACGTACAATGGGATAATGTAGATAAATCACGTATTAGAAAAATTAAACAAGCAGACGGAACAGAAACTTTTGATTTTACTGCTACACAAGCACCTATTATTTATAATGTTCCTGGAACAAAAAACGGACGTGATTATAATAATTGAATATCAATGGTTCCAGCTAAAATTGAATCTTCTAGTGAAGAATCAATTAAAACTGTTGAAAAGATGAATGAAATATTTCCAAATTCTGATTTAAGAAGTAATGTACAAAGAAGAGAGGCTTCAGTAGAATATTTTAGGAAACATCCAGAAGTTATTCAATTAAAGAAATTAACTCCAGATAGTCCTTTATATAATGAAAAAAATGGAGGATATCGTTATAGTTTTAAAACAAATGGTTTACCTAATCGTAGATGGGTTAATGTTCGTTCAGAAGAAGAGTTACAACAAGCTCTTGAAAAATACGTTGAGGATTTAAATAATATTCGTACTAATGAATTACGTGTTTTTGCAGATAATATTCGAGATGTATTTAAAGAAGAATTAAATTGAGAAAATATTGCTGATTCGTTTCCTGCAGAAAATAGAGCTTTTATTACACATGAATTAAAACGGTATTTTGATGAAGGTTGGGATTTTATTCAAGATGATAATTTAAATTCTTTAGGATTTTTTATCTTTAGACGTAATGGAGTTTCTGAGATATTAATGTTAACAAATCAACAGTTGTTACAAACTTTAAATCTTGGAATGGGCACTAGTTTATTAGGTAAAAAAGTAGCTAACGCTAACGTCAATTCAAAAGAAATTTTCGATGCTAATTATGGTAACATTGAAATCATGAAAGCAATGTATTATATTTCTGAGCATTCAGATATGTTTAAACAGTTTCGTATTGCTGAAATCAGAGCTATAAATCCTTGATCTGATCACAATCGTATGGTTTCAATGTTAAATTCAAGTGCTATCCATAATTGAAATATGATAGTAATGCAGAATCCTGAATTAGATTTAAAACAAGTAAACGATGATTTATTTTGGGATGATGTTACAGGATTACTTAGTATTGCTTATTCTAAAATGGAAACTCTTGATACTGGTTGAATTGATTTTCAATTAGTTCCAAATGCTCAAAGTGCTGGATATAACGAACAGTGAATTTCTGATAAAATTAAAGAGCTAAAATCAAAGCATCCAGAATTACACAATGAAGAAATGTTCAGTGAAACTTCTCCAGTGTGACAAGCTTATTTGTATTTAACTAAAGCTCTATTGGCTCTTAAAGGATTATATACAGTAAATGAAATGTCACCAGGAGAGATATTTGCTAATTCTAACATAAATCTTAGTGGATTACAAATATCAGCTGGTCAGTATTCTCCATCTGCAAATATTAGAATTTTAGCTCAAGTACACGATCAATACGTAGCTGAAGTAAGAAATAAAGTTCAAATAATGGGACAAAAATTTCAAGGTTTAGTTAGAGCTTATATAGATGAAGAACAAGCTAAAAATCCACATTTAGTAAATGATAAATTATTTGAATCTTGGTTTAGAACTTTACCCAATGGAGAAATAAATCCAAAATTTTTAATTAAAAACCCATATTCTGCTGAATTTAATGCACAACCAAAAGCTAAAGCCGCTATTATAGAATTTATTAATGTAATGGCAAAACTTCGAGGCTTTACTGATGAAGCAATTCAAGAAATGTGAGATAACGACGATGAAACATTATTTGAAATTCCTTTAACAGAAGCTAGATTTGGTCAACAAGCTCGTAGATTAAGTGTTAAACAAGCGTTTAAAAATAAATGAAAAGAATATCAAACGTTACACGAAGGAGTGTTTGCCGAAGATGAAGATAAAAAAGGTATATCAAAAGTTGTTCAAAGAGTAAAAGCTAATTCTGTATATAATAAATTTCGACTAGATAGCGATACACGTGCTCAAAAATTAAAAGATCACGGTGTTGGATTTTTTAGTATGGATGTTGAGGAAGTATTTAATCAAGCATTAACTGCTTATGTTAAAGAAGATTTATCTAAAAAATATGTTCCAACTTTTCAAGCTATGCGTTTATCACTTCAACATGCACAACAATACGGTAAACAAAAGAATGAAGCAATCTTAGAAACGTTTGATAAATTCTTAGATAGTAAGTTTTATGGAGAGCCTATCATGAAAGAAGATTTACGTGCTGTTTGAAGATATTTAAATTTACTTAAAAAAGGATTCTCTATGATGACTCTTGGTTTAAACTTCAATTCAATGTTTAGAGAGTTATTACAAGGTACATTTATTGGATTTACACGTTCTGGAGTTAAACTGATTGATGGCTTGGATGCAAAACACTATATAGCTGGTGCTGGCCATGTTATTAAAGAAGCACATAAAAATTTTTCATCCGTAAGTCTATTACAGCAATTAAACACTCAATATGGTATGGCCAATATGTCTTTATCTAATTTAGCTAGACAAAGAAAAATTAATAGATTTGGAATTCGTAATTGAAGTACAGATACTTTGTTCTGAACATCTTCTGCACCTGATTTTCAACATAGAATGTCTATTTTGGTAGGTAAAATGATGCAAGATGGATCGTGAGAGGCACATTCTTTAGATAAAGATGGAGTGTTAAAATATGATTGAAAAAAAGATAAACGATTTGAAGCATATGTTAATAATAAGACAGATGACCCAGCATATTTTGAACAACGTGCATTATATTTAAATTACATTCGTGAATATAATCGTATTGGATATACAAAAGAAGATGGCACACAATATCAAGAGGGAGATGATCTTCCAATAGCTTATCCACCAAGAGAACAACAAACATTTAAAAATTTTGCTGACTTATTATACGGACACTATGATGATGAATCTAGAGCATTGATTAATGATACTTTTATAGGTTCTTTTTTCTTGCAATATAAAACATTCATTACGGCAAAATTAGAGCAATGGGTAATGAAGCCTGGTATATATAATACGGAATTATTAAAACAACAATATGATCCTGTAACTAAAGAAAAACTTTATATCAAAGTTGACTATAAAGATGGGAATAATATTGGAATCCCAACTCGAACCATTATAAGAGAATCACAATTAACAGAAGAAGATAAAAAATCTGGAAATTATGAACCTTATATGAGATGAGAGGGTGCTCCTATGGAAGGTATGTGACAATCCACTATGTCATTTGCAAAAGCCATTAGAAATATGGATGGACAAGAACTTAGAGAGATAATTAAAGACCCTATGAAAAAAGCTAACTTAATATTAGCTTTAAACGATATGGTTTTAGCTTCTATTATTATGTTAATAATTAATGCTTTATTCTCTACTGCGATTGGTCAAGAAAACATTCTAAGTAAATCAAAAACTCGTCAAGAAATTAGAGATGAAAATTGGTGAACACAATGATCATACAAAGTAGCAATGGGAGCATTTCAAGATGGTCCATTTACTCAAATTGTTATGGATATGTTCTCTGATGTTAATCCTCCTTTAATTAGTTCAATGAAGAAATTAGTTGATACATCAATTGGATTGATTACTGGTGATATGACTTTAGCAAGAGCTGTTACAAGTAATATTGGAGCCGTAAGAGAATTTCAAGGTATGGTTAGAACCTGAGAAAATTAAAAAAATAAGCCCTAAGCGTCATTACGACACCTAGGGCTTTTCTTATTTATTTAAGTTAGTATTATATTTAAATTATTCTTTATTTTATTAAATAATTCTTTTAGAGAAATATCTTTATTATCTATAATCAAATCAAATTTATTTTGATCTAAAAGAGTTTGCATTTCCGACTCACTTTTATGTGATCCGGGAGTTAATCCTCTATCTATATAAATAACAAATCCATTTCTTTTCTTTATTTCTTCAAATTCTGTTACAAATCTTAAATCAGAAATAATAATATTTTGATTTTGTGCTCTTCCTAAAATACAGTTAATCCAAATTTTATCATCTAATCGATTACGCATTATTTCAGTTCCAAACAACTGCATAATCTGTCTTATAGATAAAAAATATTGTTTAGATAATTCTGGATTTCATTCTTTTGCCAACTTAGCAAATTTAGAATCTGGAAGTGTTTTATATACATCACAATATGCAGCTTTATCGTAAACTTGATCAAAAGTTGCAAAATTTATTAAATAATGTTCTTTAATATCTCTAGATTCAAATTCTTTTCTATCCATATTTAAGAAACTAGATAACATTTCTTTAATTGGATCAGCAAAAGCTACTGTTTTATAATTATGTTTTTTAGGAACTAAATATTTGTGTTTAAACCAGAAATAAGAATGAAATATTTTTGGAGTATTTAAAAGAAATTCAAGCATTGACGCTGTTGTGTCTTTACCCGAATTTTTTAACCCACTGATGGCAATTACATTATTCAATTTCTATATTTAATTCAATTTTAAACGGACACTTTTCAATCTTAAACTGTGTCGCTTCTTCTATTATTTGTTTAATCCAAGGTTCTACTAATAGTTGTGCTAAATGTTTATCTTTATCAGAAGAAATTGGAAAATTTTGAAATATATAGTCTACATTTGAGAATCCGTAATGTGGATATTTAAGATTTTGAAGCATAGATTTAAAACTTACAGATTTAGCACCTTTATTTCTAATCCAATTCTTTTGAGTTAAAAATAGTAACATAGCGGACGCTAACTTAGTTTCATAAACATCATAAGAAGCTAGTAATTTACATCCTAGTTCGATAGATGTTTCATCTTGTGAACTCATCATTTCAAAAATAGACATTAATGATTCATCATCCAATTTTTCTAGATCTTTAGATATAATTTTATCTAAATCAGCTTCATAAATCAATGGTTTATTATATTCCAGTGCAATACTTATAACTGTTGTTAATGCAGATTGTGAATAACACTCTAAAAAATGTGTAATATTACTAGAAACTCCTTGTTTTAATTCATCGTAATATTCATAAAAACTATTACTATATAAATAAATATTATCGTCTATTGTTAGCATATAATCAAAAGAGGCAGGGACATCATATAGTCTGAATTTTTTAATATCCGGAATAACAATATAATCTGCTTTATCTAATTTAATACAACGTTTAAAATCCGTACCTTGAAGTTTATATCTAGGAAAAGTACAAGACTTATCAAAATATAAAGTAGCAGAACGATTAATACTTGAAAGACCAGTTATTAATAATGAATTAAGTTTATCGTTTACATCTTTAAAAGACACATTTGGATAACCATAACTCTCCCATCTTCCAAATCTTTCTTCATGTTGAGACCTTATTTCGGATAAACTTGCAGATTTGTTAAGATGACTTCTTCTAGAAGATGTTACAAAATTTAAATATAATTTATTTGTTATAATATCTCTCATTATAATAATTTTTTACGAATTTTTGGATGTATAATAACTTTATTCATTCTACTAGCATAATTAGTAGCAAGTTGTTTAATTACATTATATATTAAATCTTCAGAAAATAGCATTTCTGGAGAATCGATAATTTCTAGTAATCGTTTTTGAACTGAATCTGATTTAGAACCTTTTTGCTCAAAATAATAACTCGTATAATTAAGAAGTCTTGTAGATAAAACACTTGCTATATCTGGACGATAATTTCCATGTTCATCATACACACATTGTTTTATTTCTTCACTTACTTCTTTCCAATCACCTGTTAACAATCTTTCTGGAGATATAAGTTTATCCAATTTATTAGCTATAAACATAGTAAATAGATTTCCAACAATGTTATCTTTATCATCAAAACATCCTTTAGCTATATTTAATATCATTGCTAAATCCTTAGTATTAGACCAATCCTTTAATCCAGAAATAGCATTACAGAAAGTAGTATAAGAACGAGGATTAATTGTGCGATTGTTTTCTTGTTCAAATATTTCATTAGAATACATTAGAGCAAAATTTAGAGCCCTATTATCTAATTGTGCTTTTTCTCCCCACGCGGCCCAAACCTTAATATCAAATTTAATTGGAAAGTTAACCATTCTTGACATTTGTGCAGCATCAAGAGAACTTACTTGATATGAGCCGTCATCAGGATTTGAACTCAGCATCACGGAAGTATATTTAGGTAATTTCCAACTAATATATTTGCCTGTATAGATGAGTTCCATTACAGCTTGCATAAACAAAGAATTTGCCATTTTAGTATTGTTATCGTACCAGTTCTTTATCTGATACTTCTATATATTACTATATAGTTCAGACTATCTCTTCAACAATCGTTTAACTTCGGTAAGTATAAATTGTTGCTCAGCACTCGTGGATATTTCATCTTCGACACCACTCGGTCAGATTACTTTATCTAGTCGTTGATCCTTCATTGTATTTCTACAAAGCTTGGATTAGGATTGTCCTTCTTCAAGGAGTTTTCCAGATTCACTGAGTTTTTTTCGCGCACAATCGACTACATAGACCCACTCAACATTATTTTGATCTATGCAACTTTGTTTAATTTTATATTCTGATAGATGGTTTTGTTCCGCTGCAACTTTAGCATTAGAATAAAATGTATCTTGAAGTGAATTATAAATAATTGTTTTACGTTTTGGAAGTTTGAAATCAGACGAATAACTAACTAAATATTTGCACTTGAATATCGCACCTAATTTAGCACAACTAGACATGGTAGCACAATCTGAGTCAAAATTATCATTATTTGTTAAATTTCTTACAGCTTCTGCGATACTTTCGAATTGAAGATGTTTATTGTTAAAAATATCAAATATATAAATAGATACAATTTTTGCTTTTGAACTATTATTAACGTAAGGTGGTATTTTATCTGCTTTTTTATAACTTCATTGATATCCAAACGCTGTTTTATTATTTGTATCCTCTCTAGCAGCACTAGAAACTGCTCCTATTGATGTAGCTCCCATTTGTCTATCTGCTTCTGCAGCAGAGGGAAATTCAGCGATATAGTTTCCATCTAAATCATATTGATAAACTTTTACTGAAGCTTTTAAATTTGGGATGAATTCTGGTAAAGTTAAAACCGGATTTATTCCTGGTTCGATAGTTAAATCTTCTGGAGGAATAGTTGTCCAATAACAAGTTTTATATAATTCATCTTTATTTAAATAAAGTTTTATTGTATTTCGCATAATATGCAAATCACGTTCAATATCAGTTAATTTGTATCATATTCCAACTAATTTTTTATTACTATCCAATTGATAAATTGTTTTAAATTTACAATTTTTAACTAATTTTGGCAATTGTGAGTATTTCTTAAAACTCCATCGATATCCATTTGCCGTTTTGGTTTTTCCATTACAACATTGTGAAATCGATCCGTGTTTATTAGTTCCAATAGATTTGGCAGCATCAACAATTGAATCATATTCATTTAAATAATTTCCATCTAAATCGTACTGGTAAACCTTTTTAATATTAGTTGGACGATGTGTTTCATAATATTTTAATTGTGAAATTCTTGTTCTTTCGATAGTCTCTTGATCTCGTTCTATTCTTACTGCATCTAAAATATGATTCATGTCTGGTTTGAGAGTTTTAATATAGTATGTTTCTCTAACCAATAAATCTTCAATTGGACAATATTCTAAAATTTCAAACGTAAATAAATCTAATCCATATTTATTAAATACATTTTGAACGGTGTGATTATGATGTGTACCACGCTTCATAGTATTTATATGGGTAGATAATCTATGTTTAAATTCTTTTGCACTTCCAATGTAGGAATGATCATTACACCAGAATCGATAAACTCCAGATTTACCTTTAACTTCTGGTAATTTTAAATTTTCTTTTGTTAATTTTCACATAATTAATATTTTTATTTGGTTAATTATGCAAAGATACACAAAATTTTAAAATAAACAAATATTTCTTGATGATTTTTGTTGAGATTTTTATTTAATTTTACGCGAATAATCATCAAGTAGCAGGATAGTACCATTCTCATTTTCTTCTCTTGGAAGCCAAGCTGGAGTAGCGTAACTCATTCTAACTTGATCTGTTAACTCAAAATCCTCACAAGCTGAACGAAGATATAAGTCTAAAAGGTCATGTGCAACCCAGGTATCAACAAATTTGCCTTCAGAATTCTTTACTCTAAGCTTATACTCCTTAATGGGGAAACCAGTAAGATCTGAGACCTCTTCAAGCTCACTAAGATTTAATTTAACAAACGTCATACCTCTTTCTTCAGCTATTTGCTGTATAACCGAGGTTTTACCTAATCCAGCTTCTCCTATTACACCAACGGCAGTCGGATTTTTACCTTCATCTACAAGTCTCCTATTATTATCGAGCAAGTAGTTACAAATATCTTTAAATTCTTCTAACGTTATTGTATTAATGTTCATTTGGTATGTATATTGCATAACCTGGCCATTCTTTATGATCTCCATTTGAAGTAATAACCCAGATTATTTGGTTGTTTCTAACTCTAATCGATGGAAGTGGAGCATATCCATCTGTAAAATAAACTATAGTTGTATAATCTCGATGCTCGTTAAAATATTTTATGGGAGGCTCAAATGCGGTACCGCCACGACCTGATATTGACCCATCTCATTTACCATTATATTTATAAATACGATCTATTTGTGTATCGCATTCACAAACATCTACATCGACATTAGATTTACAAATGTGATTTATTTCACTAAAGAAATCGCATAATTCTTTATCATTTACTGATCCAGAAGTATCGATTGCTACTAATATTTTTGATTTTCTTTTATATTTAACAGCAGAACTATCGGGAAATCTAATAGATTCTTTTTTACGTGTTTTCTTTAAATCTATTGATATAGCAGTTCCAATTAGTCTTCTAAAATATTTCTTCCAATTAAAAATAGCAGGTTTTTGTTTAAACAAACCTTCTATATAATCTTTGAAACATCCTGGAATTGTGCCATGTTGTTTAATTGTTTGTTCCGCTGTTTGTTTCGCAATATGGTCTATTTGTTGTGCGATTAATTCTCTTTCTGCATCTGATAAATCCTCAAATCCATCTTCTTTATCTGAACCCCATTTCGAATGATCATCAACCATTTGTTCTCCATTTGATCCTTTAATTCCAACACTAACAACTTGAATTGGAGTTTCATTATTCATTATCCTACGATAATATTCACGAGAACCTAATTTTTCAGGCTGATTTATTGATTCTGGATACCAATACTTGCCAAGAAATTGTCTGGAGGGATCCACATAATTATTTATCTCGACGTCCTCCGCAATATTAGCTACTGTATGATTAGAACAGTCACTCATAATAAAAAAGTGCTTAAACATTATATGTCCACGAATATTTATATATTTCTACATAAAACTAGACTATACCTTCATCCAAATTTTTAATTTGGATGGGCTATTATAGTCGTTGAACCTTTTTCTATAAAATATTTTTCAAATTTATTTCTTTTACGTTGTAATCAAACTGTACTATTTTTATACATAAAATGATATAAACTAGCACTATCATTCACAGAAAAACGACATTCGTATAAATTTCTATTTTTTCTTTTTTCTATTAGTTTGTGCTTAACTGGTAAAAATTTTAATAATTCTTCAATAAATTCTTTAGATCCTGTACAAAAACTAGTTTTAAGAGTTGTATAATTTTTTCCAGAAATATATTTCTTTTCCGATATACATCCATCTCCATCAAAATAACCTCTTATAAAATGAGGAATCAATTCATCGGGCAATTTAGGAAACTTAATAATCAAAGATTTATTAGGAACACACCCATAATTACATAAATCATTAAAAGTTTTTGTACTACTTAATCGAATTTTTCAAATAGATTTATTAAATTTTTTATGTATTTCTTCTAAAACAGGATTTGAAGCATTTATGTCTATTTTAAATTGTTCGACTCATTCTTTATCAATTGAACTAAATCGTAAAATACCTGTATTAGAATTATCTTTGCTAACACAACCATCTGCATATAATACACCTAATCAATACGCTTGTCTTTCAGTTGTAATATTTTCAAAATACGATTCATTATGAAAATATTTTCTTTCTGTACCAGCTATTCTAGTTAATTTGTTTTCTTTTAAAAATTTAGAAATTAAATACGTTGTAATATTTAATTTTTCTGATGTTTTTGGAATTGATAATTTTTGATTACAATAACAATCTAAAATTAATTCTTTTTGTTTTTGAGTTAATTCTTTTTTATACATAATTATTAAATTTTAAAGTTAAACTTATGTCCAATTATTAACACAAATATATAAAATTAATTTTAAATTTCAAAATATTTTATAGAAACTTGGCTGCGGATTGTCCAATCTTTTATCTTTTTACAATCTCCGAGTAATTACTTCAGCCCTTATTTATATTACTATAATAAGTTTGTAATAAAAGCTCTAAGGAGTTTCCCGCAATTTAAGCCGTTTTATTTATATATTACTATATAAAGAGGCTACACATTAACCTCATGTTTAAGTAAAAATAGCTGATTCTCGTCCGATAAACTATCCCAATATTCTTTATTAATAAGTAAACGACAGTTGATGCCATTTCTAGCAACAGCTGCTGTTTCAATTTCTGTACTATATTGTTTATCTAGATTTAGTAAAAATAGACCATAGAACGGATCCTTATAGATTAATTTTTTTAATGCTTTTTCGAGATCCATATAATCTTTATTTATTCAGATTTACTCTGATTGTTTTTAGATGTTAACCAAGTATGAAACTCCTCAAATTTCCTAAATCTAGGAAGTTCATCTCTATTTATAACAAAATATTTATTTTCTTGTTTATCATTTTCGACTCTATAATTATTATATTTTTCCATCATATTTATAAGCACAAGATAATCTTCTTCATTTATTGAATTAATTAAATCGTCTATTTTAAATACGAAATATTTACAATCAAGAGCTTGATAGAATTTTATTATTCTATCTTTAAAATCATCGGAAAGTGGTTTATTTGGCATAATTATTATTTAAATCGAGCGAAAGTAATACCATCTTCTACACCATCTTCGTATCCTCGTATATAATCATTTAGAGACGAAACATCTTTTGGTAATATTAACAAGAGATCACCTGTATAAAGATACCAATGATCATTTTTAAATACATATACATAATGTGCCCACTCAGTAAACTTCTGTACTTTATCTAATTGCTTAGGTTGAATGTTTTTCCATTCTTCAGCTGGACGTGTAGCATATCGTAATACTTGATCGTCTGTAATAACAGAACAATCTCCACCTATAATTAGATTAAAAGCTTTCTCAAAAGTATCAAACTGTGTTATTAATGCTTTACCAACTACATCTGGATAACCATCCCAATGACAATAAATACCTAAAAAAGGTTTAATTATTTTTACAGGTTGTGATTTATCAGAATCTCTATATTCACCATGACTATCCCATTGAGATTCTGGAAATGGAAGTGCAGTAGGAGCAAACTGGTGTACTGTATTAATAAAACTATCAGAAACCTGAATTATAATATTACTGTTAGTGCTCATTTTCAACTATATTTATTATAATATCAGTTATAACATCAAGATTCATTAATACCTGATCGTAAACATCGATTTTTACTTGATGTTTTTGACAAGGCCAATCTGATATTATTATTTCATATTCACAACGAGACCACCATTGATACATAGCTTCTTTCTTAATAAACTCTTTAAACTCATCTCCAGTCTTCGGAGTTTCTTTATAGGAATCCATTTTCTTAGTCTCATTATATTGTCTTAAAAGATATGGGATGACATCATAATACGTTAATTCATCATGATTAACATCCCATATCAAAACGTTAAAACTATTTGTCATATTCTAAAGTTTTTGTAAGATAATTTATAGCTTCTAGTTGTCCAAGAGTAAGTTGAAAGGTATTGTTATTTATACAAATATCCCAACCTTCTCCATTAGCCCATTCTGTTACTGTAATATAATCACTGTCTTTACTTAAATAATCAAACTTATTTAATGACTCAAAAACCGTTTTTACTTTACTAATTTCCATAATTTATTGCTTGTGTAATTAATTCTGCACATTGCTGAGCTGAAGGATGTGCATTTGGAGCTAATCTTAATTTAAAGAAATTATCCCAATCTTTTGGATAACCGCACATCATTAACTCGGTTTTAAGAGCATTTGGAAGAACTTGTCTTGCTTGTTGAGGTTTCCAACCATAATTTAGAAGATCGAAGTAATAACTTTCATCGTCTAAAAGACTATTCAAAAATGTCTGAACAATGGGATCTGTAATATCAATTTTATCTGGAATTGATTCACTGTACATTCCCTCCTTCAAAATATTAGTCATTCAAGCAGGTATTACAAACGTAACATTATTGTCAAATTTACTTGAACTATAATTACAGTATCTACTGCTCTCTTGAAGCCAACTAAACGCACGATGACGTACAAATTCATGTGATATATCCCTTGAAGTAACTATTTTCACACATATTCTAGGTGTATGTTCAGTACGTTCAGTTTGATATTTTAAATCATCCCATCTATCGTTTTCAATAATTACTCTAAGATTGGTGGTTATATAATAAGTTGTATGATAATTTGAAGCTTTAGTTACAATTTTAGAATATGGATTCTTTTTATAAAAAGTATGCATATTCTTTTTACTTACATACTCCTGATCCTCTAATGGAGAATTAACATCTAATGTTAAATAAATAGTTCCAAATTCAAATGGAGAATAATGTTTCTTATCCATTAACATCTTAGCAAATTTCAATCATGAATCTTCTGTAATCTTGTCTTCTGATTTATATGCTATTCTTCCAGCCAATTCAACATTTTTAAATGCTCCTATAATCGAATCTTCTTGTTCTATAAATTGTGCTGACGGATTAACTAACTTCATTATTTATATTTAAATTATCAAAATATCCTTCTATAATTGTATTCAAAAGTATCTCAAAAGCCTTTTGTTTATAGTTAGGATTCTCTTCTTTTACAGGTCTAATAAAAATATTATGAAATGGATACTTAGTAAGATTTCTATCTTCAAACCAAATATTCATTTCATAAATATCATCTTTAGAAGAAGGATAAGTTTCTTTATAATTAAGTTCCAATCCTCTATTTGATAATATTTCTTTTATCTGATCTTCTACACTCATATTATGATATATTTAATATATGAACTATAAAATTATCATAATCAAACAAATCTTTATACTCTTCTATTATTGCAGTTTGAGCGTATTCTTCCAATTCTATTTCTGAATATTTTTTTGGTCCTCTTAAACAAATTTCAATATGCAATTCAGAAGATTTAAATAAAATATCTCTAAATGTAATAGTTAAATAGAATGTAACAATATAACATTGGTCGTTCCAAGGTGCTCCAAATTCAGTTTCATTAATAAGCATAATTTTTGATAACACTATTAAGATATTCTTGAGTATATGAATCAGGAAACGTTACATTATCAAATTTAAAATCACCGTAATATAACGAACCTGTTAACATAACCCAATCTTTTGTATCTGGATTATAGTAATCATCTCAAAATTCTACTTCCCATCCATTTGGATCTCAATCAGATACTCTATAATAGCCTTCATCACGAAGAACGTCTTGATACATACATAGAGGAGCAAATGGAGTATTAGTCTCTATTCTAGTATTTTTATATGATTCTAAAGCATCTTTTATTTCTTGATATATGTTCATACTAAAAATTACCTTCGTATACTTGATTAGCTAACAGTCCCATCGATCTTCATTTTTTAATCACGCGATCCCGATCATCAAAAATGGCAACACAATAGTACTTATCTTTTATATGAGTGTTAAATAACTCCTCTTTAATTATTTCATCCGGTCTATAATCCTTTTCGGCTCGCATATATAATTGATAAGGAAAATTAGTATGTTGATTTAACCATTTGCAGGTATCTTCTCGACACTGTTTTGTTCCTTCTCTACCAGAGAAAAAGATTATATCGATAGACGCGCTTAAAACAGTAATAAGATCAATTAATGGTGTATTAGGTTTATCTGTTAATACTTTATCATACTCAAAAGCATCTCTACCTTGATGAAGACATACAGTTCCATCACAATCGACAATAATACATTTAGGAAGGGATTTATCTTGTTCTAGAATATATCTATTATCTGTACATTCTCTTGCGTATTCATCTGGATAATATTGTTTATAAAATCGTTTAAGAACTTTTTCTCCAACTGATCTTTCTCTCTTTTTATCGCGTTCAAGAGCTTCTTTAAATGGAATATAAAACTCTTTAAATTCAATTGTCGATTTCGTACTTTTAGCTAATTTATTCCATTTATCAATAGTTTTTGGATTAAGATTAGTTGCATCTATAATAACATTTAATCCTCTATTAATGGCAGCCTTTACAGAAAATTCTTCCAAATCAGAAATATAATCTTCTTGACTCGGAATCCAATATTCTCCTCTTCCTTCACGTAAAGAATCTCTATTAACTATAACCCAATCTGTTTTATCTTTAACAAATTCTCTAGCCCACGTAGACTTAGACGCTGCCGGAGGTCCCTGAAGTACTAATATTTTACTCATTTTGTTTTATAGATTTAATATATTGTTCGTACTGACCTTTGTTTTTCTCATAAAATTGTTGAAATACTTCTTTAACTATATCTTGAGCTATTTTAGCATTAGATTGAGCTTGAATGTCATAATATAATCCGTTTGCTTCTTGAAAATCAACAATTTTATGAAAATCTAATATTTGTTGAGTAAATAAAATGTCTTTTCCAAAATACCAAAGATGTTTATAATCTAAAGAGTTATCAAGAATAGAGCTTTGTTTAAATATATTTTTTATTAACAAAATTGGATCTGTTTTAATAATTAATTTCACATATTCTTTTTTAATAAATTTTTTATTTAAACAAGCACATTCCCAAGCTTGAATATCATTATTAATAACTAAATTAAACCAATCTTGAATATTTATAAACATAAAATCGCAATTTTCATATTTTATGTTTTCTCTTGCATTTAAACATCCAGAATTAAACTCATATTCAACAAACTCTTTAGGAAGTTTATATTTAGAATCAATTACAACTAAATAATCTATATCACTTTCTTCAGTATTTAAACCATAAATAGAAGATCCTCTTTGATATACGTAATATACCAAAGGATCTCCTATTAAATGTTCTAGATATTTATTCATTATTAGCTATTGCTTCCTGAGCTTCTTCAAATCTTTGATCTGGAGATAATGGTTTATTTGTTAGATTATCTATATAACTTCTAATAGATTTTAGAGTATTACTTTGATAATTAGCAAAGATATTATATACAATTCGATCAATCTCGCACATTTCTACTGGATTTAGATCTATATAATATCCCATGCTATTAATAAACATAATATATGCTTTCTTATGATAATCTCCTAATTTTCTATGAGTTCCGAAATCTATATCTTCTGCAAAGGGAAGTACAAACTCCATTTTTGGATTCTGATCTTCTTTAATATATCTCCACATAATAGTAACTTCTGTTTCAGGATTAGTATTAAGTGTATATTTAATAGACTCTGATGTTACTGTTTTAGGAGTAAGTTTAGTAAGTATATCAACAAACAACTGTTTCATATTAATTCTTATTTTAATTATTATCTTCAATATTTGATTCTCCTGCATCCAATGCTTCTTGCTCAGTTTTATTAAGAAACTTCCAACATTTAAGCTTGAAGGCAGCAGGTCTCATATTCTCTTTCTTAATTACAATACCTTCATGAGGCACTTTATTGTTACAGTCTGGAGAGTTCATTTCCATATAGAAATTCTTATCGTTTGCAAGTCTCTCCAAAAAGTTTTCATATCAATGATTAGATACATCTAAATCTTTATATAGATCCTTTGCGTATCCATAATAAAATTCAGTTACAGGAGTAAGGCTATGATATTGACACCATTGTTGTACTTCTTTAGCTGAAAATTCATGTACATAACCATCTACATTTGTTAAAGTTATACGATACGGTCTAACTTTAAAGTTAATTTCTGGTTTATAGTCTTGTTCATTCTTAGGTGGAACACATCCATAATCGTAATTCTTTTGAATATATTTACCATTTGGAAGAAATCCTACAATCTCGGAATATATGGTCATTCCCTTCTGTAAATACGGCTTCAGATACTCATTTGCATAATACCATACATCACAACCAAAATATCCAGCTGTTCTTTTTGGATTATAATTAGAATTTTTAATTACAGATCTAGAAGAGTATAAATAATCGTATTCTATTGGATCTTCCTTCTTGTAAAACTCATACCATTTCTTAGGTCTCTTACAAAGAACATAAGCAGAACAAAGTGAGGTTCCATGAAGCTTATTTGACACAGATATTAGATCATCTGGAAGAATAGCATTAGGTACTTTACGTATTAAAGTAGTTTCATAATGAAATCTAAACTGAGTATCGATAACACGATTATACTTTTTGACTCTTTTTTGATATCTTGATTGAGCGGAAGATTGAATAGGATTAACAGGAATTACATATTTTCTACAAATCCAAAATTCTTTATCTCCATCTTTCACAGAATCAAATTCAAAGTTCATTGGAATTCTACTTGGAGCTTGATTCACATTATCTATTAAAAAATTAATAAATAACTGTAAATCCATTAAAAATCCCTCAGATACTACACCTCTAAGTCTAATAGCATGAACTCTTCCATTATTTTCAAAAAACCCAGTTATATCAGGATTATTGTTTTTTATATTATCTCTATATAAATTAGCATATGAAAGAAGCTGTGGATTTATTTCACAAGATGTTGGAAAATAAACATACACACTTGGTTCTGAATCAATACTAACTATAATGTTATAACCATCAACTTGAGCTATTTTCAATCTTGTAGTCTCTGGATCCGGATGAGGTATAAAAGATTCTATTTTAACTATTTTTGCTAAATAATTAATATTAGCATTCTTTGACTTACTTAATTCCATACATAAATTTATCAAAATAATAATCGTATTCCATTTCGTAACCTTCTTTAATTTCAAGATTACCATTTTCTAATTCAATAAGCCAACTATTACCATATCTATCATTCATCATGTCTTCGGCTTTTAGTGCTGCTTCTTGTATTTTACTCGTTGTTATCATTTTTATCTTCTAATTCTTTATATAATTCAATAGCTTCGTCATATTGATTCCAATATTTTGGTTTAATATAATTTTTAGAAACTTGGAAATAAGATGTATTTTTATTTAGATTTCTCCATTTACCACAACTAATAACAGTTTGTAACAAATCTCCTTTATATTTACCATAAACGTATTTAAGAAGAGATTCCCAATAATGATCAAAACTTTCTGTTTCTTTATCTTTAATTTCTGGATTTAACCAAAAAGAAAGTGATAATCCAAAAAATACAATTGTAAATTGAGGTGGAAATTCATATCTAATATCATAGTTAGTCCATTTAGTTTTCCACATTATATCTCTATTAAATATATGAAAACTAAATAACATTGGAAGTTGTATATATGCTTTAGCTATCTTTAAACCAAATTTTCTAAATAATCTACGATATTTACTTTTCCAAACTGTATCCCAAGGCTTTAAATTTCCTGGAAGTTTATGCACAGATGATTCATAATAATCAAATTTATAAACTGTACCGTCAGGTTTTAAATCACCTCTATTATGTATTTTAATTGGAACTTGATTATAAATTTGATAACATTTTGAATTTGCTTTATAACTAGAACCTCCAATCCTCCAAACAGGACCTCTTCTCCAAACTGGAAGACAGGGATCATTTTTCCATAAACCAAATTTCCAATGTAATTTAGGTTTAACAAAGACATCTTTTGCTTTATTATATGTTCTATATAAATGTATCATATATTTAATTTTAATCGATTTTAGCGAGTTTTAAACATAAATAGACTAGTTATATGACTTTAATATAAAAGTGTCTAAAAACTAGGTTTTTGTTAGAAATTTAACTATTTATATAGTTAAGTATAAGTTGTGAATTTACTTTTTGTCCAAATTGATTTTCACAAGCATCTTGAAATCTCTTGAAATTTCGTTTAGATTTTTCATAATTTAAAGATGCTAAGTAATCAAGAACATCAGAATCAGGAGGAGCGGTTGGAATGAATTGTTTTAATATATTCATTTCAATTATTTCCTGCATATAAAGATCTGATCCCTGTTCATAACTTTGAGAATTTTCTTCTCTTTCCTTATACATAGACTTTAGAATCTCAACTTCGGATTTATTTGGATTCTTTGAGTGAATATAGTTATAATCCGATTTAATATTTCTAAGTCCGGTTAATTGTTTAACATCTTGAGTATATCCAAGTCTCATTTGAACTTGAATTTGAGTATCAATGTATTCGGTGAAGCTACTCATTTTCTAATATATAATAAAGTTCGTCAAATGTCATATTTGTATTATCAAAAACATATGATTCAATTAAATCTGCTTTTTTATCCCCATATAATTGTTCGAATAATTTTCTTATTATATAATTATATTTATGATAAAAAGATTCCGTGTTTGAATCATATAGGCATATTCCAAATTCTTTATCAAGATGCCGAACTATATCTTCAGCATCCTGATAAGTATTTAGAATTTTATATAGTGTTTGTTTTTTAGTCATTCTTTATCAATTTTTGTTCAACAAGAGTTTTATGATAAAAAGACTTAGCTTTAATTTTTTCTATTTTATCTTTTAGTAATTCGTCGGAATAATCATCTTTATAGATTCAAATGTATCCGTGTAATTGAGGTTCTTTACCGGTCGCAGCTTTACTTGGAGTACCTTTTCCTAAAGCTTTTCCAGCTTCTGCACAAGACTTATATTCTGCTATAAAATTACCTAAAAAATCATATTGTAGTACAGCTTTACTTCTTACTCCGTGTCCAAATTGTTTTGTTAATGTATTAGTATTAGGACGTTTTCCATTTTCGTAATCTGATTTAAAAATTCAAATATAATTTTGATATGTTTGTAATTTATCTCTACAACAATTCGTAACATTATTAGCATTATAATGTAATTGACGATTAATTTCATTACCAGAAGATCATTCTTTAATAAAATTACCATCTAAATCAAATTGCAATATAGGTTTAGAAGTTTTATTGTTAAAATTACCATAATTTCAATGATTTTCTCCAGAACGTATTTCTGATAAATGTTTTTTAGCTTCCTTAGAAAAAGTATATCCAGATACACCGTCTCCACCAATAGTTAAATTATATCCATATTGATGATCAGTTGATTTATATAATGCAATATACTCTATCTCTTTTTTATTAACTATATCATTTAAGATTTCTTTATTTTCTGGGGTATTTAATAATACTTCTTCTGTTTGAAATAACACAAAACTTTCAAAATTTTCTCATCCGTATTTTCTAATAGCTTTATAGAAATAATTATTAACGGTTTTAGATTTACTTTGATGTTCGATAAACCTAGTTTTGTAATTACATTTTACTGTTTCTCCAATATAAATCTTATTATTAATTTTATTAATAAAACAATAAACAGTACCTATTAGATAATCTTTCTCGACAATCTTAGGATTTTCAATCGGTGTAATTTTTGGATATTCAATCATATTTCTTTAATATTTTATATAGTTAAACTTATTTTTAATAACTATACAAAGATATAGAATATTTGTGAATTATCCAAATAATTTTTATAAATCTATTCTAACAGCCTTAAAAACAGGTTGAAGCGGAGTTCCATCATCTGATAAATAAAAGAACGTACATTCGCCTTTTTGTCCAATTAAAGAATTTATATTTTTCATATAATTCTCTTTAACTTCTCTACTGCCCATTGGTTTAGCTTTAAATTGGATATTACCTTGAGTTTTCATTATAAATACCATATCTTCTACACCTCTTAAACCTAATTCATATCCAATTATAGTAAATGTTTCTTCTTGTCGTTCTTTAATTTTAATCATATTATTAGAACGTCCACCGTATTTATAAGTTTTGTTTGGATCTCTAATAACTAGTCCTTCTCAACCTTCATTTACATATTTATCGTGTAATTTCTTAATACTTGCTCATCCTGATACTTTTTCATGAGGAACTATTTGAATTCTTAATGCTCCTTCTTCCCATTCTCTTTCTGGTTGGAAATCTAAATTAAGTTCATTTTTAATCATTTCTAGTTCTTCAAGACGTTCATTAAATGTTTTATTTTCCGTCATTGTATCATAAATATAGTATTCAAGATCGTATTTACCCTCACTTAATTCTGTTCTAATACAACCAGAAATTTGTTGAAGAGATAATCCAAATTTATACATTTCTCCATCTAATATAATATCTGGATGTTTTTGAAAGAAAGTAATAAAAGTAGGATTGTTTATAAAATCTTGACAAGCTGCATCATAATCTCCGCCACCACGAGAAGCCGTATGTATTTTATCATCTTTTCAATAAAAAGAACATCTACAACCATCAATCTTACGACTTCCCCATCAGAATGGAATTCGTTCAAAGACACTTGACGCTACATCATTTGATGATTTAGCAAGCATGTGTTTTTTAAATCCATTAGAATCAGTTTGATTATCCCCTAAAACTTCATTTGGATTAAATTCATCTAAAGAAGTATATCCAAGATCTTTAATATTTTTATATCCTTTATCTAGATATTTTTTCTTGTTAGAATTATATTCTAGTAAGCTCTGCTCAGTCACACTTCTTCCAGCCTTCCCGCGTTTAATTTCTATCAAAGGTTGTTCGGTGATTTTTCCACCATAAACTGAAGTTTTACGTTGAATTAAATACGAATGTAAATCATCGTTTCAATCTAACGATATATCTACTACTCGTATTTTTCCATTTGCGTCTCTATTTATTAGTATATCCTGTTCTTTAGCCACGTTCTTCTGCTTCTACAAAATAATCAAGTGCTTTCATTAAAACTTCTGTTAATTCACGTTGGTTCATATCATTATGATAAATCGTATCAACTCGATATAACAAAAGCTCTAAAAGTTCACTATCTTTTAATCCTAAAGCTATCGATTTATCTGGAAGTATTTCCATCATACGAATTGGAATATAAGAATCTACTGATTGATCTCCAAAGTATTTTCTTATATAATATTGTTCATAAAATGGATTTTTAGTAATATTTTCTGTTACTTGTTTTAAAATTTGATCTTCCATATTAAATCCAAAAATATTGTTAATTATAAGTGAGATGAATAAACCAATACTTAAACTTTAGTACTGCCAAAACCACCTTCTCCTCTATCTGTTTTCGGCAAATCATCTTTATTATCTACTTTAATCCAATTAATTTGTTCTACCTTATTTAATATTAGTTGACCAATCCGATCTCCAGCTTTAACTTCAAATGGAACAATATCGTGATTTATTAGAATAACGCCTATTTCTCCCCTGAAATCTGCATCTATACAACCAGGGGTGTTTAAAACAGTGATACCATTCTTAAACGCCAATCCACTTCTTGGTCTAACTTGTATTTCATAACCTACTGGAATTGCAACATGTAATCCCGTTGGTATTAACTTACGTTCGTTTGGATAAATAATTGTATCTATTGTTGAACGAACATCACATCCTGCTGCAAATTCAGTTTCATATTTTGGCAGAGGATTATTAGATTTATTATATACTTGTACTTTTACCATATATTATATTTAACTATTCACAACGTGACCAGCCGCAATCTAGACACTTGATGCAGCCTCCTTCTTTAATTAATTTGCCACCACACTCTGGACATATCTCTCCCTTTACTTCTTCCTTAGCTACATATTTACTTAATATACGACACATAGCAGATGAGAATGAAACAATATTATCATTGACTTTCTTAGCAGTCTTAATAATATATTTAATATCCACTCCATGTCTAAGTAACATAGAAGCATATAAAGTAGTAGCTCTCTCTTCTATATTTTCATTAGCTAATTGAAGATCCGGTATAGTTAGTTTATCGGATACAAAACTATAATGCATTTTCTTCTGTTTAACTATTACACCTTGATGATTAGGAAAATGTGCATCAAGATTGGGCCTAAATGCAAATATCTCATAAGGACGATTATCCATTAAACCAACAAGAACAATAAAAGTTTCTCCTTTTACTCTTGTTTCATAATAATCTGCAACTAACTTTTTACCACGTTTTGGAGCTTGTGTAGATGTAATCTGTTTAATTGCTGCATCATTCTTAACTAAAACTCCATCTCTACAACCCTGTCTATATATTGTTTGGCCTTTGTTTCCTGCTTTCCAAGCTTCTATATAAATGTCAGCTATATCTTCTTCTGTTGTGTTTTCTGGAAGATTTATAGTACTAGATATACTATGTGTTATATATTCCTGACAAATACCTTGAAGCTTAATACGTTTATGATAATCTATATCTCCAGCAAATTGTTCATTATATGGAGTTTTAGATATTAATTCGTCTAGTTCTTTATCTGTAAGAATGTTAATATCTTTATCTGGAAATAGAATATTTAAACATTTAACAAGATTTGGATGGATTACTTTAAAATTAGTAAATTTTTGTCCAGTTACATCAGTAAAATCAACTCTATCTGAATCATTCTGAACCTTTCTACGTCTTGTGTAATAAGGTAAGAATACAGGCTCGATTCCAGAGGAACATCTTGCCAACAAGGACACGGTGCCGGTAGGAGCAGCAGTTGAAAAACTAATATTCCTACGTCCATGAGCTTGCATTTTCTTGTATAACTCGTTAAACTCTACTCTTACTAGTTGATTCCATTTGTTATCAATCTCATTTTCAAGATCTTGATCATATCCTTTAAATGGACCACGCTCTATAGCCATATTGATGGATGCTTCTAATTCAGCTTCAAACATAGTAGACATTATTTGCTCTACAGTATCAAAAGAATCAGAAAAAGGTATATTTAACATAGCAAGTGTATCTGCTAAACCTGTAAATCCAACTCCAAGTCTACGTGTTTGTTTACCAGTATCAATAAACTTTCGAATTAACTCTAATTCATCAGATTCTGCTTTATTTTTAATACTTTCAAGAGCATTGATCTCCAAATCAACTAAATCGTCTGCTAATTTAGTCGCTTTATATGCTACTTGAGCTAACTTGTCATAATCAAACGTAGCATTGTCTTTAAACGGATTATTGACAAAGCTAGTAAGATTTACATGTATTAGTCGGCAGCTATCAAAGGCTCCCATGGCTATCTCTGAGCATGGATTAGTTGATATCATCTTATAATCTGGATATGCACCATCTGGAGCGTAATCTATCATTCTATCTTCAAATATAATACCAGGTTCTGCTGTATTCCATGCACAATGCATTAGAGTTTTCCAAAGTTCTTTTGCTTTAATTTTTTTAAAGTAAACTCTGTGTTCAGGATCAAAATTCTCTCCAAGTCTAATTAAAGTGTTATATTCTGAAATTTCGTTAATTTGGTTTGGATGCGGTTCAAAATCAACTGGCCATCTCAGAAGATAATCTTCATCATTCTCAACAGCTCTCATAAACTCATCCGTTACCTTTACTGATATATTAGCTCCAGTAACTTTAGTTAAATCCTGTTTCTTTGTTATAAATTCTAATACATCTGGATGATTAATGGAAATAGTTAGCATCAATGCCCCTCTACGGCCTTTCTGACTAATAGTATTGGTAACATTACTAAATAAATCCATGAAAGACGCTGCTCCAGTTGAATATTTAGCTGAGTTATTTACAGCTGCACCATCTGGTCTAAGGGTAGATATATCAAAGCCAACGCCAAATCTTCTTTTAAACAGATTAGCTGCATTTTTGGCGGTATCCATAATTCCAGATACACTATCTTTTGGAGATGCAATAACACTGCAATTAGATAGAGAAGATTGCATATCTGTTCCTAATACAGCCATTACGGAACCTCCAGGAATTACATATTTAAATTGATTAAACAATTCAAATATTTCGTCTTCAGTTAGAGAATCTTTATAGTTTTTCTCAATTCGAGCAAACTCTTTAGCCATTCTGCGATGCATATCTTCTGGAGTTTTTTCATCCTTATATGCATATTTATTTAACCAAGTTGAAGCAGCTAGTTCATCTCCATTAAAATAATCTAAAAGTTCTTGTGAAATCATATATTTAAACAATATTAAATAATTGACTAACTAAAAGAGTCTTCTCATATCCAGTCATAAGATCTTTCTTATTAGCATCTCTTATAAGTTCAGTAAATGCATTATAATAATTAAATACTGAACATTCCTCCGAATCTTTTACATAGTATGGAGAATCGGTATTATAATATACATTTTCATAGGCTTTAACAATCATATTAGGACTTAATTTAACTTTACCTGCTGCATTAACATTTTCATACAATAGAGCTTTCTCAATCATAGATCCTAATAGTTGTTGTTTATCTTCTATTTTGGAAGATAAAAATGTGTTTTTCATTTTCTTTAACTTAACCTCAAAATCAGATGTAATTTCCATTAAATGTTTAATATCATAAACAAAAGATTTCTCAGGTTCCAATTCATAAACAGATAACCACTGTGGATCAAAAACACATAAATTAGTACAAGCCATATTTAAATATCCACGTGCAATTTTATAAACTGGTTTCTTAACATCAAGACCATATATAAGATGATAACATTCTCTATGATTATCTATACAATGGTCTTCTGGCATTAATGCTTGAATTCAAACTCTATTAAACGTTAAATCTTGATCATTGTCAGTAATAGTCATCTGATTTGGAGTTTGAACTCTAATAATAAAATCATCTGTAAATTTAGACATAGAATCGATAAATGGTTCTATGTATTCTTTAGTCGAAAGATAATTTCGATTTTTAATAATTGTGCTTTTTCCTTTTAAAGCAAAGTCGAGGGTAACTTCCATTGATTATCAACATTTAAAAATTGTGTAATGTGCGATTCCCATTTTCTTTCGCGTCTCTTATTAATTAAATCTCCTATTCTATCTTGTCTGGATAAAGAATAATTTTTCTGTGTTACTAAATACCATATTAAATATGCTTCTAAACAAGAAGCTTCATTTTCAGTCATTCCTCCTCCAAACAACAAACATTCATAACGATCTGGACTCACCGACAAACATCTGGCTAACAGATCATTATGGTGATTTAAAGCTCTGGAGTCTTCATCCTTTTGAGAATCAAAGTAACCCTTTCCAATATAAATAGGACGATATTTTAAGTTAATATTAAATGGAAGTTCTTCGTTTCATACATATCTTTTATCTACAAATAAATATACATTCCTATCAAAAACATTATAGGATTGATATTTATCTCATTCATCTAGTAAACTGGGTCTTTTATATATTTTATGAAGGTCAAGTGTGTGTTGTGTTACAACATAACCTTGTTTCGATACTTTACCTTTAGATGATAGAATTAAATCCATTATAAACAAAAAAGGAGAATAGATTTTTAATTTCTATTCTCCTAATATTTGTTAACATGACTTCTAATAATTAGAAATCAGCCTTTTCGTTACCAAACACAATGTATGTACCAAGAGTTGTATTAATAGAAGGTGTATACTCCAATTCAAATGCGAGAGCCTTACCTTCCTTAACACGATATACAATCTCGCAATACATATCAGCCTTTACAGTAGGCATTGCGTTCTTAGCAGCTTCCTCAGCATCAGCCTTCAGATTAGCAGTAGCAATAAGCTCGTTATTATCCTTTCTACGAACCTCAAATACACGCTCTACCTGCTTCTTACCCTCAGTTACATTATTAATAAACTTAAAAGGACGCTGACGTGTATCCTTAGATCCAGGCATCATACATACGATAAGACCAACACCCTCAGCATTAGTAAGATTCTTATCTGCCAGCTGATCTACTGCAAACAACTTAAAATCCTTATCTGAAATGGGAGACTGTGCATTTTTCCAAGACTGTGTTACATTACGAATAACTGTCATACCCATCTCTGCTGCTTTCTCTTTTGCCTCATCAAGGCTGTACGCTTTAATTTCAAATTTCTTCATAAAACATTAATTTTTAAAATTGTTAAACATATTATTTCTTATCTATTATCTATCTCTTTGAATACAAAGATAGATTAAAATTTTTAAATATGCAAATTTATTTTTAATAATTTTTATTGCATATTTCTTTGAGAACGAGGATACAAATATAGGATAAATTTTTTAATTCTCCAAATTTTTTGAACTTTTATATAAATTCTACTTGCTCCTCATATCCAAACATTTCATAATAAGCTACCTCAGATAATAGCCTATTAAACTCATTCATTCCTTTAATTAATTCAGATCTTGGTATATTAAAACAAGCAGAACGATGATCTGAATCAGTTTCGACTACACAGACATTACAATCAAATGTTCAACTCTTATCATAGCCATATTCTTTACGACAATAACCACAAAGAATTAAAGCATAGACATAGAATTGGCGGTAGTAGTGGTATTCGCAAAAAGAAGTACTCATAAACTTACTACACCAATGTCCAGTAGTCTTTAAATCATTCAAAGTAACTTTTTTATTCTCTATATCAATAGTTCAGTTATCAGCTTTCATTTTAAATGGAAGAATAACTTCTTTATCTTTATATGTTACTTTAAAATCCATGAAAAAAGTATCCTCGTTAAATGAAGGAAGCTCAATTCCAAATTCATCAGTTGGATGTAACTTTTTCTGAATCTGACGATTTGACTTTATAGATAAAACACACTCATTAACTGTATCTCAGTCTGAATCACAAAGCAATATTACATTATTTTCTAATTTTCTTGTATTTAGATAATAACGTTTGTTTTCAGGAGTATTAATTTTCTCTATTACTTTATCTAAAGGAGCTTTTGCATAATAATCTGCATCAATTCTTGCTTTATCTATACTATTTCTAATAGATAAACCTTGCTTTCGATACTTTTTAATGAAATCAATACAATATCCCTGTTTAGCAGATGCCTTTTCACACTTTGGATGTAAGGTAAACTCTTCTGGCTGCAATACTAACTCATGAACTGCCGAACCTAGCTGAAAACTAGGATTAAAAGAAGATTTCAGCCCAGTTTTATACTTTTCTGGACTTCCACCTTCTTCTGTATCTATCAGTTTGAGCCTACTATTAGATATACATTGTTTATATTTATTAGAGAAATACTCTTCGTCTGATATTTTAGCGTGTTTTATAGTATCGTATAAAGGAATGACGTTAAAATTAAATAAACTTATCGTTTTCAAAATATGGTTTATATTTATTATATAAAAATATTGCTAATTGTCCGTATTCATTTTTAACGGCTTCTAAATAACTAAGATTATCTGAACGTAATGCGTAAAAAAGATTATTAGTAAAATCAGCATTTCCTTTAACATCTCGTCTAATTAATGCGTATAAAGTTGCTTTTAGTAATCCCCCTGATCCTGTAAAAATTTTATCTGATATTATTTCTTGCATTAATTTGTCATCTAAATCTAACTCGGTTTTTAATCGATTAAATTGAGATTCAGATAAACCGACAAATTTACTAAATTTACTATTCATAATTATACCAAATTTTAAGCATTATAGAATGCAATTTTAGATACCAAGTTAAATAAAAATCATAATCTTCTGAGCACTCAGTTCAAACATTTGAGCAAATCTCTGGAAAATTACACAAAGGAAAAGTTACGTTTAAAAGTGATACTTCATCTGCAAGAGATAGAATACGATATTGCTTTATTTTAGCCACTAGCATATAACTAAAAATTTCAGACTTATTAGCTGTTTCTCAAAAATACTCCATATAAAATGGCACTTTTCCATCGTAAAACTTTACTAATAAGTTAAAGTTTTCTTCAGAGATATTAGCATATCCTTCTATAAATTCTTTATATGTCATTACTTTAAATTTTTAAGATCGGCTAATGATTTAATACGATGATGTCCAACGTCATATCTCTTATTAGCCTCAGTAGTAACTAAATAACAAAATATTCCGTTTTGTTTACACTCCTTATATGTCTCGAATTTATCGTCTACCATTATATCAGCTTCGAGTTCTTTTAAAGTCTCGATTTTTGACTCATTCCAAGGAAGACTATAAATTGGAGCTTTTGGAAGATTGTTCTTTTGAATAGCTTCTTGTGTCCATTCAATAGGAATAGATCTTGCTGTTACATAATAATCAATTTCTAGTGGAACTATAGTTTTAACTGGCATATTTACCCAAAAATCTTTATCTTTTTGTAATTCTTTTAGATTTTCAGACATATTATAATCACCTTTCCAATAACTGGACATTTTACCAAAACGTTTTTCATATGCTCCTACGAAATCAAAAATAACATCATCAAGATCGCTTACGATAATAGGTGAATTAACTTGTTTTATTACTCTGTCGTCACCTTGAGGGAATGTATGATAATATTGACAGAGTATTAATGCATTCATGGCAACTTCTCCAATATTAAGTAAACCTTCTTTATTAAAGTCGTTACCTTTCTTAAATTCGCTTAAATGATATTCAAGAGAATTTAAAACATCACTCCAAGATAGTCCTTGAGTCCATTGATTTTTTTGATATTTATTTAATTTAGATGTAAATAATTTGTGTACTTCTTCCAATCCTAAATTTGGAAGTAAATCATATCTAATTTTATTCATCTTTATACTAAATTTTCTTGTGCGTATTCGCTATTAATGTGATAATATGTTCCTTCGTGTTTGATATAATTAGAGTCTCGTTCAATATCCCAACGTGCGTCTATAAATGAATAGTCATCTTCATCAACACAATCAACTATATCGTCATTGTGTATATAATCTTCAAGCACCTCTACCCAACTACAACAATCATCACAATAATAACGCCCATCGTGATCAGACCAATATAAAGAATTTTCCTCTCCTTCTACATTCCATGCTGATTTACCACAAGAATAACATGTAATATATAGAAGTTTACTAGTTTCACCATCTGCACAATCGCACGCATCAATTTCCTCTAAATAATTTAATTCATCGGAAGTAGGAAGATGATCATATAAGATATCATCAAATAAATATCTAAAAGAATCTATATAGGGAAGCCTATCATAGCTTTTGGGTAATTCAACATGTAAACTTAAAAATATAGGTGATTTATAATTGTTTTGTGGAGAATACCAATATTGATTACTACCAGTTGAAAGTAAAGAATTATTTGCTCGATATGCAAATTTGTGTTCTTGTGCATAATCAATAAACAAATCGTAATACCAATCTCTAGAATAATAAACTCTATCCATATAAATCTTATCATCAATTTCCCAGAGAAGAGCACGTCCGCATATTAAACTTTTATCTTCATTAAATAAGACAAGCATTTTACACACATCAGCATATAATTCTAAATATTGTGAACAATCTGCATATCTCATACAAGAGTTTGACAATGTTGCACCTTCATCATTATTTACTTCATTGTACCAATATTGAATATCTTTTCCTTCTACTACTTCAAACTCTTTTTGATTTAATATTTTACTCTTTAAGAGATTGTTTAGTAGCTCATAGTCACGATTGGTAAACTTTCTTTTTACTATTTTTTGAAGAATTTTAGTTGGTTTACCTGATTGACGATTCTCTCTACTTCATATTTTTTCTCCAGAATATTTTGGTTCTTTTCCTTTTGGTAAAAACGATATTACAAACTCATTATTGCGAAAACTTAACATACGAGCATAATCAGTTAAATGATCATTGATACTAGTTTTTAGTTTCGTCTGTAAAATTTCGTCCTTTGTGCTATTATACTCGTTTATTAAATCTTGTGAATACAATAATTCAAAAATAATCTGATTATTGGTTTCGTTTCATACATCTTTTAAAAAACCATAAAGAGAATCTGAAAGTAAAACTAATTCTTTATCCATATAAATCTTCCTTACGTATATCTATTAATATATTATTAACAATATCTTTATTAACATTATCTGGAAGATCAGAATGTTTAAATAACTCTTTAATTTCTTCGATTTGATCTTCTGCTTTAGTTAATAAAGACTGTAAATCGTATTTTCCATGTCTAATATCAAGTAATTCTTGTCTATTTGGACGTTCGATGATTAATTTATGTTCAGTAGCAATTTCACGTGCCATTTGAAGTAAACGATAGCAATGCATAAGATTTTTACCATCTATTTTCTGACCATGATTTTCTACATCGACATATCTTTGTTCGTTACGTTCCTTAAGCCAAGTTTGATATGCATTATATTCACGACAATGTGCTTGAAATCCATCTAAATCATATTGAACAATTGCGAGTAATTGAGCATCAACATCTTCTGGAATAGCGGTCATAATTAAATCATCATCGTTGCACAAGGGTCTAGTCCATTCTTGTGCTGGCATTTCTATATTCCAGAATTTATATAATTGTTTAGTGTTATCTATTTTAGTTAATGCATAAAAATCATGATTATACCAACTTGGAGTTATTAAATCAATCTTATTAGATAATCTAATATCTTTCTTATACTTCCAATCTGGTAACCAAATAAACTTACAAAAATCAATTGGAGTTTTACGAGTTATTCTATCTTTCTCCCAGTTCATCTTTTTATCTAAACCACGAGCTTTAACTATTTGTTGATAAGCATAACCCATAAAAGAATTTGCACACTGCTTAGTTAGAAATATATCTCGATTAGACTCAATATATTTAATGAAAAGTGGATCTTTAATTTGAATACATCTATCTGGCATCCACATTAGTTCCAGAATAGTTGGATTAGCAGACATGGCTAATTCAAGAAATCGTTTAATTTCATAATATGTAGTATCTTTATCTGGCATTATTTGTTGTTCATAATTAAAAGATGCTACATCAAAAATATTTTGGATATAAATTCCTTTAATATCTATATCACTATTTGGAGTTGCTGTTCCGTATGCTTGACTCCCCACTATCGTCTGTAATAGTATTTTCTCCATTTAATGTATCTATAAAAACTGAAGATAGTGTTTTTATTAAATTGTTAGATTGGTTATCTGGATTTTTTACTTTAAATATAGGATCAAAATCCAAAATATCTTTATCTTTATCAAACTTAAAGTTAAATATAACCTTATCTCCAGTATCAGGATTTAGAAATGTTACAATCGCTTTTTCCATATAAAATAAAAAGGGCGAAAAGATTTAATTCTTCTCACCCTGTGCATAAGGTTTAATTAATTCGTAAAATAGTTGTTTATCTATCATTACGACTTCTCCAACAGTACAGATATTAACTTCTTTTTTCTTCTGTTTAGCCCAAAACAATACAAAATCTTTATTATCTATTGTTGATTCTTCACGAATATCAAAATAAGATGGTGTATTTTGAGTTTTCTTTAATTGAATTGCTCATTTAAGTTTACCTTCAGTATCAATTAAATCAACTTTATTATCATCTGCTCGTCTTGACTCAGAACGTGAAGTTACAACACCAGTAAATCCTAAATCTCGTAACTCTTTAGCTATTTGGGTTTCATACGCGTGTCCTTTATTACGAGAATATGATGAGGATCGTTTTTTAGGTTTATCTGACTGTGTTTTTGTTTTCTTAGCCATATAAAAGTATTATAATTAATAAATCTTGAGAGATAGATAATAGATTTATAATTTATAATAATCTTTGGCTTGTTGTATTAATTCTCGTGTTTTCTTGTCTCCATGTACTTTTCTAAAATCTGAAAAATCTTTACATCCAGATTTTTTTGGAATAAATAATATTTTTAAATCAGGATATTGCTTATGAATACGTATAGATGCTCTTTGTCCCGGTCTATCATTATCGTAAAGTAAGAATATGTGTTTATATTTTGCTTTTAAACGTTGATATTGACTATCTGTTACAAATACATTTTCAGAACAAGGTGCTATTGCTTGAATTCCATATTCATATAATGCCATTACGTCTTTAAGGGATTTTGTAATTACAAGGGTATCCCCTCCATTCTTATTTAAACGATGTGCTCCTTGAATTTGAGTAGATTTTCAATTGGCAATAAATCTGTACTTATTTTTACGTGGGAAATAGATCCTCCATTGTTCAATATCTTGTTTTATTCCACCATAATATCCAAAAACTAATTGATTCGGCTGTTCTAGATAAAAGAGATTTCCATTTAAAAAGACATTTTTACATGAAAACACTTTAAACTTTTTTAAGGTATTTTCCGTTATACCATATTTTGCTCATCAGTCTAGTTCATACTGTTGCCAATTTCTGATTTCTACTTGAATTACTGCAGAACCAGTATCTTCAAAAGTAGATCCATCGTAGGACATTCTAGCTTTATTGACTGTCATATCCTTACGATGGATTATACCAAAATCATTAGCAATTATTTGAAGTGCTTTATAATATGAGCAATTAAATTTACACATTACGACTGAAACGAAATCGCCACAAAATCCATTACCAAAATCCTTAAACATTATTCGACCGTTAGTCTTAGACCGATAAAATGAGCACGTTGGCCTTTCATCTCGCCGAAGTGGTGATTTATATAAACCTTTTCTAACTGGAATACCTAAATAATGTGTTAGGATTCGTTCTTCTGGAATTCTTGATAAGATTAATTCTTTAGTGATGGCTATCGGTTCAAACGTAATATCCATAATTAGAACGGAAGATCCTCTCCTAGTTCATCGTTAACATCGAGTTCATCACGAAGCTTATCTGCAGTTGATTTCTCCTCTTTCATATTAGTAGGAGTTGCATTCTTAGCTGCTTCGATCATCTTCAATTCACGATCAGTAAGAGTTAGATTATGACCAATAAAACGAGTTCTAATAGTCAGATTTCCATTCTTAGAGAGACCGGCTACAAAGGTAGGAATGTTATTATAACCCTTACTACCAGGAAGCAGTTTAATCTCTACTTCATTACCAACGTAAGGATCGGTATACTTCTTAAGAGACTTTACTAACTTAGCAAAAGAACCATCGAGAGAAATCTTACCTTCATCCAAATCAGTAATAAGCTGAGGATCCAGTGCTTCAAGAATCTCTCTAACAGCAATGAGAAAATGATCTACCTGCGAAGGAGTGGGTCCCCACTGCATTTCTACTCTCTCACTACTCTCTGGCTCGAAGAATTTCTGAGTATATTCTCCATAACCTACTACATCAAGTTTAAGAACCATTACGTTCTTCTCTCCTTCCTGAGTGTTCTGAGTATCATAATCTACTCCAAGAAATTTAGCATTGTGAATACCTGCTCCAAGAAATTTACCACCTTCTGTGGCTCCCTTTGTTGTACTAAAAGAAAAATTCATACTTTAAAATTAATTTTTAAACGTTTAAAATAAAATTAAAATGGAAGAGCATCATCGTCTTCCGAATTATCAATAAGATTATTAATCTCTTCATCTATTTCTGATGAATTGAGATTGTCAAGCTCATTTTGTTCAATCTCAGTAGATTCATTTTCTTCTTCTACTTTAACGAGTTTAAACATACCATCTTTAAATGGCTCAAGCTTGAATAAATTTCCATAAATTTTAAGTGTAGTATTTTTATTCCCTCTAAACGAAACTGTATTGCTCTTCGTGAGCTTCGACCCTTCCTCTGGATCAGTAAATACTTCACTTTTTCCTATTAACGGGAATGTGTTATGATTGTCCTCAGTCCAGTAATTAACTTGAATTCTATCACCAACCTGAGCATCAATCATTTCAATAGCTTTTGGCGTCAGCTTAAGTTTATTATCCATAAGTTGAACCATAGCTTCTCCATCATCTAAATTTACTTTAGATAAAGAAGTAACTTTAAGGTTTGTCACCTTTTGAGTTACTTCATCAAAATCAAATGAGATATTAAACATATACTAGTCTTTTTTAGCCAGAGACGGATAAATACGTTCCCAATGAGGTGTAAATGTTCCATCTCCATTCCATTCTGCAACAATCACGTCCTTATTAGCTAAATGTGCTGGTCTAGCACCAGTTAAAACCTCTCCGTCTTGACCAAATTTAATACAGAGATTTGAATCTTCATCACGATGCACAACTTTTATACTCGGTCTTTAAACCTATTTGAAAACCATTTAACAATTGGTAATTTTTGTTCTTCTGTTAGTTTGTCAATATATTTTTGCATATCATTATTAATTACTTCTACTTTTGCTAATTGTTGTAATAAATAACGAGCAAATACAGCCTCTTCGTATGTTTTATACCAAGGACTTCTATATGTTGTTTTATTCATTGAAAATCGCGCCATATATCGTTTTTCTCTATTTGGATCTTTATGTTGATCAATTCCTTTAATATCAAATCTAGTATTATTTCTTACTTTTTGATTATGATTTTGTTCAGTTTGAGAAACAATTCGTAAATTACATTTTCTGTTATCGAATGTATTTCTGTTTATATGATCAACAGTTTCTCCTTTCTTTGGCTGCATTAATAAAATATGGTATAAACCTACGTCATTGCTACACATATAGATCAATCCGTTTTTCTTTTTAGCGATAGCGGCGTGCCATTTATGTTTTGTAATTAATGGAAGATCTTCAATATCTACTTTAAAATAATAATTAGGATTACAATCTTTATCGTAAGTAACAACACAAGTACATCCGTCTTTCCAAATAATTTCATTTGGATCTTTTGGAGTTCTTGGATTACAATCTAAAAAATATCCGTATTTTCTTTTTTGTTCTGCGTGTTTTCTACAATAATTGCCTCTTCCATAGAAAATTCTTCCGCAATGTTGACAAACGTGTTGTTTATAATAATTTTTTTTCTTCATAATGGTTTGAGAATAGACTATACAATTATCCAATTATGGATATCTCTTGGTAGTCGTTGAGGGCGTATTGCTACATCCCTGCTGATTGTCCATTGTAACATCTTCTCTATTTTTACACTTTGGTAAGAGAAGCTTTAGGAGTTTCCAGCATATTCGAGATTTTCGATATATATTACTATATAAAGGGGCTTATAATGTCAACCCAATGGCATCTGATTTAGCAGAGAGTATTCTTGAGAGTTTACCCATTAGATCAAGTGTTTTAAGTGCACCACTAGCGTTTTCATCAAGCTTAGAATCTTTTACATGACCACATATAATAAGATTATCAGCACAAGAAGCAACCAAATTAATAATTGATTCAACAGCAGTTCTCCATAGATTCCAGCCAATACCATTTGGAAGCAAAGCAGGGTCTTTAACATCTGCATATTTATCAGAATATTGTGGAGACTGTTGATAAAGAGTTATAGCTACAGGTTTAGCCATTTCTTCTATTGCTGTAACAGTATCGATTGTTATAAATTTATATGGTTTACCGGCCTCTTTGATAGCTTTACAAACTTCTTTAAGTTCTTTAAGAGAATGAATCTTATACTTTAATGCGTCGACATAATCACTCCCTTCTTCCATATCGAGCAAAAGATTATTCTCTAAAGTGCTCAAAATAGTTGTTTTTCCACATTTCGGGAGGCCAAATATGATTAGATTCTTCGGATCTTGTGTTTTCGCGGGTATTTTACTAGTAGGTAATTCTATTGACATATTAGAATTTAAATATTATTTCTTTCTTCTCAGATTTATTCTGAGTTTCATCTTTTATGTTTAAATCTTCTTCTTGTGTGGCTTTAAATCTTTGGTTATCTTTTAAGTAGCAATAATCTTTTCAATTTGTCACTGTATCGGCTTTAGGGAGCTCTACGAAATAACCGATTTCTCCAAAAAAGTTTAATGGAACTAATCGATCACTTACTCCTAGTCGATTTTTGATTAAAATTGCTGAACGATATCTGTCTCGAAGACCAATAAATGCTCCTTGCTGACTATTCTCTACTATAATCGGATAACCACGATGATTTTTGATTTTATACTTCAATGGATAGTAAATTCCAATACAGATTTCGGAATCATTATAAGGATTACCGCTATCTTTAATGTCTTCAGCGCTGCATTCGGTTAAATCTGCTTTTCGTCTATCCATATCAGCTGAATTTCTATTTTCCTGCATTAATATACAGAAAGAACATTGACATTTCTCTTTAAAAGAGACAGCATAAGCTGATACTTCGTCGATTTCTGCTTTTTTGGTATTTCCAGCAGATGGACGAACCAATCCAATATGATCGACAATTGCTTCTACATATTGTTCTGGATCGTTTTTAATATAAATTGTTCTTCTACCATCTTCTGTTTCTTCAAAAGTACCTCATTCTTCTAAGTTTTCCATCATACTTTTATAAAAGAATTTAGAATTTAAAGTCTTATCATAGATAATTAACTTATCCATAATCGAATTAAGTCATGCTCTTCCCTGTTTTACATATTCATAAGACTCATCATCAAGAATATCTTGCCAAGACATAAGCTCGGTATAAGAGATTACATAATGATATTCTTCATATATATAAAGACAAAGCAATTTAGCAAGAAGTAATGATTGGCTCATCTCTAGGGAGTAGTAGATCAGTTTAATGTTTTTATCGGGATAATCTTTTAACGGACGATAAATATGGGTATATAAAGCATAACTACTTTTTCCCGCACCCGATGTGCCGAAAATAAGTGTATAAACACCTTTTTGGAGACCTCCAGTATACTTATCCATCTTAGATATACCTGTTTTTAAACCAATATTTTTGCCTGCTCTACCATTATCGATTTGTCTAAATAATATATCAACTCCATTCATATTAATCTATATAAATTGACTCAACAACCTTATTATCTAGACCATTGTCTCGCATTTCTTTAAGCTGAGTTCACTTCTGAGATGCACAAAACTCAAGAATTCCAAAGTTAATCAGATTTTTCTCTTTTGCCCATCTAAGAATTTCCATTACTTCTTTATGCTTTTCTGGATTGTGTCCTATAGACGCAGAATAATAGAAATAAAATTCATCTAAGGAATAAAATTTCTTAGATATGTTCTTAAGGGAATATAAACGCCCTTTAATTTCAACGTAGGATGGATACTCGTTAAAAAGCTCCTGTCCCATTTCTCCAGATTGTTTTAACCAACCTTTAATAAAATTCTTATTAAATTCTATCTCGTTTGGTATATAACTTTCTGCATTATAAGTTTTATGAATTATTCCTTTTGCTTTAAGAGAATTAAATAGTTCTCTTAATCGTTCTTTTCCTCCGTTAGAGAATCATTTGTTTAGATATTCTTCATGTTCTTCTTCATCTCTAGCTAAGAAAGTCATATATATAAGGAAAAATTCATCAAATGTAAGGTTATATGCTATACAAATATTTAAAATAGTATTTAATTCCACTTAAATCAAATTCAAACATTCACATAGCAATATTTGTTTAATGTCGGTTTATCGACTGTAATAAATATTTAAATAGCTATTCTGGTATAATTAATCTTCCAGAACAATAATTTATATTAAAATAATCGTCATAATCATTCCATTCTCCTAAACCAAATCATCCCCCATCTTTAGCACGAACAAAGATTTCAACTTTAGGACACCATTGTTCATAAGATACAGCAAATATAAAATAATCTGTTTCCTGAGCAAAAAGCCAATGACATTCTAAAATTTGAGTGCGCCATTCATCAATCAATTCCTTATCTGCTTTGTCAAATGGAATAATATCTGTTATAAGAACTTGATATTTACGAGATTCTGTTATTTTACCATCATCATAGCAATCATATTTTTTATATAATTCTGGAAGTTTATTCATCTTAAAATCTATTTTTTATATCTTTAAAGAATATTCTATTTCGAACATCAAGAGGTTCATAATTAAGGATTTTATCTAATTCTTGTTCTGTAATAACTATATAGTTTGAAGTAGAAGAATTTGCAAATCATTTTTCTTCAACAGTTCCTTTAATAATTAAAGTAAATATTTCAGCTTGCTTGCCTGGTTCAAAACGAATTGTTCTACCTACTGTTTGAACTTTAGTAATTTTAGAAGAATCTGTATTTAATATAATTTCTACAGATAATCCTTTTAAATCTACTCCAGTTCTAGCGGCCTTAGAAGAATGAATTACTCCGGTAGAAGCTTGATTAAAAGCATCTATTGTAGAAGAATTATCTTTTTTACTTTTTTGTGAATGTAAAACAAATTCTCCTTTCTGAGCAAGTTTTTCTGAATCTTTAATTGTTGAACAAAAAGTTATGCACTTCTTATCCTTTCTAGCATCAAGAATTTTTCTAGCTATTTCTAATTTATGTGGATGAGACTGAACAAATTGTCTTCTTTTTCTTAGTCTATCCATTCATCCAAAACAAATAGCATCCATTTGTTTATGATCTATTCCCATTTTTTTGGCATACTTTCTCCTTTCTATAATATTTGTGGATAAAGTCATACCTCTAGAAAAATCAAAACCTAATTGAGAGAAAAATCCAATAAATTCTTGATTCCATTTATTGTACTCAGTCATATCTACATCTAATAAAACAACATATTCTTTATATGGAGATAGTCATCCGTTAGATGTAGCTTCTTCTATAGTAATTTGGTCACATACTGGAGCAAGTTGTTTGATCAAAATCTCTTTTCCATCCAATCTTTCAAGTGTAGCTGTCAAACACAATACCATATCGTAGTCTACACATTCAAAGATTTGTCGGAATTGATCACTTACTACAAGATGCGCTTCGTCAATTACTAAGAGATCAACTTCACAAGATGATTTAATTATACTATTAACTATTCTTACTTCACAGTTTTTAATAAGATTATATTTAATAATATAATTATCCATTCATTGCTTTTGTAAAAACTCAGTTGGAACACTAATTAATATTCTAGCGTCTGGTTTTACTTTTAAAACCTTCATGATAGCCATAGTAGCTGAAAAGCTTTTTCCCACTCCAGTACCGTAACATCATGTGCCCTTACAACCAGCTTTTATCCATTTTTTAACCCCCTCTTTTTGTCTCTCAGTTCGAGATATCATTAAATATTATTTATATGGACATCTTAAACAATCCCAAGTTGTACAAGTATCACAAGGCATTTCATGATCATATTCAATTGGAGCAGGAACATAAGCAGATGAATATAGTATTTGTTTAGGAACAGTAATTGTATAAATCTCGTTCTCATCTTTAAGAGACATAATTATCTCTCTTATATATTCATAACAATTCTGTAACTCTAAAAAGTTAGTATATTCTCTATCTGTATGCTCATTATAATAACCACACGATATATTTACACCACTTATTTCCAATTCTCCAGCTAAAATACCAATATCAGTAAAAGTTCCAATATTTGGTTTATATTGATATTTATCAGAAATTGGTTTGATACGTTCTACAAATTTAGGACTTGCTGTTTCAAATCCGTTAGTATAAGTAATAAGGTCAGAATTTCCTCTTCTGTCAGCTTGAATTAAAAACATAACATCCAAGAAGAAATCAATATTTTCACTTGCTGCATTAGCTCCTTGTCCACCACTTTCTTCTTCACAGGTAAATACAACTTTAAGATTATCTATATCTTTAAGTAATTTAAGAGCAACCCAAATGCCATTTGAATCATCACTGGATAATCCAGCACTATTTCCATCCGCATATACAGCACTTATTATATCTCCACCAATAGTAATCTTTCTAGACATTGTATAACGTTGAACACAATCCATATGTGCAACTATACAAGCATAAGATTTTGGATTTGTTGTGTTTTTAGTTATAAACAAATTACCATAATAATCTACTTCATATTTAAGATTACAGTTAGATAATTCTTTATGACAATAGTTTAAGATAAAAGAAATGACCTTATATTCTTCTCTAAATCTACGCTCTATTAAATAGAGTTTCTTTAATAGTATTAAATCTTTCATTAAGTATATGTTAATGTCTTCAACAAGTATCAACTTCTGCTTCTGCAGGTAACTCTACTTGTCTGCAAAATCATGCCCCTGCTTTTTTCATGCTATCTTGAACCATTTCAGATATTTGATCACAAATTTCTTCTGGAGCTTCAACATTTCATTCATCATGAGCAGGAATACATAATTTTACTTTAAATAATAAATTATTATCAAGTAAATATTGATATATATAAATAGAGGCTAATTTAAAGCAAAGTGCGCCAGTGGCCTGACAAGGATAGTTTATAGATTGCTTCTCAGACGCTGATTTTCGTTTAAAATAGTGTCTTACTTCAGAAACTATAGCTGAATCTGGATTAGATTTCTTATATTCTCTATATGTTTCTCAGAATTGTCCATTAAATCTTGCTTTTATTGCTGATAGTTCTTCATAATCATAAATAAAAGCTTTATGTCCAGTTTTGGGATTTAATAAAATATACCCATGATCCATTACAAATTTTCTTTGTCTATCTTGATAAGTCTTTACTCCAGAAAAACCTTTCATATAATCATCGTAGATTTTTTGAGCTTCTTCCATTGGAATATTCTTATTTGATTTGATGGTATTAGCATCTCCACCATAGTTTATAGCAAATTCAATTCCTTTAGCTTCTTGACGCCAATGTTTAAACTTATGCTTTATTTCTTCAATAGGACAATCTCCAATTATATCTGGGTAAGCCATTTTTGCAACTAGAGAATGCATATCTCCACAACCATAATTAAATAGATCGAGGATTGCTTTATCTGAAGATAATTCTCCAATAATTCTAGATTCTTGAGCTGAGTAATCGCAGCTAATTCATTTATTACCAGATTCTGCTACAAAACACGCTCTTGTCTCTGTATCTCTAGGAAAGTTTTGGAAGTTTATATACTCTATTTCATTTTCTTTATCCTTCCCACCTGAACTTAACCTCCCGGTGTCTGTTCCCAGTTGATTAAAGTTAGTGTGAATTCTCCCAGTCTCTGGATTAATCTGATCTAGCACATTTTGACCATAAGTTCCTATTAGTTTCTCTGCTGCTTTGTATTCTAAGTATATAGGAGCAATAGGACTTAGATTTTTTTGCGGTTCTATAATATCAGCTCCTACAGATTTCTTTTTGGCTTTTGTTTTCTTATCAAAAGTATCAAGTTTAAATCCAATTTTCTCTAGAAGTGGAATAACTTGCTTTGGACTAGCCCAATTAATTGTACATTTAGGAGTATCATCAAATCCTGAAAACAAATCTCCTTGAGGATTAACGTAAGAATATTCTGGATAATTCTCAATTACCCAATTATTTAGACTATTTAAAGCAGTATCAAATTTTATTCTATCTTTAGCCATTTTTTCTTTCCATTTTGTTTCATCTAATTTAACTCCACAAAATTCAGTATAAGCCAAAACAGGACAAAATTTATTTTCATATGCAATTGCTTTAAGAAGTCCTTTATTTTGCAATTCTTGATGTTGTTTTTCTTTAATTTTAGCTAGATATTTGACATCATTAGCTCCATATTCAATAATATCATCTGTTAGAGTTTTAGACCATATGATTTTACCTCGAATAGATTTATCTAATTCAACTCCACAATATTTTTCTCCAGCTGCTTTTAATGACATTGAGTGAATTCCTGCAGGATAACCCAATCATAGTAATTTTTCTGCAAGAAATCCATCATATACATTCCTAATTACAATTTCATGTTTAAGAAAAAACTTTAAATCAAACTTCGCGTTCCAAAGTAAAAACAGTCGATCACTTTCTAAAAACTCTTTATATTTACGTATATCAACAGTTCTACAATCAATTACAACTTGATTATTATAATCTCCTAACTGAACTAATAACAATTTTTTAGTATGTGGATCCATCCCTTCAGTTTCAGTATCGGTTCCAACTTCACTAAGGGGATTTAATAATTCCAAACTTTCCTCAACAGTTATTATTTTATATAATTCGTTAGGAAATAATAATTGGTTATTAGTTACTAAATAAATCATTAGGCATCAGGTTGTGTTAATTTATATCCTTTCTTCTCAGCTACTTTAACTAGATTCTGCATAAGAGTTTCCCACTTATTTATATGATAATTTAAATCATAATCAAGTAGCAATAGTATCTTATCTCGCAGAAGCTTAAGTGTTGCTGTTGGAAGACTAGATATTTTTGGATATTGATCTAATTTAACAAGACTTCTAAATTCTGAATAACTTAAACCCTTTCTATCTATACGAAGTTTAACATTATTAAGAATAAGTCTTTCTCTAATCACATCCATTCTATCACGAAGCTTTCCATTAGAATCATACTCCGTGAGATCTTCTTTCTCTTCTTTGGTCAGTCAGATACCCTGAGCAATAATAAACTTATCAGATATAATTTTACGATTTAGAGCATCTAGTTTATCAAAACATGCAGACAAAAGCCTATCAATAGTCACCTTTTCAAAAATGGTTGGAACATTACTAAACATAGATGTAACAGAATCACTATCTTTTACACCCATAACAGCTCTATTCTTAACAACAAAATCAAAAACGTCCTTATTTGTCTTTAAGATATCAATATTGCATTCACATAATATATAACGTAAGAAAAGTTCTGCATTGATATTATCGTAAGTTCTCTCTATAATTTTCTTAACTGTATACTTACCAGGTACAGATCTTGATGTATTATAAAGCATACTGTAACAATGATTATAAGCTTTTTGTAGCTCTTCCTCTGTCATATCCATAAGACGCTTTTCTACACCATTTTTAAACTTTCATACAAGTCTATTAATATCTGTCTTTGCATTCTCCTTTCCTAGTTCTATTGCTTTTGCTAAGGTATCGCCAAAATCTGTCATATATATTTAAAATTTAAATTCTTTAATATTAATCTTTTCCGTTTCAGGGACAAAATGAAGGAAATAATTGCAAGTATAGTTATATGTACACATTTCTCCAGTATCTCTACGATAATATTGCTCTCCTCCATTAACTATATCAAATTGTAAATAACCTTTTTCTTCAATTTCTGGAAATCTTCCATTTCAATTTGGAAGACGAACAACCATCAGATATTTATCTATACTATCCAATGGCTGTTCTAAGTCTTCAAACACATAGAGTGTGTATTGTCCCTCTTGTTTAACTTTTAATTTTACGTGTAAAGTCTTCTGCACGTCTAATCGTCATCTCCCTCGTATGCATTGAGTATCGATTTCTCTTTACGCAACCACGATCCTTCTCCTTCTGCTATATCGAGCGCTGTTCTGCTTATACTTTCCTCTTCTACCTGTTCCGGAAGTAGCTTACCCTCTATTGGGCTATTTCCCATAAGCCAAGCAAAAGTAAACCAATCCTTTTCAGCTAAAGACGCATTAACAATCTCTTTAATAAGATTAGTTGTTTCAATCTCTTTATCAACAGTTAGTTTAAATGGAGTAACAGGATCATCCCAATCCTCTTTGATTTCTGGAATCTCTGGATATATAACAGCAGCATCATTATAATTAAGATAATTAATTATCCAATCGTGATGAAGCTTTTCTTCTTCAGCTCTTTTTATATAATAAGACTCAAGAACTGCCAATCCATTAATACCATAATAATTAGCGAAAGAGCGATAGAGATTATGATTATATAATTCGTGTTGTAGTTGTCTTAGAAGAAGTTCAACTATCTTATCAGATAAAGCGCATATTCTTCTTTTAAGACCTTCATTTTTTGCATTTGTACCAGGAGCTATGTCCTGATTAGGTTTTGGACTATCAAAAGTTTGTTCCTTTTCTTTAAGCTTCATTTGGGCTTATTTTAGATAAAGTGTAAAACTTATTATTTTTAGAATAAGTTTGTTCTTTTAAATTCTTCTTTGAATGAAAAACCTTTGAATCTACTAAATGATAATATTTGGGATTATTGTTGGTTACTCATTCAAAGACTTCTATTAAATACCAATACATTACCAAATCTCAATTCTATAAAGTGTTTTATGGAAATTGAAATTAAATTGTTGTTCTAGCAAGTTATACAAATCAGAAGATATTGTAAATTCATGATTATCGACATAAAAAGTAAGATCAAAATCATCGTTAGTTGTTAAATATCTAACTATATCTTCTTCTTTAAATTGTAAAACACCTTTATCTGCAATAATATCATACTGTTCATAAAAAATAACTACACATTCTGTTGGATGTATACATTTATTTAGTATACGTTCTACTTTTTCAGATAATTGTATTTCATATGCTTCAGAGTGATTAATATCTGGATATAAATGATTACCCACTTTGAGAATTTTTATTGATTGTATCATTTCATTTAATATTAATTGGATCTTCGGGTAAATTAAGACATTGCGACATTGTATTAAGATAATCATTATAAAACATTCATCGGTATCCTTTTGTTGTTTTACGTTTACCTGTGCAACAAGCAGAGATTAGTTTATGGTCAATACCTGTTTGACATTCAGCATGAACACCAGAATCAAATTTGTTAATAAATTCTCCCTCTAAACTAAGTTGTACAATAGGTTTTGTAGACTTATTTAACGCAATTTTTAACTCTTTTTGATCTACATATTTTCATCGAAAACCGTAAGCTACAGTTCCTTCGTTACAAGACCTACTTAAACCTCTTGCTGCATATCAATGATTATTTTGATAAATCGCTTTTCCAATTGCTTTACTAGCTGCAACAACGGATTCAAACGTTTGAACATATGTACCATCTAAAGTATATTGTTCTATCGGACGTTTCTTTTGAGCCTCGCTAATTAATCGTCTCGCATGTTCAGAATTAGGACGTCCACGCGTACCATCACCTCCATCGGTAATATTGTAACTTTTTCCAATCTTTTTATAATAATAGATTAAATCTATTTCTATTAATTTTGCATCTTTCTCGGTTATATTATTAAATAAAACTTTATGTATAAAATTATCTCAACCGTACTTAAGAATTGCGTTATAAAATAAAGGTTGGTGTCGTTTATATCCTTTACCATTCCTTCAACGCTGTTTAGCAGTTTTGGAAGTAATTCCAACGTAAACTTTATTTGAAGGTGAAATATGTACGTAAACTAATCACATTTATTTTTTAATAAAGATACATCTTGAATAATATCATCTTTTAAGTTCATACACTGACTACTATGACAAGCTAGTCTATCGGCATATTCGTTCATAGAGTGATTATTATGTCCTTTTACCCACTTAAAAGTTACAGTATGATATTCTAGTAGATTGATAAGTTCGAATCACAAATCAAGATTCTTTTTAGATAAATCATTTTCTTTAATTCATTTAAAGCAATACTTCCCATTAACACTATTTACAACATATTGCGAATCTGAGACAATAGTTACTTCTGTTGGATCTTTGAATCATTTTAATGCTTCTACAACTGCACGTAATTCCATACGATTATTTGTAGTATTCGTATATCCTCGATATATTTTATCTACACATTTACCATTTTTACAAAATACAGCTGAAAATCCACCTGTATTTCGACTTGGTTGTGCAGATCCATCAGTATAAACTATTCATTTTTCTTTAGACATTGTTCCAGTATAAATTCAAATAAATAGCAAAACGCTTCTTGATCCATTACATTTAAATGTACCGTATCCATTAAATAAAACGTCGCATGTGCAACTTCATGACCTATAATATGAATAGGTGCATCTTCTTGGTGTCAAATATATATAGTAGAAGTGTATTGGTAACAAGCTGCATCGCTAATTCCAAATTCTTGTCTTGGAATCGCAACATGTTCTATGTCTGATATAAATTCTTCTGCTTCGTCTTGATCTCCAATTAACTGAACAACTGTTCAATTATACAGTGGGATCTGAATCGGATTTATCTTGAGTTTCTTCTGATTGACTTGTAGATTCTCCATCTGATTTTACTTCCTCGTAATCTACATATTTTGGCATTTCGTATGAGTTAATATGACCATAAAATGTAGTATCTGTTTCGCTTAAAATCTCTTTTAGCTTATCTATAAATACTTGTAGATTCTCAGTTTCAAATCTTCCGTTAAATATTATTGCATCCATTAATTACGTGCTGATTCTAACTGTTCTATAAGCTGAAAAGCTATATCTCTTGTCATTCTAGAAATACGAAGACCAGTTGGAACTGTAATTGTTGTAATAGGATTCTCAAGTGCTCTCTTTAGACTAATCTCTCTACCGATACTTCTTTTAAATGCATCTTTATGAGAGCATCTTGCTACACCAAATGCAAGTGTATTGTCTTCTTTATTATAAACACTACATACTGTATAGCGAGGTATAGGTGTAAAACGAGACTTGTTAGCACCATAAGCTACTACATTACCATTAGCATCAACATAAACATCTTTAGTAACCTTATAAATAGCGTTACTATAAACATACTTCGGATTCATATTAAATAAGTTTAAAATAAATATAAATAAATATAATTATAATAAAAAGAATGTTAATAATTAACATAATCCATAAAGGAGATAACAGCCAAATCCAACTCCAACTTATTATATTAGTTATATATAATACAATAAATATGAGAGTTAGAATAATAGCTAATCCCCATCCACTACAACCGATTCTTCGTTCCATTTAAAATAAGTTATAGGATTTAATTTCATTACAATGGTGTATATGATCAAATGTATCCAAAAGCGGTTTTTGATATTTTACATAAACAATTAGAAATTGCTGATTTTTTTACATTTAGTGATTCTGCTGCATCTTTTATTGAATCAAATGTATTCAATAGTTCTTTACTTTTGGAATATTGATAAATTGTCCGATGTGGCTTTGGTTCGTTGTACATTTTAACAATTTCTAACGCTTTTTGTTGTTTTCGATGTAATCCAATATTTATTGTATCGTATTCTAAATATTTAATAAAATTACAAAGATTTTCTTTTCCAGTAATTCTTAAAACAGAACTGTTTCCAGTTTTTCTTTTCGAAATAGTTACAAACGGATTAAAATCTTTTAATAGATTCATTAATGTGGATCAATCTTGATTTACATTAGATGCCAGTGTAAATTGTCCGTATTTATCAGAATTATTTAAATAAAAATTACCATCTCCATCGATTAAACCTCGTAAGAAATATTTAATTAATTCATCTGTTTGTAAAAAATTTAATATTTTTTTATGAGATTCAAAAGAATGTGGATATTTTCCTAAATCTACCAATTTTTGAGATATATTTGTATTATATACATAAAAACGCATTTGTGGTTTTCGATTTGGTGATTCTCTATATGTTATTTTAAACGGAAAAATATTTAAAAATAAATCTTGTAAATTTTCTCCATCTTCTCTAACTATTTCGATAGACAAACAACCTTTATTGTTTATACCATCTGCTCAAAAAAATCCCAATCAATAGGTTAATTCTGGAGTAAGCTGATCAAAACATTTTTCAAAATCTAAACAATATTTAAAATCTGGAGCATCTTCAAAAGTTAAGTTAGGATCTTTTTTTAGATTCAATTTATTTCGTTTTGCAAAAGAAATAATAGTACTTTCTGATCTTTGTAATTTTTGTGATACTATTCTTGGACCAAACGTAGAATAATTTTCCAAAATATAGTCTTTTTCTAATTGATGTAATTGCGTTGACATAAAATTAATTTTTAGTGATTTAATTTATTTATGCAATATACATAAAAAATATCACAATTCCAAATTTTTATATTGTAAGATACAATATTGGATAAGCTATCTCATAATGTTCGTTTAATAAACTGACATTTGCCATTTTTGTAAAACCATTATCTTGAAGAGAGTGCTCTCCAGAATGGATGTGTCCTGAGAAAAAATAACTAGGTTTTATATCTTCAATAACATCACTTAGAATTCTATTTCCCGCGTCTATAACAGGATCTTTTTGTTTTATCTCACCTAAACCAAGTAAAGATGGGGAATCATGTGAAACTAAAATCTCTATATTATTTGGAATTTCAGAGTATTTTTCTATAAGTGCTTTATCACTCAACATATTCCACCAGTTTCCAAATATTTTACAATATGGAGTTCCAAATATATAAATATTTTCAATTTCATTAGTTTCTTCATCTAGATAATCAAAGAAACACCATTCATGATGGAGATATTGCAGTCTTCCATTTGATTCAATTTCTAATTCTTTTACTCTAAATGAATGACCTTCTTGGGATAAATAACACGAGTGATTTCCTGCTATAAATATTACTTTAGACCATATATTTTTAAAGGGAAGTTCCATAACCCATGGTAAAAATTGTTCTTTATACCATTTACGCTGATAACCCCAAGTATGATCATGAGCAGGTTCAAGATCTCCAGCTAAAAGCATTAAATCAAATGGTTTGGTTACTTCTGGTAAATTTCCATGAAAGTCTGAACTAGCTGCAATTGTTATCATTAGTTTCCAATATTAATGTCCATGATCTGTAATGGGACAATTATACAATCCGTAGTTAAAAATAAATCTGTTATGGAAGCTGCATGTTCAATTGCAAGTCTATCAGCTTTAGCTGGATTAACTATACCAGTTTGATACATATCAACATAGTCTTCTTGATTAGCATCAAATCCAATCCATTTATCTGCATCTTTTGGAAGTTTTTCAAATACTTCTTTTGAATCTATACCAGCATTATCACAAATGGTTTGCATGATAATCGGAAGACTTTCTATACATGCTTTAAATCCAGACCAAATTTCCACTTCATCATTAAATATACATTTACTATCAGGATCAGAAACTATCTCATATCCACATTTATAGAAATCCAATCCTCCACCAGCAATAATGCCTTCTTCAATAGCTGCATAACAAGCTGCTACAGCATCATCAATTCTATCCTTAGTTTCTTTCATTTCTATTTCAGTCTTTCCACCTACTTTAATTTGACATATTCCGCCTGTAAGTGCAGCAATTCGTCTCTTTAAGAAATCTCGATAGAATTCACCATCCATTTGAGAATCTTTTATAGTCTCTAACTTATTCTCAATCTCTCTAACTCTAGAATCAACTATTGATTGACTACCAACGCCTCCAACAATCGTAGTAGTATCTTTAGTTACGATAATTCTTTTAGCCTGTCCAAGCATATCGAGAGAACAATCGGAAACCTCAAGTCCGGAATCATAACTTAGATAAGTACCATCAGTTACAATTGCTATATCTTGAAGAACTTCTTTTCTATATTCTCCCATAGACGGACATTTAATAGCACAACATTTTAGAGTTCCTTGAAGTTTATTAAGTTTTAAATTCTCAATAACTTCAGAATCATATTCTTGTGCTATAATTAAAAGACTCTTATGCTCTCTAGCTAAAGGTTCGAGAATATTTAAAAGATCTCTAGTCAATTGAATCTTGTGATCGGTAATAAATATGTAAGGATCTTCCAATACACACTGATCTTTCTCTTCATCGGTTACAAAATGAGGAGCTTCGTATCCTCTATCAAACTGCATTCCCATTACTACATTTACAGAAGTTTTAGAATTAGAAGATTCTTCAACGGTAATTACACCTTGTCTTCCAACTTTAGAAAATGCATCTGATAGTAATTCTCCAATCTCTTCATCATTATTTGCAGATATAGTTGCAACATATTTAATATCAGAATCAGAAATTGGACGAGCGTGTTCTTTTATATAATATATAACTTCATCAATAGCATAATCAAATCCCTTTTTAAGTTTAATTGGATTTGCTCCTGCTTGTATTTCTTTATAAAGATTATTGATAAAAGCTTGAGCGAGAACTGTGGCACTTGACGTGGCATCTCCAACTTCACGAACTGTGCGAACAGCTGCTTCTTTAATCAACTGAGCTCCTGCATCTTGATATTGATCCGCAAGTTTAATAGCTTTAGCAACAGTAACTCCATCTTTTGTAACATGTGGAATCTCATTGGGTTCAGTTATAATAACACTTCGACCTTTTGGACCAAGAGTTACTTTAACTGCATCTGCTAAGAGATTTATACCTTTGAGCATTCCTTCTCTTGCTTCATTATAAAACTTTACTTCTTTATTTAACATATTAGTTAAGATTTGTACTTATAATCCATAAGTAAATATTCTCCAGCCTCTACTTTTGCGTTTCATTCATCAAGTATCTTATTTTCATATTCTTCCTCTGATTCAACATTATTGAACTCCCATAATTCAGATAAATCGAATTTGGAAGCTAATCCTTGATAGATCGAACTTGTTTCAATAATATTTTTTAAACAAGAAATAGACATTTCAGCTAATGATCTTGAAACATTAACAACAAATGATTTAAAAATAGTTGCTATAATTGTTTCAACATCCGAAACATCTTCTATTTCTGTTTTTAAAATACTAGATTCAAAAGTTTCAAGTATCTTATTATTCTCTTCTGGAGATACTTCTATTACTACTTTCATTTAATTATATTTTAAATAAATCTCTTAAAAATACGAATGTAAGACACAAATTTATTAACGGAATAATACTAAAAACCATATGGAAAGTCGCTCTTTGGTAATCTATTTCATCATTAGAGTATAACTTATTTACATACCAACAATTAAATAAACACGGAATGCAATAAAACAAACAAAATAAAATCATATTTTTAAGAGATTTATAAATTACAAATTTATGAAAAATTTTAAAAATTTCCTAATTAACTATACAATCTTATCCATCATACGCTGTATCGTTATAATGCTGATAATGATGTATTCCATTTAACGGTAATTGTTCTAAACTAAAGATGACTTCGGCAAGTCCAACTCTAATTTGACTCGTAGTTCCAGGATATGTGATATGAGTTGCATGTTTATAAATTTTACCTGTTCTCCCATCTTGTCTTTCAGCGTATATGGCTTCTAGTTCAGGTAAATCATTTTTAAAACTCTCAATTGAATCGTAAACTCCCATTAAAAATGGAGTAATACATCCTTCATTATCTTCTTGATATAAAAATGCTCCGTACATATCTATTTAAAATAAGAGTTAAATGAGTTATTAGATATTTGTTTTATAGTAGCATTTTTCTTAAATTCATCAAGATTTTTGCTATTACAATAAGACATAGCTGAACGTAAATAACTAATAAAGTTATCACACCATCCAACAAGAGTATATTTAATAGGAACTAGAGTTTCTATTCCTTCTGCGGTTTTAAGTTCTGTATTTCCAAATTCAGATTGAGCTTTCTTTGTGGACATTCCATAATATTTACGCATTTGCCTATCTGGAGATATATGTACTATTTCTCCACAAGCTTCTTCTGACATTGCAAATATTTTACCAAGCATCACATAATCTGCTCCAAGTGCTAGAGCTTTTATTATCTGATCAAAATTTGAGAAACCTCCATCGGCAATTACTTTTGGTTCAGATTTATAATAAGTATTACCATACTCTCTAGCATTATGAACTTCTTGTCTTTCCCAAGCTATATCTTGAAGTAGAGAAACCATAGGGTAAAAAACTCCAGTATTAGATGCGGTAATACAGTTATTACCCGAGCCAATTGAACATCTAACATAATCTATTCCAGCTTGAGCATATTCTAGGTAAGTTTTAGGATTAGCTATATTACCTGTCATTATTTGAATAGACTTTCCAAACTTTTCTTTAGCTTGTTTGCAAAGATCTAAGAGTTTTTTCATATGACCATTTGCTATATCTACACAAATATGTATAAATTCTGATTCTGAAATATGCCAGTAATTTATAATTCTTTCAAATTCTACTAAAGATACAGCAATAAATGTTTCAGAAGCCAATTTAGTTCTAATTTCCCAATCTACTGTTCTTGGAATAATAGTATTTATTTTATTATTTTTAAATATCTCCCAATTGTTTTCATCTATAACTGAACTCATTGGAGCTGTTATTAATGGAAGCATACTATTTCTATAAGGATAACATTCACTTCTACTTTCTATATTAGATATAATAGAAGGAACAATACATATATCATTAAATGATAGTAACATAATTAAAATTTTATTGGTTTATAACATTGAAGCATATCATATGTTAAACTAAGATCATGCAAATCATAATTTAAATACGTTAAAAGAGATGGATAACAATATCGAGAATCATCATAATATAATTTATCTGGAGTCCCAAGATATTCAAAGTCTAAAGTTTCATGAAAATTTGGATCAACTAAGCCAGATGTCATTATTTCTTCTGGAATATTAACATTAACAGTTATTTTAATTCCATTTTTATTATATTTATATATTCTCATCGCAAGTTAAACTTTTTATATCATCCATATAAATACGAATGTAATTATTAATTAGAAAACATCCATACCAATTAGACCATTTAATAGAAATAGTTTTACCATCTTTCTTATTATAACGTTTATTCTTCTTGGTTATTATTTCGACTATCATACGCTTTTTCTTTTATTATACATTCGTTAATATATTGATAAACCTTATATATTTCTTTTGGAGATGTAGAAATAGAAGTAATAGCCACACTCATAATACAAACTACTTTATATTTGCCAAAATAAACTTTAACGAAAAAATCAGAGTTCTTAGGTTTAAAGACATACATAACTGATTTTTGATAATATCTTTTACCCATTTTACCTTCTCCATTAAACGCTTTAAAGAGTTGTTTAGCTCTTTTAAGTCCAAAATTTTTTGGAATATTCATCAATATGTTGATACATTTATATAGTTATTTGATAATCAGCAACATCCCAATAATTAATACATTTATTTAAAGCACTTATATTATTTAATAAATTTTGTAATACACAATTTATCCCTGCAGCAGCTACAAAAACTTTTTAATTATAATCAAATAATTCTTCTTTAGAAAATGTTATTGGCCCTTCATATTTTATCTTTAATTTTACTTTATCTTTGTTCATTATAATTCAGTAATTTAACATGATCTAAAAAATCTAATATTATACAAGGAATATTATACTGACGTATCGCCTTATCATTAGAAAATGTATTATAATCTATTAAAATTTCATTATTAATGAATATCGATCCTTCATATTTTATTTTTAATTTTACTTTAGCTTTCATACGAATATAAAAAATAAAGCTCCCAGTTTATTTACTGAGAGCTTCTGATATTAATTGTAATATTTTCAAGATTAAATCTTAAACTAATTTGATTTATAAATCTTATTCCACGCATAAAAATTATCTATCATTTGAAATATTTTATACTTTTCGGATGCTTTTACTTTAATCCAGTCTCCATGTCCATACCAATCGAAAATCATAAAATCATATATATAAGATGGACTAACTGTCAGACAAATGTATACTTCTCCATGTATACCTATATACATGTTTTTACTTGAGTCTTTAATTTTAAATTGAAATGGCGCTATAGATTTTATTTCTTTGATAAGTCTTTCTCCACGCATAAATCAGCATAAATTAACTGAAAGATTTTATATTTTTCAGAAATTAGAAAATATCTTATAGGACCAGTAGATCTTATTAAAAGTGCTATTTTTCGTCTAGATATCCATAAAGTATACAAACCACTTAAATTATACGAACAGATATGATTCTGACTACGTGTTATACGAAAAACATTAGAATATCCTTCATAACTGATATTAATTTTCAAATCAAACTCTTTACATAATTGATTTATGAATCTAATTCCTCGCATAAACATTCATGTATTAATTGTAATACTTTATATTTTTCAGAAATAGAAAACCGATATATTACATCTATACTACTAGGCCAAGTTATTGCAATTTTATGTTTAGCGATTCAAAGAGTAAAGAAATGACGATTTAATTCATAACACGCTACATTACAACAACGATAAGTATGATCATTAAAAACAGTAGAACGTCCTTCAAAAGCATATGTAACTTTTAGATTAAATGTCTTACATATATAGTTTATAAATCTAATTCCTCGCATTATACAATATTCATTTGTAAACTTTTCATTATATCAAGTGCTTTTTCATGTAAATTGTAATCATAGGAAGCACAAGCATCACAATGTATGTAAATTTCTGCATTAGAAAACCAATTTTGTAAAGAAACAGCAACAGAAAGAACTGAAGTATTAGTCATTAAACCACATATATGAAATTCTACTTCATCTGATGCAGTTAAATATAGATAATCGTGTTGATAATGAAGATTTTCTAATACTGCATACATATCTCTTAATCCAAATGAATCAATTTTAGCAATTGTAGAGAAATTTGGATAATCGTTTAACGTTGTTTTAATTTCTGGAATTAATTGATGTCCAGGTAAACTAATAATACAATGTTTAGTTGGAAAATGTTTACCTTCTCTACATTTATCATAAGTTGCTTCTACATGACTATCTAAAGTAGCAATAATTAAATCATCGTTTTGTTTAAATCGATCAATTAAACGAAGTATTCTGGGAATAATAAATTTCTGATTAACTCCTCCAAGTGGACCTGTCACCACATCGTTTTGAACATCCACTAAAACTAGTATTTTCATATTACTCATTTAAATATACTTTTTTATTATTAAATTCAATCATACTTCTATTATAGGGACGTGAATATGGAATTATAATCTCCTTAAATGGATTATCTTCTTCGTCATAACATATTACTAATTGATTCTTAGATAAATCAGAAATCCAACCTTTATAACGTTTATTATCTATAACAAGAATAACATCATCATAAAGTTCAATACTTTCTAGTGTTTTAAGTTCTTTTATTAATTGTTCTTTATTCTGTTTCCTCGTAAATATACTTTTTATTTTTTCTACGAGATTCATCTTTTTTGTGTTTTTTGTTTGGATTTAAATTGTGTTTTTTAATTTTTTGAACTGTTGGCTCATAATAATCGTCTTCTTCAAGCCAATCAACTCGATATTTTCCCATTTGTTTTTGGAAATAAATATATTTAAGGTTAAACAATAATGATGCTTTATCTGGATGAATTAAAAGTTCATTGATTTAATATTATTGTAAGCATCATAAATAATTAAGCGATATTATATAAAAAGAGTAAAAGGATTATCCCTTAACAGGAATAGATCCTGTGATAAGCATTGATTGGCTGTTAGACCATTTATCAAATGCTTTCTTCAAAATTTTAATTACTCTTTTCATAACATTAACATTTAAATTAAACATTAAGATTGATACTGAATGCCGCTACATACGAATTATTAAATTCCATTTATAGTATTGTAAGTATCAAGAGAGCAGCATAGGTGAATCGAACACCCATATTCAGATTGGAAGTCTGACATAATAACCGTTATACTAATGCTGCTAATAATGAAACCATCTTCTCCACTATCCGAGCAATCCAAATTAAACTTATTCTTGACTCTTAAGTTTTTCAGAAACTCTTCTAAGCTCTCCTAAATTGAGATTAGAAACTCCTGCATGACCTCTCTGAGTTAGAATTAAACCTTTTATTCCAAAAATAGCACCAGAACTAATATAAATTCTATCATCTGTGTACATACCTGGAACACTTATAGTTTCATTATTTTTATTTCCTTTTTCTGCAATTTCTATGAGATCTTCGACTGACTGAATAGCAGAATTTTTTCTGTAACCTATTGCAAAATAAATAGGATCGTCAAACTGATTGTCAGTATTGATACTAAAAAAGTATAAAGTATCAGATTCTTCAATCTGATACCATAACTGACTATACGTTGGACGAACAGACATTACTTTCTTAGGTTGTGTGCTTCTAGATGTAATATTAAGTTGCGCAAAAATAGTATTAGAACTCAATATTACTAAAAGAAATAGAATGATCTTTTTCATATTTTAAAAATAATAAATAAAAAAATAAATATTGTGGACCTAGCTGGGCTTGAAGTAGTGACCCCCTGATTATGATCTCTTTCTGATTCTCTGAAGAATTTTTCTAGTAAGATTATAGAACTGAGCCACCTTTTTATTTTGTTTAAAATAAATAAGAACAAAAAATTAGTTTATCGCCTAAACCAGATGTTCTACCAACTGAACTACATCCAGAAAGTGATACACTCTAACCAGTTGAGCTAAGAAGGCAGATATGTTACTTAATACTGTGACCAGCAGTCCTATTTTAGTAAGATATAGAAATCTTTTTTAAGAGATATAGGAATCTCTGCATCTCGGGATGCCAATTAGTAATGACCGATTAATAAAAATATTAGTAATAATAAATCATTGTAAGTAACATGTGGTCATTTAATTAAAACATCATGTATAAATATTAATGAGGAGGTGTGTTATTTTTTTTAGTTACAGTATATCCAAAATTCTCTAACACTTCTTTACATAAAGATAAATATTCATCAACTGTCATATCACTTTTTGACATATTTGCTTGTGGACAAGTGATACCCAAATTATCTAGAGAACTAGATCCACCTTTAGAAACTGGCATAATATGATCAAGATGGTAGTCATCTTTAGTTATATCAATATTTCTCCCAGTTAAATAACATTTCATTTTAGTTGGATCTTCTATACTATCTAATAATGATTTAGCTGTAAAATTTTTCACTTTTACTGAAGCAAGTTCTTTAAAATACTTTATTTTAATTAAAAATCTTCCTTGTCAGTCTTTCTGACTTTGAGTACGAGGATTTGGAGATTTTTCTCTTCTCTTAAAATCATCTACTTTCTTTTGCAATGTAATCCATCATCGAGGCTGTCTTGCTTTACGCTCTTTTACTTTCTGTTTTCCATCTGGACTACATCAATAATTAACTGTAGATTTAGAACAATGAAGAATCTCAGAAATCTCTTTATAAGATTTTCCTTGTGCTCTTAATTCTAAGATTTGATCTTTTAACACTATAAAAACATTAAGTTAATTAATCTCTCACACTGAAATCTTCTTTAAATAAAATCTCTCAACATTAATTTATAGCGATTGTGACATCTTTATTGTCTTATAGCAGGGGTGGAAGGTTCTGCCCCCTCACTAGGCACTTTGGACGTGCCGTCTACGGTTTTGCTTTACTACTATAGCTTTCGCTACCTTAAAAAGTTTGTAGTCTGGAGTACGTCACTACCATATCTTTCGACTTAGGTACACGATTATCTACTCTCTCGCGGCTAGATTTTTAATCTATTCCGACGTCGTTACCATCAGCTTCATCTGTTAAGGCTTCAACGTTATCATCGTGTTCACTTATAATATTTCTACTATAAGGCTCCAATTTGATTATTGCTAATCAGCTAAAGACCGCTGTGCTACTATTACACTACACCCCTAGTTGTTTAATTGTGACTCCAACAGGATTCAAGCCTGTATACTCATATTAGAAGTGTGAAATTCTATTCACTTGAATTATAGAGTTGTTTAGAGCGGGAAAGAGGTGAATTGAACACCTATAAAGTGGTTAACAGCCACCCGTAATAACCATTATACGACCTTCCCGTTAATATTTGATGCGGGTGCAGGAATCGGACCTGCGGAGAAAGGCTTATGAGACCTTTTTGAATACCAATTCTACCCACACTTAAAATTATTTTAACGCAACGTTAAATATCAACTTCTGACATCCTGCAGTGTTATATTTTTATGTTGTGATCCCAGTGAGACTCGAACTCACGCTCCCAGCGTTAATTTCAAGTAAAGTCTGGATGGCTGGGCACGATCCAGCGACCACAAATTCCCAAAATTTGCATTCTACCAACTGAACTACATCCAGAAAGCGCTGTGCTTTACCAACTAAGCTATGGGATCATCTTAAGATACCAAATTTAAGTTATTTCATAATAATCATAAAAAATATTGATTGTAGGTATCTTTTTATATTAAAAATTGTTAAATTATTTACATTAAGATTTCAATTCACTTGGATTACCAATCACTAAAACAATTCCATCATAACTCTTATTTGTCGGCATTTTTGGAATTGTTATACCACGGAAAGAAATTGTGTCAGTGGGAGTACTTACTGTTTTTGCAAATCCTATTGATGTAAACCCATCAATATAAAGTTGATTTGAAACAGTCCGATAGTAATAACCATAAAATGCTTGAAAAGTACCAGTGGTCTTTTGATCAAATGTGATTGAAATTTCGTTAATCGAATATGCTCCATCAGAATTATGTGGCGCAATTAAGTTTAAATTCTGATTACCTCACTGTATAATAATATCGTTATAACCAGTAGTATTTACTCTAAATTGCACGCTAGACATGACTGGAAAGTTAATCTGATAATTAATACCATCTGGAAACGTAACAGTACAATTCTCAGACTGTTTGGTTGTGCTAGATGTACTATTAGATCACGCATATCCAAAATAAGCTGGACTACTTAACGCAATAGTTGTTGTATCGGTACAACGTTTATTAGCTGCCGAATAAGGACATGCTACATTTGTTATACGCCATCAATCCGATGAAGCAGGACAGTGAGCATCACCTTCATAAAATTTTAGGCCCGGTTCACCAGGAGGATTTGTTGTTCGACGATTAATCGTACCACCTTCCGCTTCAATATCTTCATATGTTAAAATTTTTCCCATATAAGTTATTGTAAAAATATTAATTAATCTTTTAAATATAAGTCATATTATAATAAAATAATTTACCTATAGATCCTCAATTTAATAAATTAATTTTATTATAAGTGACTTTTTAGTCCCTCTGACCGGACTTGAACCGATACGTCTTTCGACACTTGTTTCTAAGACAAGCGAGTCTGCCTAATTCCTCCACAGAGGGTTAAAATGATACTATACTAATACCAGATCCCAATGATCACGTTATAATATATTATTATAAGTATCATAATCGTTAACATGTTTAAAATCCTAACCAAAAATCGTGATCCAAGTGGGACTCCAACCCAACAATCTCCTCATTGAAAGCGAGGTGTGTTACGCAGTTACACTACTGGACCAATAAAAAATGTTACTTGATGTGGATTTGAACCACTTAGTTTATATACCCTAAATAAACATTAACCAAAACGATAATTTGATTATAAGTAACATTAAAATGTCAAACATTAACGTAGTTGATCCGGCTGAGTATGATTCAGCAACCTTCCGGGTCAAAGCCGGATGTTCTAACCAAATTGAACTACGGATCAATGTGTTATTTTTAATATAACTTAATTTAAAATATAAAAATGTTACTTTTAAATAAACTTGTACTGCAAACAAGCGCGTAAACCAATTCCGCCTTTTCTCCCATACTTGGAAAAATTGGGACTCGAACCCAAAATTATAATTGTTTTTGTAAGTAACATAATTAATATAAGTTTTAATGACACTTAATACGTGCTCTAACCGGCTGAGCTACTAACACTTCATAAGAAGCACCAGAAGGGACTTGAACCCTTGACCACGAGATTATCAATCTAAAATTTGATTTTATAAGTGTCATACTATAATTTTAACTAATTTTTACAAAAGTTAAAGTAGAACTCGAAGTTACTGTGGCTGGAACAGCTAATTTTGCGCGATACACATAATTATGATCAAACGCTAATGCTGAATATATAGTTGATGCGCCAACAGAAGTTGGTTTTACAGTCTGTACAAATTTTCCAATCCACATTGTGTTGTACAGTGATCCTGGTTTACCATTATCAATTATAGTTTCATCTGCGTTTAAAACCTCATCCTTAGTATCACGGTTTATTGAAATACTTACCGAAGTAGATCCGATTGAACTATCTGTAAGAGTAACCGTTTTACGACTTAATCTAGTTAACTCCATCTCAGAATTATTAAGACGTGATGTTGCCGAATAACGAAAAACCCCATTTTTGTTAATTAGAATTCCTTCTTTTATATATCCGTTTGATATATAATTGGAAACAGATGGATATATTAAAGCAAAAGAACCACTATCAGAAGATCCAGTACTAGGTTCATATATACCAAATTCTTCAGGAAGCGAATGTTGTGATATATCATATACCTCTCCGTCTTTTACTGTACCAAAAAAGGCATCAATGATTGTAACAGAAGGACATTTATTTTCTATCATAAATGACCCCCTTTTTAGGGGATTTACTTATTTGCCCCCCCCCAATTTTAATTAGTTTCATAAAATCTTAATTGTTTTAATTTGTAAACAAAAATCTCTTAAAACGATACTTTTTAACTTATGCTCTACCAACTGAGCTAACTCTTCAATAAAATGGCGAAGAATGCTGGAATTGAACCAGCGACAGTAAGTTCCCTTTAATCAATTATTGTAAGTATCGTATTGGGTGTTAAATAATAGTCGAAATTATACCTTTTCAGTCACAGTGAAATATGCTAGCTACTTACACCATTAACACCATTGCAAATATAGAACAATTTTTTTAATTATCCAAATTTTCCAGAAATTTTATTTTGGATGCACAAGTTACATATAACCAATCTTCAGTATAATCTACAATATAGTACCAATCTCTATAACTATATGCAATACCAACTAAAGTACCAGTATTAGTTTCTACTTCTACATCTTCTCCAAAATGTTTTGCTGCTTCTTTTATAAATTCTGGAAAAGGTTGACCAGTTAAATCAGTATCATTAAATATCTGATTTGCATCAAAAACTTCAATGAATTCTCCTTCATCAAAAGAGAATGGAACTGGTCCTTTTTCATACCAGTCCTCCATTCTCTTTATATATGCTTCGTCTCTCATTAGATTACATTAGCTCTAACAATTTCATAACGATTAGATCTATATACACTCTGAAGAGGAGTATAAACATCAAATCGATCCATATCCTTAAAGTTAATTAAGATCTGCTCGATTATCTCAGGATTACCGGGAACATATAGGAAATTGTCAATTCCACTAAATTGCTCTACGTTGACTTGTGAATAATGACTATAACTAACATCTATCGCAATGATAAATGGTCTATAGCCAAAATAGTCTTCACACTTACGCATGAAATCATTCATCGAAGCCTCAGGACTATATAAATTGTTCCATTCGCAATCGCTTGCAATACACCACACAGGATAATTCTTTAGAGCATCCATTATCTCTGGATTTTGATCTGCCATCTCCTTGAAACCCTCGGGAATCGACGAGATATTAGTTCCACCACTCTGATATACAGCTCGCATGAAATTATCAATACGTTTATAATTCTCGTACACGCTTCGATGAGGGTCTACAAATGCTTCTGGAACTATACTGATAGTATTTGCTCTTCTCCAAAGTGAATTCGGTACATTAGTAGCTTTCTTATCGATAAACTGATACAAACGAGCTGTATTATTAAACATACCGATAAGATTTCTACCTTCATCATCTGGATTCTTAATGAGACAAATGGATGCCAAGAAAGTAGCAAAATTGAAAGGAGCACCAGACATACTGCCAGAATCATCTACAATAACAAGTGCATTATATGGAAGATTTACTTTATTAGTAAATGTTTCAAACTTGAGTTTATCCACATTATTATTAAGTATACCGTTCCATATATCTTTAAATGTAGTTGCTCCGACAGTAACTTTAGCTTCTTTTTGAACTTTCTTTAGTTTCTCAACATCTTCAGAAGTTGCTGTACCTTGTCTAACTTTTTCCTCAAGAACACGCTGCTCCTGTTGCTTAGATTCTTTATACTGTTCCCATTCTTCAAACCAGGTCTTAAGCTTAGGCCATTTGAAAGAACCATCAGATTCAGGAAACATTACTCGATTTCTAACTCTAAATCTTGCACCAGCTGGTTGTTTATCTAACCAGGTAATAAATTCATCTCGATCAAAATCGTTTATCTTTCCAGTTGAAAACAATACCGATTCGTTCTCTCCATTATAATCGCGTCTCCATTTACGAAATCCGACAAAGTTGGCGAAGTTACCTTTGTAAACATATTCCCAACCCATTAAATCGCTAAGTTCCTTTAAGAAATCTGCTTTAGCTTTCATTAAAGTAAATGTTTCAGTTAACATCTTTTGATGTTTTGAACGTTTACCCAATCTTGGAAGTGTAAGAAACTTAGCGATCAGCTGTTTATTAAATGGGTTGTTTCCGTTAATAACCTTATAGAAATATTCAGCAAGAACCTTTCGATAATTAGCATCCGTCAACATTGTGAATTTAGATATAATCGCACCTTGCTTATTCGATCGAACTCTATTTCGAAGCAGAGTATCAAAGCAATTATATTCGTTAAAGAGACCTTTATAAAGAAACTCTATAAACTGTTCTCTTTGATTTTCCCAAAGCCAAATAACAAAGTTGTAAAACGATTCTCTTTGAGACATTCCACCAGAATCTTTCTTCTTACCGTGAAAGATGTTGTGTTGTCTATTCGTTATATCTCCGATTGAGAAACACAACGAATAAAACATCTTAAGTTTCTCGGGATCGTTTCTTACTTCCTGAAAAGCGTTTTCAAAATCCTGTACTATTAAAAACTGATTACGCTGATAAATCGTTAAACACGCTTTAAGTCCATAAAACGGATTCTCATTTTTCTGATTAAATTCTACTACTTGCATAACTATACTTTATTTCTTTTTAAATATTCAATTTCTGTTTTTGTATAAGCTGTCATTTTTTGCCATCGAATGAGATTATTAGCTATACTTATTAGATATTCTTTTTCTTCTTCACCTGGCAAATCACTGACTTCTACATTTTCTATAAAGGATAATAGTCTTAATGCAAACGTATAATCGCTTACTATACGATTATTGACAATGGGATTATTCATTATCCAGTTTTTTACATAACTTGCTTATTTCCCAAACAATTTGTTTTTCAGTAGGTTGAGTATGAGAATATTTCTTATTATAATACCCGCACCAGCAATGAAATGCGTTTCTGCTAGTACGGGATGTTTTAGACTTATTCATCGAGAGCTGCTCTTTGAGCTTTAAGTTCATTAATCTTTTCTTCAGGTGTCTTCTGGGACTCCTCAAGATCGTTAATCATCTTATCGAGCTCTGCCTTTTTATTAGCAAGCTCATTTTGATAAGCAATATACTTCTTCCAACCTATTACAAGATTGATAAGCTCAGACTTTGATTTCAGTTCATCTAGCTTCTTCTGCTCTTCATCAGTCATTGACCATTCATCTGCTGACTCTTTAGCTGAAATCTTCTTATCTAGATTCTGTTTCATCTGGATAAGAGAATTTATAGTAATCTGATGAAGAAGCTCAGAAATACCACACGTTCCTCCCATAGTAGTCTGAAACGAAGTGTTGTTAAACAATGCTAACATAGCTGCGTTATACAGCTTGATCTGATGTTCTTTAGTAAAATTGATTTTTCCCATAATTTATTTAAATTTTTTATATTTGCTACATTGTCGAATTCGAAACGACTTTACAAAAGTACGAGAGGTTTTGGAGCTATCATACTCGTGATAATCAGCAACTCCTACTTCAACATATTCGTGTTTACAAAATAATCTTTTAACAAAATTCTTCAATCTCATGTGTAATAGTATTAACTACAAAACATGCTTTTCCTGTATCCAAACAAGCCTCTGAATTAGTTACATAAGGTTGATCAAGTCTTGTATGACTGTAAACCTGGAAGAATCTTTCATCCAAATCACCTTCTCTTATATCTCTCCAGATTGGAGAACCTATAGGATCCATACCACCTCTTATATATCCAATTTGCCAAAATGGAGATCAACTAGCATTATACAATTCGTTTAATACTTTATCTGCTTCCTTATCTGGTAGTTCAAAGTTATTATATTGCAACCATCCTTTAGCTACTCCAGCGTGTGTAAATAAAGTGTCATCCACTTGTTTCGCGATATATAATAGATCAAGATAATCGCTATATATTTCTCGAATTTTGCCTGCTAATTGATAATCATGTCTACTTGCATCCAAGTCACGAAGATAAGATTCGTCGTGATTGCCTATCAACAGTGTTACTCTATCCCTATTTTCATCTGCAAACTGCATAATGTCAATTAGAGTTTGAATAACATCCGGTTGTTTATTAGGAAAATCGAATGGATATGGATCTACATAGTCTCCTAGAAATATAATTTGGCCATCTCAAGCTTTTCCGAGTTTCCAGAAGTCTTTAGCATGTACATCTGGTATTGTAAGTATTTCCATATATTAAAATTTTAAATCATAATGATCAGAAAGATATTTACGTAATTTCTTTTTCTTAGATTTTGGTAAATATCCTTTAATCAAACGAACAGAATTGGCTCTAAAATCTATAACAAAAAGAGCATGATGTTTCTTGAGTTTGAAAAGCAAATTATCATGCTTATCATACCCAAGAAACAATATTTTATTATGCATTAGAGTCCCAATTCATCTTTTAGACACTTCAGTCTACGCAATCCATCTTCTAGACTTTCAACCTCAACTTCTAGATTGATAATATCTATTGCACATAGAGGATACTCAGACTTGATGTCTTCCAATTCCTGTTTCTTATCCTCCAATGCAGACTGAGTTGCTAAGATATCCGACTGTAATTGTAATTTTGCGTTTTCTACCGCGCGTAATACTTCCTTCTGGGACTGTTCCTCTGATGACAGTGCTTTTCTTTCTTTGTAATTTAATTTCATGATTTTCTATTTTATTAGGTTGTTTTTGATTTTCTAATATTTCTGAATTTGATTTAGACTTGTAGTATTGATATTTTTCTTTCCAAAATCCAAATCCTTCTGGGGTTTCACTCCAGATAATATCGTCTATTAAGTGACTTATGGGCTTTTTAAAATAATCAATATCAATAAGACTAGAACATGGATATTTATACATTCTAGTCAAAAGCAATTCCGCAAACTCTATATCTAATGTTAAAATAGGCCAATTAGGACAAGGTTGAGTAGCAAAATCCATAGATAATTTATCAGAAAATTCATGCCAATTAAAACCTCCTTGATCCTTAAACGGAACACGATCTTTTAATATACGATAATTTGGTTTATTGCCACTTAAAAGTTGAAGACACATATAAAAGATTAGATGTTTATCAGAAAACCTAGATTTTATTTCTTTGGGTTTAATCCAATCCTCCACATACCACCAATCGTTTAATAGATATCTAGGATATTTAGATGCGCTAATAATCTTCGTAATTTTATAAGTTTTTCCTACATCCCCATGCATTAAAGGGGCAAAAACTATACTATCGTTTATATAATAGTCTTCACCATCTAAAGTTTTTTTAATTTCTTCCCAAGATCTTATAATAACTTCATCTCCAACTTTATACTTCGGTTCCATGACTTTCTATATTATCATAATTATTGACTATCTCAGAATACTTATCCGTAATCATCTCTCGTACTCTTTTAGAAAAATACAAAATACGATTTCTCATAGCATAATAAGAAGCTTTAAGATTATTCCAAGAGTCAATAGATTCTTCAGATAGAATTACATCTCTAGTTCGTCTTTGTTTTCCGATAATACGAGTAAGAAGATCTTCTGCTTTTAGAATTGGAATAAATTTATTTTCTTCCAAATTTGGATGTTCCTCAATTAATTCGAGATTTAAATCATCTAAAGGCATAGAAAGATCTTCTTGCAAAGTATAGATAAGTAATTCTTGATCAGAATCTTTTAGTTTATATTTATTTAATTTCATTATAAACGTTATCTAGAGTTCTAATAAAATTGGCAAATGTTTCAAGAATTCTATCAGACTGTTCTGGAGTTATCATATCAGCATCTACTTCAAACAACTCCAAACTATCAATGATGTCACCACGTACAACAGTAGCATCTTGCCAACCTCTACCATATTTATCAAGAGAATCAGCAACTGTTCGAGTAAAATTCTCCTTAAAGTAATCAGCGTTTATCATTATTAATAGTTTTGAATAAATTCAATTAAAGCACTTGTTAATTCCAGAATATTTCCTGCGTCCCAGCCATCTAACTTATTATCTGCTTGCATATCATCTAAGAATTCTCCAAGTCGATATTCAAGTTCTTTTTCATCAATCCACTCTCTTCCTAAAGAATTCAAAAGATCTGCGATTTCAAAAAAGATATCATTACGTCCCATTACTTAGAATATTTAATTTCCATTTCATACGGTTCATCTACAAGAGCGTGAATAAAAGATCTTACAAACTCCACAAGCTGTTCATAAGTTCCCCAACCATTAGATGGATTGTACTGTTTATATCTTTCTGGTTCATCCGTTAAACTCACCAAACACGCTAGTAGACATTGCGTATATTCCAAATGGCTCATTTCCCAAGGATATTCATCTCTCCATAACAAATCATATAACGATAGACCTTCATGTTGAGGATCACATTCTATTTTACATTCCTGAGCCATCTCAGCAAGATTATGAGTTATATTTTCATGCCAAAATTCATTAGTTTCTATTTCAATTTCTTGAATAGACTCAGGATCTGCATCAGGAAAACGTTCAATGGCTTCTTCACGAGTTAATTCACGTGTTTGACCGTTATCTCTTACCCATATTCCAGTAGATTTTCTTTTTACTGGTTCTGGACTAATAATGTATATATCTAAAGACATATCTCTTTAATTATAATTTGATTTGAAAATATTTCAGTGTATAATCCTTCAAAGTACATAGAACCTTTAGGAATTATACATTTGACAAGAAATTGATTGTCCGATAATTGGCCTTTCAATGTTTCATCTGTATTTTCAACGATAATATCTCCATATAAGCGAGTGCAAGTATCTTTATTTAAATTAGAATGAAAACCATTTCCTCCTATTGTTTCTTGATTTTTACAAAAAGCAAGAAAATCATCATTCCAATTCTTAGAATAAGTTTTATCTAATTCATATGGAAATTGATAATACTGAGATCTTAATTCTTTAGTGACAACTTTATATGTAATAAGATCTTCTTTAGCTATTTTATAAGAACCTCGTTTAAATAGACACATTATTCGTATTTTTTAGTTGGATAATATTCATTACAATCTTACTTTATAATAATTCAACCTTTCTTGTAGTTCATCAATTCGATAATTGTCTGTTATATATTTATACTTATCAGAGAGTTTCGCCTCATAATGTTTATCAGACGCATATCGATTTCCATTAATGTCTACAAAAGATTCAAGAAGATCTTCTACTGTTTTAGACGGTAGATAATTATTAACCAACAACTCCAAATAAGGGAGAACAGAATCGTTAGGATTATTGAATTTATGTTGGATATCCTTAATATTATAACCATCAAAAGCACCAACATTCCAGATAGAGTTGGTACGATAAGCCAGCCCAGTTGTGCCAAAATGACTTTCAATTTCTCCTTGAGCAAGTGTAAATGAGATTGGAATTCCATATTTTTCACAATTTTCTACAAGAATAAGAGCACGTAATCCAGAATTAGGAGCAACTGAATCTATATAATGTTGAGTAAGATCAACAAGATCAGATTTAACACCTTGATAAGAGGTTTGTAGTTCTCTTATATATTCAGTAGCTGTATCATATCCGATATTTTCATTTTCTTTGTCTGAAGTAGCCCACATAACTACAAAAACAGTTAATATAGAAACTATAATCAAACAAAGAGAATTAGTAATACCGTTAAAGATAACTTGGTTTTCTATTTTCATACTATTTAATAATTAAATGAACATAACAATATGATTTTGTTGCACTACAATCTCCAATTGCAGCACATGCAGAAATAGACTTAATAGTCCATTTATTTGATAGATAATTATCTAATTCATCAAAGTGAGAATTATCAACTCGTATAAGTTTTTCTTTTGCACAATTGTTTAAAGGTGTAGAAGAGAGCTTTATACCAGCACATTCACACATTTTTATACCAGTTTCTATAAACTCAATATCCCAACCACGATAACCAGAATCTCCAATAATTTTTACTGGAGTATTAATTGGATAAACATATTCATCCCAATCTCCATCTGGAGTTTTACGCCATTCGACTGGTTGGGCGAGATAAGCGATATCACCTATTTTCATAACTAGCCTTTTACTTTTTCCAGTTTATAATATTCAATCTCTGGATCATTTAATCCAAAGTGTTCAATTACTTGAGATTCAGATGTTGCATTATAAAAGTGGGTAGTTCTTTCCTTCCTACCCACTTCTTTAAATATAATTTTGTAATCCATTACTTTTTAATCTTAAGTTGCTCAACTGGAACTCCAAACTTATCTGCAATCTGCTGCATTGTAAGTTCAGTAGTTTCTATACGTTCGTAGACAGTTGTATATATAATATCAGCTGTTCTTTCTAGATAGTTGTACATAAAACGATCTACATTTCGTACATAAGTTTCATTGTTCATTCTTTCTACTTTTATTATGTCTCTTTCAGCATAATTATCATTTAAAAGCTTTGAGTTATAACTATTTCTGTATAAGAAATAATTGTCCTCTTTTATATTAATGAATAATCCGTTATAAACAAAAAATTGTTTACCGTTCCGTAATGTTAATATATCAAAGTTCTTTAAATCATTAAGTGTCATAATATTACTTTTAATAAGTGTTAACTCTTCTTCTAATACATAAAGTGCAGAATTCTCATCAAATTCAAGTGAATTTCCAAACTCATTTACAGAAAACAAGTTACCTGTATGAGAATACAGTGAAAATAATCGAATTGTATAATCAGTATTTTCTTTTATACTATAAGCAATAATTTCTGTAGGTTCTCCTCGATATAGAACTTTATCACCTATTCTATATTTTAATTTAGATAAATCTGGTTTCATTATAATAAGATTTTTAATTGATTTGAAACTATTTCACCATATTCATTCTGATAATATGTAGCACCAACAGGTATATATGCTTGTACAATTATACCGCTAGTAGAAAGACGATAATCGGACAGAATTTCCTGAGCAAGTTCAATAGAAGCAGCGCTATGTAGTCCTTCATTAATCTCCATAGAACTATCCAACTTAATTATACCAAAGTTTGCTTTATATAATTTATTTCGTTTATATCGTATAGGATAACAAGGAGAATATAATTTTGTCTTACCATAGAATGATGATTTTATTCTTAGTACTTTAAAAACAGTAAATGGTGTTTTTGCTTCTATTGGAGACCAATATTTTGGGTTATATGATAACCAACACATTACAATAAGATTTTTGCGGTTTCGCATAAGTCCTTAAAACAACTGAGGAAATCCTCGGCCATTTTTGGGGTTGGAAAAGACATTGTGGTATTTGACATTAAGAAAGGACTATCACATATTCCTTCTGCTATGTCATTGTATATAGCCAAATATGTTTCTCCTTTTATAGGCTCCCAATCTCCAACCCATGCTTTCCTAAGTTGTCTAAGTTGCATAAGGGCGAGGAATGCCTTTGCTTCTTCTTCAGAGGTACACCAAGATGCACTTTTTCTATATTGACCTATAGAGAAAGATGCCTCTGTAATTGGAGTGCCTCCATCTGCATGGTCAATAAAACATTCCCCTTTTCTAACAGGATGATTCTCACAAAACTCCTCCCAACTTCTCGGAGGTTCTTGTTTCTTTTCTTTAACTATATATGTATCCCCATCCTTGACGAGTTCACAATTATCTGGGATTTGAATCTTTACTTCCATTTGTTTTATTTCTTTAAATATAACTTGTGCTGCATCTTCTCTATTAATTGGATTACAAGCAACATTATCACATTCAAGATATGCAAAAGCACAATCACTACAATGCTCATCATCTCTCATAGGACAAGTCTTAACTTTTATTCCATGTAAAGAGAAGATTTCGCCAATTTTAGGTTCTATCATGCTCACTAAAGATTTTGAAATTGTTCTTTTAATTCATTCAGCCTCTTATTCATGTTTGATAGAACAAGAGTTTTGATTATATCAAAGTCTATATAACCAGAAACATTGTTGTCTTCACAAGTTTCACTTTGATAACTATAGTTCTCCTTCGGATATAAGAGGACAAGACAATCTATTCCTGTACTTTTATTCCATACTTCAATCCTCTTTTCCAGCTTTTTTATCTTGTCAATAAGGTTTTTACCTTCTATAAGTTGTTTTTCTGTCATAATTATTCCTATTTAATCTCAATATAATTGTCTTCCCATGTAAGATCTCTACCTATCAACTTTTTAATAGTTCCTTTTGGAAGCTTGATATTCTGAGACCAACCATCATAGATTTCCCAAGTAGAAAGTCTAACATTTCTTTTTGGCCTGATATCAAACATATGTTCATCTCCATTTTTATTTATTGCTACATATATCATAATTGTTCTTCTTTTAATTCAACAGGTTCATCTTGCCATGTAAGGTTTCTACCAATTAGTTTCTTGATAGTTCCTTTTGGAATAGGGATAAATGACCCAGAAGATGTATCCCAATAAAAACAATATTCAACATCATCAAATACTCTACATGGTTTGTCTGTGAATATTGTTTCTGTGGCATCTTTATCTACTGCTACCCATGCCATATTACTTCAGTATTAATTCTCTTGGTTCTTCATCTTCCCATTTTACTTCTGGATACAAACTTGGCAATATATAAACGTCCATATCTGATACTCTTGAAATTCAATATGACTCATTTTTAAATGGTTTAGATGAAAATAAATGTAAACTATTGTTCTTATCTCGTGCTATCCACATAGTCTTATTTCTTTAAAATTATTTCTGTTGGTTCAGGGTCTTCCCATTTTACTTCTGGGAAACATTCATCAGGTATATTTATATAAAAATCATGCCCATCCCAGTAACCTTTATTCTCTGCTTTGCGTGGTTTGTTTACGTAGATAAATGCTAAACCATTTTTATCTCTAGCTATCCACATAACTATTCCTCCCATTCAATTTTTTGTATTCTAATAACATCAACTGTAGTTTCTCTTGCAATTTTCTCAGCAGTTTCTTTATCATATATGGCTTCTTTATGTATAACTATCCATCCCTCTTTCTTTTCTGGGAGCATCATGAGGTCAATGATATTATTATCATACTTACTAAGATGATGACCGTCTTCAAAGTAATAAAAAGCTTTTTCATTAATATTATCACCATTTATAGAAGTTACGAGAGCCACAATAGGCTTTATATCTTTTCTATCAAAGCAAATAATCCTTGCCTTTCTTCCGTCCCTTGTACAGACAGGCTTACCTGCTTTAGCTGCTTCAAGGGAAAAGGGTTTGAGATTCTTTCCAATCTTTTCAGAATTGGAATGCTTTGTATCATCCACAGAGAACAGGTTGGATATTTCGTTAGTTATTTCATCATAAGTAGTATGTTTTGGTAATATACCATAACGTATCTCATTTACAAGAAAATTAAAATCATCTTTGCTTATTTTTACAGTTTTCATATTTTCTTTGTTTTTGATTCTTATTGCTTAAATAATCATTACTGTTTATATAACTCATAAGAATAAAACTCTTCACAAGTTTCACCTGTATTTTCATGAATCCAAGTTTTACCTGTGCGATAACCACAAAAGCTAGTTTGAGGACTTCTACGATAGTTTCTCCAAACAGAAGATCTGCCAATAAGTTTAGATTCTATAAAATCTTTAGCAGCTTTTCTCGTTTTAAATGGAAGTACATCAGATACAACTTCTTCTGCTTCCAAATCGCCTTTTCTATAAGTAGGACGATAGTGTTTCTCTTTAACTATATACATGATATTTAATTTTTAATTTTTACAAAAGAAAAATGGCACTTAAAATAAAGTCAAAATTATTTAAACTAATATTATAAGTGCCATTGAGTAGATATATAACAATTTTTCAATTAGTTCTATTTAAATAAAGAGAGTAAGAATCTATTTCCAACTATGATCAGTAGTTTCTAGAAAATTCTATTAGACTTCCCTAAGAGTTGATAGGTGCTTACGCGCTTGCAGAGCTATGCTAATGGTATACAGGACCAGTATTACTGGATGTATATTACTCTCTTTATGTAGTACTCGTGCAAAGATTCCAACTTTGGTTTTCTTTGAGAACTAAAGATGTCCTGAAGCACTAGACGACACGAGCAAATCCGATTTTTGGCTAATCGGGAACCTCTAAGTTTATTCGAACCAGTAAAAACGAAAGCTATCTCGCAGCTTGGCGGTATGATTTATAGCTAACCATACAAACTGTTTAAACACTCTGGCAGTTTAACTTCTCCTCTACGTTTTCTCGCTAGTAGTCACCGGAGTACACATTAAGGTTCAACTCATACCCTAATAGGACAGTTTCTATTAGTAAACTCTACTCTTTAGTGGTAGATACTGAGTATTGCTTCTGGTACAATACCCTAAAACCCGTTTTATTATATTATTCTAGACAATTCGCGACTTGCTAGTATAATAAAAACGATTCTATTTAAACATAGGTTTATTAAACCATTTAACTATTTTTGGAAATACATCTTTCTGATAATTAAATTGATCTGTTCTAAATCCAGTAATAGCCCAATTAAAAATTAAAAACCAATTAAAAACTGGAATACAGAATAGAATAATACTTGATATAACTTGCCAACGAGGAACTGGAACTCTATGCCAATCTTCATTCTCAGAATCTTTAACAAGTACAGATTTCCAAACAATATAACATAAAAGCAACTCTATGGCTGCTATAAAATAAATCCAAAACATTGTTGTGTCTTTTTAGTTATCCTGGATTAGAATTCTTTATTTAACACATTCTTAATTTTTTCTCCAATACTTTGTTTTCCATTCTTTAATTTAACATCTTTGTCAAATATCATACATAAAGTAAATATAAATGGAAATCCAAAATTTAAAAATGGTATAAATAAAAAGACAAATCCAATTATATAAAACCACATGGGACCTTTAATTGGTTTACCATACAATTCTCTTGTACTTTTTACATAGAAAAACCATATCCAGAGAACTAAAGATATGATAATAGTGATTAGATAAAACATTATTGTATCTTTTTAGTCATCCATTTTGGAAAACGACATTTTGTATATGGATAATCGTATGCAACATTAAAGAAAATGAAAATCCATATAAAGGCAAATGTGATATTTAAAATTGGAGTAAGAGCAAGTATGATATAAAGAATCGCAACTATTACCTTAACTGGAACTCTATGAAAATTAGGATAATCTTCACTTACACGATACAGATTCCAAATCAAAAGAACAATCGCATTAAGAACTACCCCAATTAACCAAGCTATCCACATTACTTAGATATGTTTAACATTAGACTTGCTTCATCTGAGGTGACAACGCGAGGTAAGGTCCCATCCCATTTCTCAATCCACTGCTGCTGAAGAATCTCTGGAGTAAGGGCTTTTGTTCTAAGTTCATTAGCTTCTTTCTCTGCACGAGCTGCAACAATTTTCTTTTCAGCTTCTGCTTTAACTATTTCAAGTTCTCTTTCTACACGAAGAGCATCTTGAGTAGCTTTATCTTTAGCTGCAATTGCCTCTTGAATTGAATTAGGATAAGTAAGTCCAGTTGTAAGTCTCTCTAAATAGAAATTCTCATTTTCCAATTCAATTCGAAGCTGATTCTCAATAGCAGTTTCTACTGAATCTCGATTAGAAGTAATTTCATCTGGAGTAAACTTATTAATCTGGATACGACAAGCATTAACTACAACGGTATAAAGAGTAGTATTTACTATATCTTCCAGTTTAAGACGATACTTCTTAAATATATCTGGAGTTTTACCATCTATTATCTTTATAGATACAGTTGGATCCATAGTAAATGCTAGACCTCCTTTTGCATTAACTGTAAATGCTGGATAATCGACAGTTTGCACAAAAGTTGGATATTCATAAACTTTTGTGGTCACGGGATTAAATATGACCCAGCCAGTGACAAGGGAGACTTCATCTACGCCTTTCTTATCACCGTAAAGATTTACTTTTATACCTTCATGACCAGCATCGATGCGTGTACATGAAATAGATGATATTGCAAGAATAGCAAGAATAATAAATTTAAAAATAATCTTCATTGCTTAATTTTTTAATTAGTTTGTATATATAAAAGCCAATAATAACTAAAGCACATATTACTAGTATTGCTACTATATTTGCAACTGTAGATGGAACTGTAAGTAAAGTTCCAACTGTTGATAAAACGCCCATTAAAATAGCAAAACTAATTATGCAAATAATAAAAATTAATGCTGTTTTCATTTAAAATATTTCATAAGTTGTAGTTGTTTCTACACGTTTTTGGATGTGATGATATTCTAAAACAGCTCGTTCTTTAACTACATTCGTATATGCACTGAATGCAAGTATAGTTAAAAGAAATATAGTTAAAGTAAGAGCCCATAATAAAATTTTAGTCGATTTAGGCTCATCTTTAGATTGCCCAATTATATTTCCACATGCAAAAAATCCTGCTAAACAAATAAGACAAAAAATCATATTATAAACGCATTATTTGATTACAAACACCCAGATCTTTATCTATACCTCTGATAATTTGCGAACCAGTGGGAATTAGAAATGGAATTACTATATCTAAACCATAACAATATATCCATGAATTTAAAGCTCTTTCAATCGTAAAATAAAAATGAAAACCAGTTTTAATCATTTGTAATTTGTGTGAATGCCAAGCGATTGAAGAACATCCAATTGTTTCTCGGACAACTCTTTCTTCGTTGAGATCAGAGAATACACATTCTACTAACTTAGTACATAATTTAAAAGGTTCCGGACAGATTTCTAATTCACCTGATTTATATACTTTGTATCTAACGGCAGATACAACATCTGTACCATCTCCTATTCGACATCTTTTGTATACAATTAAAGGTCGTTTTAATGTTTCGATTTAATAATCTGGAAATACAGCTAAACACATATTATACTAACATTATTTGATCAGTAACGCCTAAAGTATCGTCAATTCCAATTACTATATGAGCACCAGCTGGAATTAAAAATTTACACATTTTGGATATATCACGAAGTTGATTTTTATCTCCAAAACAAAAATGGAAGCCTGTTTGGATGAGTTCAAAATGATGAATGTACCATAATGCACGTATTCTAGAAACATCATCATCAGCAATTTTTTCTCCAAAATATTTATTAACTACTGCTGTTTCTATTGTATCATATACATAAAAAGAGAAAACATCCTTATGACGGACAGTTAAAAATGGATTTTCACATGTTACTATTTTGTTAAGTGGATATTCAAACTCTTGATATTTAGAAACAGCTATTTTATCAGAATCATCATAAAAAGCTTCTTTATATACAGTGATTGGAGATTCGACTGTTTTAATTTGAAAATCGTTAACAACGGCTAAACACATAATAGTTAAAATAAAGAATCCCAATTAGCTAGAAAACTAACTGGGATTTGATTAAACATTATGTTATCTACTTTAAATATACTGCGTTATATATAAAGGAAGATAACTTGTTTGTATATATTTCTAAATCTTGAATAGAAGATATTTTTTGAAGAATATTAACTTAAAAGTACACCAAATGGCGGATAGACTTAAAAAGTGATTAAAAAAGCAATTTCTCTTGTTCTTGTCTTACGACTGCATTCTATTCTAAGATTTGTATAGTCAAAATAAAAAATGGAGAGTACTTCTCAGCAGTCTCCATTGAATTAGTTAAAAAGTTAAAGTGAATATGGTTGTTGTGACCCCACCCGAAGTCGAATCGGGACGAGGATTACTCCTCAAGGGTTTTTAAGACCCTTATGTCTCAATCTCACTGATATTTTCATATCCAATTATAAAACATATGTCATATAACATTAAAATAATTGTTTGTGAGCTGGACTTTACTATCATACATAAAATATGTGCTCCGTCAAGTCTCTACACCTTCCTAAATTTAAAATTAGGCTTGGCTCGGTATTATCAGCTATCCAACTTTAGCACTGAATTTACAGTTATGTTAATAGATTTACTATTAATGCGGGTTGGACCTTAGACTTTCTTAGAGAGCGGATTCGTGAGGGTTTATCTATCTAATTTGTACACAATTAATAGTTTAACATGTCTCCTTATTTAACTCTTACCGAATTTGAAGCAATTACACACCTAATGTGTGGGCAAACATTTACCTATTTCCATCATGGGGCCATTTTATTTTAATCGATTACCACTTTTTCAACTGTTTTATCGAAATATTTGTATTTTTTGTATGTAAATCTTGGTTCTTCCGGAATAACTTTTAATAATATTACTTTAGTGTTATCTGGAAGATCTTCTATAAATTCTTTAAGTTCTTTAATTGTCATACTTAAATATCGATTCTTAAAAGCTTTCGGAAACTAAATAATCAACATCTATTTCTGATAGCATATGAGATTTATCGTTCTCATGATCGATTATAATTATAGATACATTTGGATCACAATAATCTAAGAAGTCTTTTAATTCTTGTACTATCATAATATAAAAATTTTGAATTTGCAAGTAAAATCTCTCTGTTACTATACTTCACAGAGAGATTGATTTAGGAATTCACGATTCGGCCGTTTATTTAAAGTCGTCTTAGGCCCACTTATGTTTTATAATAAGTTTATAGATTATCTGTATCGTCTTCAGATTAAGGAGTTTGACGAATTCTCCAAATCATCTTATTTAAACTATAGTGAATCTGGACATTAATTTCCAGTAATCATCAGAGGAACGTTCGACTATATTTCTAAAAATAAAAATGGAAGATCTGACTGTATGTTTAAGTAACTCAAAAATGCTAGTTACATAATGCCTACGTCCCTACAGCTAGGCTCTGATCATCACTTAATCAGACTTTAGCACCAGATCTTCCAAAAAATATAACTGGTTGTAACGTTACCAACGTAGCTGATTTATATATAATGCGCACTGTATATAATACGTATTATATATAAATCATTACTTCCAAAATGGTTAGTTGATGGTTTTGACCTCTCAAACCTCTATAGTCTGTATAAGATTTTGGACATTTCCTTACCTCGGAACTATAGTCAAACGAATGAAAATAATGAAAGTTAAGAGTTTAGTAACTTAGATGGTTAAAACTTTCTGAAACCCATCTTTAAAACTAGACATATTTGTAATACCACCTATAAGAAGCCTGTCGATAGCTAATAGGAGTGGATACTTTTAAGTTAGTATCAGACTTTAAATAAAGATACTAATAATTTATAATAACGCAATAAGTAATAAATAAATAAAATTATAAGTATCTTTTTGCATTCACTTCATTTTATTTGTAGTAATATATAAGGAAGCTGTTGAAATAAATGACTAACCAAGATATCAGCTATTATATATTTAGAGTATTACTGAATATGTGACTTGATATACTCAAGAAGTTCTTCTTTCGATAGATCTTCAAGAGAACGCTCTGGAGTAGGTGCAGTCATACGTGCGATGACATTATCCACAGCCTTTGTATATGCTATTTTGAGTTTTTCCAGATAAGGGATTGCTTTCTCTTTGAGTGCAGGAGGAAGATACAGAAGTTGTTCGTCTGTTGCAATGTCAAAGATTTGGAGACAGACATTTGCTCCGGTGATAAAGGTTGATATAAAGGTTGGATCTTCTATGTCTCCATCCATAAACTGCTGGAAACCGGGATGAGAGAGAAGATCTGTTAATTCATCAGAGTAGGAGATATTAGGTTTTTCGGAAGTTTCGGAAGTTTTGGAAGTTTCGGGTTTTTCTGGAGTTTCAAGAGCATCGAGAAGATTTTTGAGAAGAATGTCTACAAGATCTTGTTTCATGATTTTTTGAGTTTTAATGTGTGAATTTACCAATCCCACTTAGGAATTATCAGGAAGTCTGATTTTTTTAATTTGGAGGGAGAGATTGGTTGTTTGTGAGAATTAGAGTGGTGTTTAAATTTCTTTTTGGATTTTTTCATGAGGCGGTGAGTATTAATTAAGAGCGGAAAAATCGGGTGAGGGAGAAGGGATGAATAGAAATGAGATAGGTGTACGGGAAGGTGATAGTGACCATATCTTCTCCCTCAACTGACTTATTAATATTTTATATCAATCTTGTCTCCTCCCCTCTCCCTCAACTTCTCAACTCTTACCTCAGCATCCTATGTTTTGGAGGTACAGCTGAATTGTAGTGGATAATTACTGGTACACTTATCAACTGTTCCTGACCATTGACAATCTGGCGCTGTCTACGCTTGGTGTTAAATGATGCGAGTTTTGTGGTTTTCATTGGTGTGATGTTTATGTTTGTGATTTTTTGTTCAGTTTAAAAATTTATGTAATAATAATAGAAAGGGAAAAGTAGTACTTAACCCAAATATATTGGAATAATGAACTCTTTAGAAGCTCAGATGTATCAAAACTAGATGTTTGTTAAGGTAATCTCCGTTACATCTTAGGGTAATCTCCGTTACACTAAATGGAAACCAGATTACCCTATTATTCCCGAAATATAAAATTACCCAAAATTTTAGGGAATTATATCTAAAAATTTTAGACATTAGTGCAACCAGATTACCTTTATATGTCTAATATTTTTGGGAATAAAATACCATATTTATTTGGAATTATAAATTATTTTACTTACCTTTGTAAGGTAAAAAATTAAAGTTATGCCCAAAATAGAAAAAGTCGAAAGAATTATGGTAGTTGAAGACGGAAAGGTTAAATTAGAAAGTAATTCTTCAACTATATTAAAAACAGTCAAAAATCCAGAGCAATTTATCCAAGTTTATTTGGAAGATATGCGTGGAATGTTAAAAGTAGATAATGGAACACATTTAAAAGTGTTGTTTCTAATGTGAAGAGATAGTCAATACAATATGCCTATAACTAATGAAGGTAATGTTGTAACAGCTTTAAAAGAAGATAAAGAACGATGAATGAATGAGATTGGATGTGGATTAAAAACAATTAACAATGCTATTACTGCATTAAAAAATCAAGGATTGTTGATATATAAATCAAGAGCCAGATATGTTTTAAATCCTACATTCTTCTTTAAAGGTCCAATTAAAGAAAGACAACAAGTTATTATTAACTATCAAATCGAAGAAGTTCCTAATAAAACAAATGATACTAATTCAGAGTTCGAAAATGTTAATTATGAAACAGGAGAAATATTAAATGGAGAAAATAATTAAAGCTTTATTTGAATCCTCATTTATTTTTAATGGGAAATTGTATGTTCTTACCTGTCCTAGGGATTTAGAAAGTAAAACAAATCTGAATGTAAGGACAGTTAGAACACAATTAAATAAGATTGTCGATGAGTCTATATTAATAGATACCGGACTATATTTACCATGTGATGTGATGTGGGACCAGCATACTATCATATGTCTAAATGAGTTTTATACGAATTTAATTTACCACAAATTAGCCTATACGATAAATATTCAATGCCTTATATAGAATGAGAGATAGAAAAATATTTAACAAAAGAGCAGGAAAATTAATTCCCGCTCTTTTTTGTTTAGTCCTCACTCTTAAAAATACTATTTGGATTGTCTCCATCCAGCCAGCGAATGATTAAAATCGCAATAATTATAAATATAACGACTCCAATCGAAATGGGAGCATATAACTCTCCATCTGCATTCATGTACAGTAATGACAACATATCTTTTTAATTAGCTATATATTTAACCTAAAATTATTCGTCTGATATTATCTCTATTTAAATAGAAATATATATAATTGCAAATTCGTAAATTAGTCGCAAAATAGCTAAATGTTTGATTGCCAGCGAGTTAACGAGCGCGGCTAATCTCAACTTGCTATCTGAGAATTTTCAAATTCATTTTGCATATATAGTATATTATAATAATATTATATATAATATAATTAAATTTCCAAATAAATTTTAATTTTTTATTTTGGATATTATATAAATATTTATTCCTCTTTATATATACCGCGCGTGCGTATGCGTGTATGCGCGTGTTTTATATAGGTAAGAGTGAATAATATACTACACAAAATTTTATTTCGAGTTGATGAGTTTTCAAAATTAAGTTGAAAGTCTATTTCTCCTTTAGATATACGCCCGAAGGGCCTTCTCTCAGCTTATAAATAATTTCTGATATTTTCAGTCTATATAAAAAGAAAGTCCAAGTAACAACGGAGTGTATCACTACATAGTCCGAGGGAATTTAAAATTTTATATGAAATCAAAAATTACTCTAAAATCGATAACAAACAAACAGTTAAACTTACAAAACACAATGGCTACAGAATGTTTATGTTACTTGGACTTAGCACCCAATTAGAGTCATGAACTCTTTGGTAGCTTAACTACTATTGGGTAATAATATCTACAATGCACCAATATTGATGATTGTTTAAAACACTGTACGGTGCTACTACATAATAACCTTGAATACATTTCCAATTCTGATAATTTGCTATTAACAAGTCACCAGAATTGGAATGTAATATGTTTTTATCTAGTTTACCATATACGCATTTGGCATATCACCTACTCTGCATAAGTGATAATAGGTGCTTTGGTGTCACGAGTCTGACCCTCAAGACGAACTCCTGTCAGATTGTCAAACGCCTGAACCTTGATGTCCTTGGTCTCCTTAGCGGTAATCTTCTTACCCTGAAGGAACATCAGCCTCTTCTCGTTATCTCCGAGTTCTCCCATCTGCTTGGTAAACTCACAGGTATACTCACGATTCACATCCTGCCTCGTAAGAGCACCAAGAGCAAGATAATTCGGCTTTCCGTTCTTGATTACGCCAGCAAGATACTGCATAATCTCAGAGTTCTGACGTACAGGCTGTGCTACAACGATTATATCGTCATACGCAGGGAACTCAATAACGTCACCTACCTGGATTCCGAAAGTGTTAAACGATACTCCTGTATTCTTAATCTGCTCTTTAGCGACTCTAACTACAGGTCTTCTGTCTGCCTGAGGAAGGCTAGGCAGGTCTTTAAAATCAATTTTTAACATAACTTAAATAAATTAGAAAATTAGTTTTTTAATTGTTAACTTACTACATATTGGAAAGTGTCTTAGTAAGAATTGGAAAGTGTCTTAGTTTGGTGGTGAGAAAAATAGCAATAGCGCAGATTTCTCCACGCTATCACTATTGTTGTTATTTCTCCTCGTACCAGTCGAATACCGGGAATAGGCCATCTTTGGTCTTGTATGTGCCGTCCTCGTTATATTGTAACTGTCCAGCAGCATCGAAGTCGGCTCTTGGACCTTTGACCATCTCAGTAACGATAATAGTCTTGCCTGCGAGCATCTCAAGCCGTGACCAAGCGTCACCAGCATTGTGAATCTCGCGATTAAGTTCGTGGTCCATAAGCCATTGCTCAATCTGTCCGAACGGTATTTTATCAATAGCACCGCAAGGAATGAGTTTTATGCGACCGTTCAAAGCAGCCAAGAATTTAACGCACTCGATTTCAGTACCGTCCTTACGCTTGAAAGGGTCATTATATGCTGCTATATCTTCTACTGCGGGAAAGGTAATCTTGTCACCTTTCGCAAAAGAAAACGATGCAGATTTTCCAGTTTGTGCAAGTCTCGCCTTGTCGACGCGCTGCAAGCCACTGAACTGTTCAGCAGCCGCAGAAAAGTTGATGTTCTGTAGCATATTTGTTAAATGTTTGTTACTGACTTCTATATGTCTTAGTTTATATATAAAAAAGAAAAGTAGAGATTTCTCTCTACTTTCCATCAGGAGTTTCATACCTTGGGTCGATTGGGTCACGCCACTTGATATCTTCTTCTTTCATATAAAAAAGGCAGTTAACCTATACACTGCCAGGTTTGATGTTAGATAGATTGTATGATAGTTTTAATATCATGGATAAGTAGTACTTTTCCGTTGTTGTTCCAGCGATAAGTGGTACGAGACATTCGCTGAATATAGTGCCGTTTAACCAACTCTTGTGTAACCTTATTGGCAAGAACGCAAATGTGTGAATTCTCGCCAAATTTCTTGACAAAAGAGTACAGAGAGCCTTGATAGCCATGTTGTCGCACATGCTTTACATAAAGACATGTGTACGTGATTAATACTTCTGAAGTTTGCATATCGATATGTTTTTAAATTACGTACTTCTAATAGTATTAGTCTATTTAAAAGAAAATAAACAGAGGTTATTTACCTCCGTTTACATCTTTCGCGATGTTAAACAGAATGCGATATAGTTTATCGTATTCTTTCTTATACTCTTCAACCTCTGCAACTAGATTTGCGATGAAGTTAATAGCATCAATGTTGAAAGGCATTTTCATGTCTACATAATGATCCTTGCAATCTATGGCTAGATAGAGATCGGGCATATTCGCTGCATGTTTCGTATAGAACTTTTCTACAATACTATCGGCGTTAATTTCATACCGATAACAAACGGTTACATTACCGTCAAATACGGAAAACTCAAACTTTTTCATATGCATATGTGTTTAAATGTTTGTTCTCTCTACGGATGGTTATATGTCTTAGTTTTTAAAATTCTTGACCCTACGGGGGTGGGTTGCTGTTTGCTATTTGAATTTTTTCTGAAAAGTAGGGAGGGGTGCTTTGTAGTGATACTTTAACTATATCCACTAAATATACTAAATTTCATTTCCTAGATTATATTTATTACTAGACCAATCAACATTTCCCGACCCTACTGGAGTGGTTAAACAATTTCATTTGGAAAATTAAATTTTTATTACTAAATTCGCCCATTAACTAAAATTTCTCAACAATGCAAGCAATTATATATAAATCATTTTTACCAAAACAAGAAACACCAAAATCAGAAGAAATTTTTATCAGTCCCCCTTCTGGTATATATAGACCACAATACAATTGAAAAGATCAAGAAACTCCACAACAAGAGGATAATACATCACAACAAGAAGATGCACAACCAGTAATACAAACAAACTCTCCTATCTGAACTAATCCAGAAGGAACGACTATTATATCAGATGTTACAAATCCCATTTATAAGCAACCATCGATTGTAGATGAAGCAAATCCAATATTAAACGAAAGTGTTTCTTTAGTTGAACCAACTTCTAAAAAAACAAGAGGACAACATCAATTCAAATCATCAGATATTCAAGTTGGAGAAATGCAGGAACTTCTAGATCGTTTTGCAGATGCTGGAATATCTCTCAGAATTACATCTGGTTATAGACCTGGAGCTACTACTTCTTCTGGTAATCAATCTTGACATGCATCTGGTTACGCTTTAGATATAACTCCTATTGCAGGACAAACATATGAAGATTTAAAACAACAATTAAAAGATAATCCTGAACTTGTTAAATGAATGCAAGATAATGGCTTTGGCATAATAGATGAAACTACTCCAGAAATGCAAGCACGTACTGGAGCAACTGGAGCACATTGACATATAGGTAAAGACAAATTAGCTCAATCGGGACTTAGAGATATAATATCAGCTCGTTCTGGAACTAAACTTCCCATTATATATGCTAAACCTGGTCGTAAGTTAAAGAAACAACGTAATAGAGTTACAGAACGACTCTTATCTATAAATAATCCTCGTTATCGAGATCCACTTACTAATACAGATAAACCACTTGAACCAGTTTCAATAACTTCTATACTCCCGGGAACCGGAGATATAGCTGAAGGAGCGTCTATTGTAGATAATATATTAAATAAAAATATTATACAAGCTCTCATCTCAGTTGGACTTTTTGCTTTACCTGGAAATTTTTCTAAAGTTACTAAGACTTTGGGATTTAATTATCCTCACATAAATAATTGAGATTTTATTAAAATACCTCATAAAAATAAAGGTATTGATTATGAAATTAAAGAAATTCCATCTTTGTTTGCTTCCAGATATAACAACGGAGGAGCAAAACGAATTGGAACTCCAGAAATATATAATGGAGAAAAAGTATCAGATATTATTCAAAACTGAGAGCCTTCTATCATAGAAACGTTTGATGATTTGGGAAATAGATCAAGATCACAAGTTGCGTTTTATAATCCACACGGAGATAAAGAATTAGCAATTTTTGATAAAAATACAACTATAAAAGAAGCTACATCGGAAAATAAATATACGGCATTAGACAAAACTCTTTCAGATGCAAATAGAAGATCAGTATTGGATCATGAAATTTCACATTGATTGGATGAAACTTTTAGACCAGAATTTATGAATAGTAATATTGATTTCTTAACACATAGTGCTGAAAAACAAATATCTTCTCCAACTGAAATTGCAGCACGCGTTGGTCAAGTGAAAGATTATGCCAAAATTACCGATGGATCAAAAACATTTACAGGAGATGAATATAAAACATTATTTGAAAATTATTTAAAGGATCCAAAAAATCCAGACAATTATATAAAATTATTACATGATAAAATAAAAAATTGAAATAAATTTGCTGAATGAGCTAATAAAAATGTTAATATTATTTCAAAAACAACAAGACCAATATTAATAAATAACAAAAATGATGAAGGCGAAGAATAGAAAAGAAATATTTGAAAATGCACAAAAAGATTTTTCAACTTGTACCAATAATCTATCTAATGATGAATTAGAGGAACTATTTTTTCTTCCAGCGAAAGTATTTGATGTAAATGAATATCTTAAAACTAAACCAAATTGATTTAATAGAATAACCGATTGGGATTTATTTTCAGAATTACTTGAAAAATATTATATTACTTATCGAGATTATTATAGTGTACGAAGAGATGAAACACCGAATATGTATTGTGATTATATAAAAGAAATTTACACAATGTATTATTTAAGAGCTCGTTGAATATTTTTAGGTCTTGCGGAATGAGACGATTCTCTTCATCATTATAAAATTAACGATTTAGCTGTTCAATTATATACAAATATACAATCTGTAGAAGAATTTAAAGATTTGTGAAAAAAATATTACACAGGAATTGAAAAACGAATTCAGATAAAGAATTTTAGTATGTTAGTTGAACTAGAAAATCTTATTAATTATCAACTCATGCACGATAATACAGAATCAAATTAAAATATGATTGTAACAAATCCTTATTTACAAAATAAGCTGAAGAATACGAAGTAAGAGAAACATTAACAACTTAAAATAACAAACAACTATGAAATTAAAATTTTATAAAACGTATGATTATAGCGCTAATCCTGGTGCTATAACATTTGCCACTAAAAACAAAATACTTGGAGTAGCAAACAACGATGGTACGATAACGGAGTTTGGGGGGGTATGCTAGTGATTTAACATGAGGTAATCGTACTAACACACAGTACTTATCTGCCGGAGGTGTTGCTATAGCTTCAGAGTTTGGTGTCAATCGTTTTGCTTGATATAACCCAGATGATATAACTCTTGAAGACTCACGGGATGGCGGACAAATTTGAACTCCTCGTGAATTAAATACTTCTCAGAAAACATGACTTACTACTAATCAAGGTGCAGTTAGTATTCCAATTGGCAATTGAAAAACCGGAGAAACTTTTGATACGAGTTGACAATCCCGTATAACTTTTAATAATCCTGCTGGAAACAATGACGTTTATTGTAGGATTAGAATGTTTCTAATAAATATTTCTGCTAATAATACAAATCCTGTAAAATGTAAATGTATAAAGATAAATGGAAACAATGAAGAATTTATTGATTTTGATGAATCTATTTCCGGATGGAGTGGATGAAATACTATATTTACAACCATAACGTTTGGTGGAGGTACATCACAAAAAAGGCAATATTTTAAATTGCAATTTGTTTTCTATGTTGAAGAATATAACGGTACTACTGCCCCAAACATAATGAACATCTTCGCTTATAGTGATACAATTTGAAGTGCCAAAAGTCCTTTAGCTAAATTAGGACACGCGTATACTCCCATGCCAAATATGAATATTAAATTTCCAAATGAAATTTATGTACATAATTATCCGATAGAAGCGAATCGTTTAACTACAACGTCTGATGTAAATTCTCTAATAACTAATGCTTGAACATGAGGAGAATACGATTAAAACGAAAATAAGCCCAAAGTGAACTTATTCTTCACTTGGGCTTATTTTATTTTGTAACATATTCTTCAAAGCAGTTATATCTTGAACATTAAAAACTATTGCTTTATCTATAAATGGAATTCCGATTTTTATTTTTCCGCCACCTATTACTATTCCATTAAATGAACCTAAAGGTAAGTTAAATGGATCAACAGTATTTAATCTTTGTATCATATCATCTATTAATGATTCTATATCTATGTTGCCGCCATCATCCGCAAATAGATTTAAGAAACTAGATATTTTAGCACTCTTATTATCTATAATTTTCATAATAAAAGGCTGAGAAAAATTCAAAATAGGATTGGATTTGGATAAGACATTAATCTTATTATCTATATACGTTTTAAGTTTATCTGTAATTTCTAAAGCATTCATATTACATAATTGATTTAACAAAATCTTCATAAGTAGTATCTGGATTCATTTTACTAAATTCTTTGAACCTGTTAAATAGATCTAATTCTCTATTTGACTCAGCTATTATCTCTTTTTTCTGTTTCTTGATAACTTCCAATAAATTTTTAAGAAGTTCTTTTCCATCTTCATCGCTTTCCACTTTAGATTTTACAAGATTCAGTAACTCTAACTGAACTTTATTTTGGATTTGACTATTTATCTCAATATATTCTGGTTTACTAAATAACTTTTGTTTTTGATCCATAGTTAAATTATTGACTTCAGCATCGATTTTATTTCATATAGAAACTTCTGGAGTTATTCTCTTTAACTGATCTTCATATGTTTTGAGTAATTGAAGCTGTGAATCTAAAGACTGATTTCCTAAAAAGACTTGATTAACTGGATATGTATTCATATTATTTCTATTTAAATATTAAAAGGAGGGAATATTTCACCCTCCTTTATCTATTTAATTATTACTGATAAATTGAGCAGCAACTGCAAAGAGGATTATAAGTGCTCTCTGAATGAGTAGCTGAACCAATAGTAGGTTCTGCTATAGTCTGAGGTACAAATGTCGAATTTACATAATTAACAATCTTACCATCAGCGCAACATCTACGTTCTGCTTCTAATTCAACAGCAGATTGAGCGTTAGCAGCGACTCCATTAATACGCATATCAAGAACTTTAGCTCTCCAAGGTTCTACTGCATCAGCAATAGCTTGTTTTGTTTCTAAGTTACCAATACGAGCTGCTAATACATCATAGCTATCTCTCTGATTTTTATATAAAGCAAAAGCATCAGCATTCTGTTTAGCTGTCATAGCATCAAAACTATCACGAGTAGATTTATAAAGTCCAAAATCTGCATCTACTTGAGATTTCCAAAGTTGGAATTTTTCATCTATATCTATTTGACGAGCAGCTTGATCATCTTGAATATCATTTATTCTCATCTGATAAAGAGCACGAGTTAAAGCTATATTATCTTCGCATTCTTTTTCCCATGTTTGAAAAATAGTAGGACAACCTCCGAGATAATTTCAACCGTTGTTGAAATAACCATAGCCACGACTAGCAACACCATTATCATACGTATTAATATTTACATTCTCTGGAACATTAGATGAATTTCCAAATAGGTTAAATCCACCATTCTTCATTAAAGCTCCTAATCCTAGTGCTGTACCTGCTATCGATAGTCCGAGAGCGGTATTAGCAACACCTTTAGAAGCATATTCGTGGTCATCATGATTATAACCACGTTCGTTGTAGATCTCTTTAGATCCGTCTTTAGTTGTAATTTCCATAATGATAGGTTTTAAAAATTAATAATGTTATGTTGTAAGCTTACAGATACAAACATAATAATTTTTATTCGATAGACCTATCATTACTAATAAAAATAAAAAAGTCTCTCAAAGTGTTGACTCTGAGAGACTTATAAAATCTATTAATTAGCATTATTTGATTTTCTATACTTTTCAACGAATTCGTCAAGATCGCGAAGTTTCCAAGCTAGTTCTTTAAATCCAATTCTGTGAGTTCCACGAGGAAGTTTACCTTCACGAACATAATTATCAAATGTTGCTCTACTTATGCCTAAATATTGACAAGCTGAATATTTACTAACGTATCTATCTTTCTCAGTATAACGTTTTAGTAAATCCATAATTGTCAATTGATCTTCTTCAGTTATATTACTGTTTCCAGTATCTATATTATCTATTATTTGAAGTAATAAGTTTCTTATTGTCTTTAACATATGAAATAATTGCGATTACGATAGTGATTCCTGCTAGTATTACATGAGTAACTATTAAATGATAAATATTTATTGGAATTACTAAAGAATAGTCTATTCAATTTATAATATCCGAAATTGCTATATAATATATAAAAACTCTATGATATAAACAAAAATTGAAAACAAAAACTTGCGATTAATATTAAAGTTAATGGTAAAATAGAAACACCAGAAAGAATACTTAAGCAAATAATATCTATTCGCATAAATCCAAGAATTGTATTCAACATATAACATATTCCCATTATAATTGGAATATATTTAAGTATTACCAAGAAAAGTTTAAATAAATGTTTGTGCGTTAATAGACTATTCATATCGTAAATTATTTATTAATAACGACCTTTCTTAACACCAGCTTTTGGAGTCATTGGTTTTGGTCTACCTGGCTCCTTTTTACCTTTTGTTGTAGTGTTATTGTTTTTAGTCGTGTCTTTTGCAGTATTGTTCTTTGACATAATTATTATATTTGATTACGTTTACTACGCAAAGATAGTAAATATTTTATAAATTATAAAGATCTATTAATTATTTATCAAGCTTTTTTGCTTTACTTTTATATTCTTCTGCACAAGTAAAGTAAGTTTGGAATTCTTCGGGTTTGGTATCTCTTTGTCGAAGTATTGCTAACTTTTCTGAAAGTGAACACTTTTGTCTAATAAGCGAATTTACTTGCTCATTATAAGACTCCTCATCCTCATCAGCCGCCCCAAATATGTCAGAGCCTTCAGCGCGGATCTCGTGCACGTCCTGATTGCTTCTGCCGAGGGGAGGGAAGTCCATGCCTCCACACTTCGCTTGAGGATGTCGAGCACGGCTACACCAGAGGTCTTCACATCGGGATCTATGGCTATTATCACATCTGTCCTTATTCCTCTATCGGCATTACATCCCCCAATGACTGGCCCTCATAGACATCCTTGTAGAGCTTGCTTTTGTGGAAGTCCTCATAGATCTTGTGGAAGTCCGTTTTGGGCGGTACACCGTGCCCAATACTGATGTCAAGGGAATAGATGCCCCTCTCGGGCTTGATGTCCTCCACTACGTCCATGATAAATGCGAGAATCTTCTTTACCATCTCCTCCTCGCTGAGGTCTCCGTTGCTGTTGTCTATGATAACTTTCTTTCTTATCTCCATACCTATATTACTTTCCTCCATTTAAGAATCCATAGTACAACAAGCAGCACTGCCATCCCGAGCAGCACGTATCCACCGCCCATCAGAGCACGTTGCCAGACGGACAGTTCCCGCTCCACCTCAATGACCTCGATATGGCTCGTGTAGATAGTGGTGTCGCGGTATTCTATCCTATCTTTATACACGATTTCCACCTCTGGTTTGTAGGAGGGATTGGAATGCAGCGTATGTGTCAACACTCCTCCGCTCACCGTGGCCGTGGATATGGCTGCACGTATTGTTAGAGTTGAGGTTGTGTCCGTAGTGACCGTTGAGGTTGAGTCCTGCGGCAGGGTAATTTCTACGGTATCCCTTACAAGTCTCTCGACTATCTCGGTGCGCACCTGCGTCACAGTGTCACGCTGGACGGGGTAGATGCGCGGGGAGCAACCGCTGATTGTCATCAGGATTACCAATAACAGTGTTAATAATTTTATATATTTTTTCATTTTTATAAACTTTTTTGCACAAATAGGCTATATTTGCAGCATTAATACAAGGCTTACTCACGGGTATCACTATGGGAGGTGATGCCTGTGTTTGCATTGAGCAGCAGTCCGTCCTATTCGAGATGTAAGATTATCCTGCTCATGACACCGCATTTACATAAAGTCCAACCAGCTCACTCAGATTATGCGTCAGTGCCTGCTCAGAATCCCTGTTGCAGTAATACTTGACCCCGTCCTGAGTGTAGTACTTGCCATTAAATATCTCCATGGGAGGGGCATAGGGGATAGGGTCACTTTCAGTACCCTCATGGTCTCTGACTATCCTCTCATAGAGGGCCGCAGTGTGTATAGAGGGGACATAGTGCTTCTGGGCCACATGCTCCTGTCTCACCCTCCAAAGGCCCTCGGCAGTCCTTACTATCTGCCCTGCATTCAGTGTCTGTCCAATGAAGTCAGACCAATCATCAAGCAAATCCCTTATCTTTAAGGCCTCGTTGTTGCTGAATGTAGTGACCTGCCTTGTCTGTGCCTTGAGGACAATCTTGGCCTGCTCCTCAAAGGGGACTGCCTCCTCTTCCTCATGGACAGGAATCTCATCCACCTCCTCGAAGTCAGTGTCAACATCATCACTCAGCTTGATGCATCTTGTGAAATAGGACTCAGTTCCTATTCTGTGTACCAGTTTACCTGCATCGGAGTAAACCTCTTTTTCTGTAATGACTATCATAATTTTATTGTTTTATTCGGTTACTTCACTCTGTGTCTCCTCGGGGACTGCGAATGAAATCTGCTTGCTCTGCGCTGTTGTGACAAGTGCCTGCCACTCCTCAGTGGCTCCCCCGACTTCCTCAGTGGGCTGCGCAGTACCTGTTAGATAACTGTAAGTAGTAGGGTGCACTGTCACAGTAATGGCTGCTGTGTTGGCTGCGTTGGTGACAAGGTAGTTAAGGGACTCGTAGGAAAGGAGGGGAGAGTCTTGGAATGAGACTGGTGACCTTAATCCTTGTATTTTTATAGTTTTGAGTTTATAACACTGAAAAAATGCATTTTGAAAATTGGCTAACAACGAATCAACAATAAATATAGTATCTATTGTACGCAAAGACAAACACCTATAAAATGCCGCACCACAAGACCTAATTCTTATACCATTTCGGCTGAACAATTTAATATATTCCAAACTATCATTGTGAGCAAAACATGTTGATATGCAGAAAGTGCTCCCCGAGAATGTGCTTGTTCCAATATTTTTAGTAAAAAAAGTCCTGCTTTTACTACGATACACTCTATTAGTTAATGCCCCATTAAACCCTTCCAATTTACTTGCGGTATCAGCTGTTACAACAGCATCCAAAGCATAGAAAGCCGCCAAGAAGCAGTCCTCCTCAGTCATATCCTTCAAGTCACCGTACTCCCAGTACCCAGTCTCCTTGTTGTACACAGCACCGTACTCCTCATACATCTTGTGCAGGTACTGCATGTAGGAGTTGTCCGCAAGATTCACACCCTGTGAACTTTTAATCAAAAAGACATCCTTAAAAAGGACCCTGCCGTATTCACCCGAGCACAGTACAACTGTCATGTCCTCGGGGGCTGTCCAGACATATCTATAGTCTGCCCTGCCTCCTGGCAGAAGGGTATTGATTACCTTTAAATTGTCTGGTTCTGAGCCCGGCTCAATAGAGGTAATTATAGAAACATCCTTGGAGGCGGTAGAGTATAATACAATTGTATCTCCCTTATTGACATCTATGGGAGAGTAAATATTATATCCGTTAGCACTACTTATGATACCTTTAATGCTTATGGCGAAATTAGTCCGTATTGCTGTAGGAACGATTGCATTTACAGTAGGATTCCCCACAGCCCTGTCTATCCTCGTCACATTGCCAGTGTTCTCATTGATTGCACCTACTACTGTCTTGGCAATTGTAGCAAGGGTATTGTCAGTAATCTTCTGATAGGTAGACTCGGCATCTGTCTTTTTGAGATAGAGAGTGAGGTCAACCTCTGACCTGTAAGTGCCGAACTCCTCCCATTTGCCGTTGACAAAC